TAGGGAAAGAAGGTGGTACTGTAACAATCAACGGTACAAGTAACTCAACTAAATTAACGTTCTCCTTAACTCCGGACAAAACTCATCCTCTGACGTTGAAAATACCTACCTCCTATCAGGCGGCAGGTAAGGCTACCAACAACGGCGCTGTTATCGCCAACGACCCTGGTGCAACAGGAGTCTTTGCTTTCAGTATCGTATTCTCCGATATTGCTGCGAACACTAATGTAAACGATCTGGTAAATACTCTTAAGGTGACGGCCGCCGGAGGTCGGACGGCTAATACGGTTATTACCCAGACAGCAGGTGATCCGTTCTTGGAAATAGACAAGGAGGTAATTAACTTGGATGCAAACGGTACTCCTCAGACTATCAACGTTAATGCAAACATCAGGTGGACTATCACTCAAGCTGTTTCTAAGTTGGTAAGGAAAGTAATGAAATAACAATTACTTACAGAAAAAGAAAAGGGGCGTCTATTTGGCGTCCCTTTTTTCTATGCATTGTATGTAGTATTTATCTTTTTGCCTACTGACAAAAATCTTTTTAAAAATCATCTGTTTTATGATATGGACTCTTTTCCCGTCATCTAATTCCCTCCATATTTCATTAAAGATCAAATCTATTAATTCCATGACCTTCTTATCAGAGACAAGATTCTTTCTACCGGGGCTGACCCATCCATCATCAGTCATCTTACTGGCTATTTTATTAGCTATCCTGCTTAATTCACGTGGGGTGCTCATTTTAATACGTTTTTAAATATTCTACCTTTTTCACACTGAAGTATGCAGTCTCTCATGGGATGATCTTGTTCATGATCGTCACACATCGGAAATTCTTTTCCATAGGGAAAAGCGATGTGCGGGCACTGCGCCCTGAACGCATCCCAGGCCGACTTCCTTACAGCCTCAGCTCCGGCACGCACGCCCTTCTCTCTTTCCTTGGCTGGGTCAGCATACACGTTTGAAATAGCTCTTTTCTTCCAAGTAAGCATATTGTAGTAAAACTTATCCACCAGTTTCCTGCCCACTACATCAAACTTCTGTCTATGAATTAAAGGTGCGGCCTTAACGACGTTCTTCCTATTTTTACTGACATCGACATAAATCAGCCCGGCATAAGACGGAACTTCACTTACGTCAATCATATTAGGCGGACAGGCGTAGTAGAAATAGTTTGGAGGATAGCTTATGACACCACCTACCTTAATAATGCCGTCTTTAAGAACCTTATGTTTTTTATCCTTTTTGAAGTCGTTAAAGAAATCTTGTTTAGACATCTTGACCTCTACTTCATAAGCGTACAATGATCTTGTTATGGCCAGGAAGTCAGATTCCCAATCATATATATGAAGATTGTTAATAACATACATCGGATTACTTAACAGATCCCTATTAAGGATCTTAAGCATTTGTTGCTCTGGGTAGTTCATTGTCTTACTTTTTTTAGAGGCTTGTGGCGGAATCGAACCGCCATACGAGGTTTTGCGGCCCCCTGACTAAACCACTCATCCAACAAGCCATGTAGCCCATGCCTGAATCGAACAGGCAACTTTTGATTAGGACTCAAAGGTTTTATCCGTTAAACTAATGGGCCGTTTAATGTTTGCTATGTTCACACACCGCAAACATTCATATAATTAACATTTCCACAAAAACTTAATCGTTATCCAAGGAGGATTCGAACCTCCGCTAACAGAACCAAAATCTGTTGTGCTACCACTACACCATTGGACAGTGGTCCCGGAGGGATTTGAACCCACGATCTCGATGTTATGAGCATCTTGCTTTCACCACTAAGCTACAGGACCTTAAAAATATGCAGGAGCCTTCACAGACGCCTGCATATAACAGCTAAATATTAACCAATAATTATCCTAAAAACTCTCTCAACGCAAAGTTAAGTACTAACCCATAATATGGCAAACATTAAAATATAAAAAGGATTAAAATAATTATTTCTTTTTCTTCTTCTTTTTAGTGTCTTTTACTCGTTCAGCTTCGTTTTCAGACTCCACAATATCACCGGCTTCTTCCTGAATCACATCCGTCTCAGGAACAACATCGGACTTCTCTGGTTCTGCCACATCCTTATCCGACTCCTCATCTTTATCCAATTCCGGCTCAGAGACATCGTTTTTGTCTTTACCGATTATACCTATCTGGTAGCCTCTTAATTCTACTTGCATTAATTTCAGCTTCGATTCTAACTCTTGTATTGTTTTGGACCCAACCGAAACCTCGTTTTCCAAATCTCCGATTCTGATCCTGGCTTCAATCAATGCATTTGATTTCTTTTTTAATTCATATGATATACTGTTTTTCTTTTCTTCCAAGTTACTGATTTTGTAATTAGCCTCATCAAGATCGGACTTGACTTTGTCAAGATCAGCCTTGGCCGCATCAAGTTCTTCCGTTTTCTTCTTGACGCTTTTTATCAGCTTTTTCTGATTTTCCTTCAAGGCATCAATCTTTTCCTTAGACTCAGAAAGATCTTTGCCAATAGATAAAATCTCTTTATCCTTTGAAGCGATATCTGACTTAAGTTCTGAAAGCCTTTCCTTGTAAAAATCAGCCTTATCCTGCATTTCCTCAATTTCTTTTGCAAGATTTTCGGATTTAATAGCTTTCTCCCTGTACATTGACAGCTTGCTGTCTGTGATGAATGTAAAACCTAACATGCTCATTTTCAAAATATTTAAACATTACTTAACTCCAGAACTACCAAGACCTTTTTCTCCACGTTCATTTCCGTCTTTTACCTCAATATCTATCACCTCTTCCAATACCATTTTGTATTGTGGAACGATTTCCATCTGAGCTATTCGATCGTTTTTATGGATTACGGTCGGTTTTTTATTGATTTTAGTAAGATTAACCATATACTCTCCTTTGTAGGTAAATTCGCATTTACCGGGCGCGTTAGTAACTACCACTCCCTCGTCAAAAGAGAATCCTGATCTTCCTTCTACATTCACGCACCATCCTTCTGGGATATTCAATTTGAATCCTGTTCCGATTCTAACAGAATAACCTTGATATAAGGTGATTGATTCAAAATCGGAAGGAACATCTATTTCCACTCCCATGTCATTCACCATCTTCACCACTCTATATGCACGAATATCACAACATGCATCACCATCATGCTTGTATTCAGGTATCACGACATCGGGATACAGCTTCTTAATACCTACCTGCACAGTCTTCTGATAACCTGGAGTCAAATACGATTTAGGTATTTTATTAACAACCTTATCTTCTTTTTTATGTTTGTTGTTCTTTTCAGAAACAGTATCCTTCTTGCTATCTTCTTTTTCAGAAAGAAGTCTTTCAATATCTTCTAACTTGTCCATAATTATATTTTTATAGTACAATAAACAATACCTTCTTTTTTTATATCCTTCGTTGATTCATAACACTCACGAAAAGTACTTATGTCTGCATCATTAGGATCATCGACCCACTCATCTCCTTGCTTATATTTTTCTCTGGTTTCTGAGTAGATCATACATAATTTATCCCCATGCTTCGCCATAATCCTTTCTTCTGTCACTTTCCTACGAAGTTTAATAAGGGGAAATCTTGTAACTATTTCTACCATCATTCTACACAATCTTTAAAAGCCCAAGAGATGTTATTCTCCTGGGCTGATGTTTATATTAAAATGGAAGGTCATCTTCTTCCTTAGGAGGGAAGTTCGGCATCTGTGCTTGCGGCTGTGGCTGCGTCTGATGCTGAGGCTTGGTGCTCCTTGTAGTAGGTGCCGGGGCAGGTGCAGCCGGCTGAGCCGGGGCCTGATACTGAGCAGGCTGTTGAGCAGGCTGTTGGTAATTCTGATACGGAATAGCACTCGGAACAGACTGAGGTTGTTGAACCTGTTGAGGCTCGACCGGCTGCTGGGTATAAGTCTGAGGAGCTACCGGCTCTTGCTGAGTATTTCCTCCTAAACCTAATTTAGCCATTATACCGGCTCTGATGTCTTTAATAGAAGCATTGAACCTGTTTGAATATTCAGTAATCTTCTGATAAGCAAAGTTGTTTTGAGCTGAATAATCGAGGCTTTTCTTGCCATCAAATCCTGTAACTTCAACAGGGTCAGGCCAACCATTTACGCCTTTTTTATAAAAACGTTCAACAAGCTGATCTTCTTCTCCGTCTACTCCGGCATATGCGATAATAAGTTCCGAAGATCCAAACTCATCATCTTTCTTCTTCTTAAAGACATTGAAATAAATTTCACGACTGAAATCGATGTTTTCGTAGTATTTTACGAAGCTCTTAACAAAGCCCTTGATATTTCCTTTTTGATTAACGAGAGGTATGGAAATACAATAGTTTTCATTAAGCTCGTAATCTTTTAATACGATAAGGAAATTAGTAACAGTATTTCCATTAGAGAAAGTGCTTGACTTTAACCCGATGTAGTTAATGTACCCAACTACTCCATTATAATACTCTTTCCAATATCCTGCCGGCTGACCGCTATTAGGATTTATGTGCTGAACAAAACCTTCTTTTGGTTCGTTACTTTTTTCATACAAGTTACCATCTGAATTAATATACAGATAATAAGTTGTACCAAAACTTCTGTTTTCTCTAAAAGCCATATTATTATTTTTTTTATAGATTATACAATATTTGATTTAAGACGTATGTTGATTCGTATTTAGGATTGAACATCTTTATCATCTTATACTGATCAGACCAATCCATAACAACATCTCCTTTTATAAGTGATTTTACGGAAGACAGTATATTTTCCTTACCGATAGAAAAATTAAAACACGGGCCTTCCAGCGCATTAAAAGGCATTGATTCCATTATCTTTTTTCTATTTCCAAAATCCTCAGACATTACTGTTATGCCGTTTTCTTCATCTACCTTAACATTGACAACATTATCCACTAAAGTCATGGAATTAAGAACCGATATAAGCAAATCCCTATCGAACTTAACACTCGAAGATTTTTCGAATTTATTACATACGTATTCGTAGTTAGGATACTGTTGTTCTACGTTCATATCCGATATAATCACATTATCAAAGCATAAAAACGTCCTAACACCATCTGTGGAAATACTGATCTCCGTATCCTTATCAGATAGAAAGCGGTATAAAATAGAAGCTGCGACCTCACTTAACATAATCGACCTTTCTTCTACTGCATTAGCATATTCTTTCCTGTTTATAAACAGACGGAACATATCAGTAGAAACAATGTCAATATAGTCCTTCTTCACATTAAGAAGAATCGAGCATATAGCCGGTCTAAATTCATCCGATCCAACAAACGCAAAAGATCTTTTCATAGACTGAATGAAAGACGAGCTCATAACACGAATACCATCACCTACAGGATAAAAGAAATCAGGGAAAGCCTTATCCTCAATCCAAGTAGAAGAAAAAGATCCTCTATCGTATTTAAAAACGATACTGTAATCGTTTTTAATCTCTATCTCTATATCCTGGTTATGATTTTTAAAAAACGAAATAAGAGTCCCGGCATCTACTAAAAGAGAAAACTTATAGTCACAAGAAATATCAGTATTCACATCGAAAATATCATCCGTATATGTTATACGTTCGTTCATGGCTTGTATCCGGATATGATCAAAATATAAAGTAATTTTTATATTCGATGTGACACAATCCTTTAGAACCTTATCAAACATCTTTGAAATGTTTGAAAGTTTCTCATTCATTAGTATGCCAGGAACTCTTACTTTCATTTTTTAAAACTTACGATTATGACTATCTAACACTGCAAATGTATTATTTTAAAATCTAATTACGAATTAATTGGATTTAAAATGATTTAAAATAGATTAAATGGTTCTTCTTGCTGCTTCTGCTATAAGCATCGCATCAGCTATACCGTCATGGGCTGTCTTACATCTTTCGTTTTTAACGAACGTATCGTTTGGCCACAGCCTTTTAGCGCAAGCCAATGACGTTTTCTTAGTATTTACCTTACTGGCTTCCATGACCTTATCAGAATGCGTCCAAACCAATTTCTGCCATGTTTTAGGGGCTATGAAATTAACGGAGCAACTTATGTCCGTAAATGCCATGCAGAGGGAGAGGAACAGTCCATGCAGTTGGCCTTTGTTTTCCATGAGGGAGGCTGTAGAGGACGTGCTGACCCCGTACAGTGCGTGGACGTCCTCTATGACAAACACTACCCTATCAGGATTGTTTTCTACGATCGTATCCCGGCAAAAAACATATTCTTTAGTCAAGTCTACTGGTCCTGAAGCTGATATTCTTGGAGTTGAGATTCTCGATATTAGTTTGCTGTCTTGATCGATGCAGGCTATGGCTCCATCTTTTCCTGGGTCTGCTGCTATATATAATACCATAATGTATCAATTTAGATTCATGTCGATTTTACCAATGCTATCGTCATCTTCAAAGCCTCCATTGTCTGTAAGTTCGTAATCGATAGCCACAGCACCATTACTAAGAATGTAAAATCCTTTAAACTTCTTTCCTATTTTAATAGGATACACTACATTTACATCTCTTCCAATATCCTCAAACGGCATAGCAATATCTTCTGTTTCAGCTTCTTTTTGTTTTGCTAATACACCAACAGGTATATTTATACCTTTTATAGAGGCGTATGTAACCATATACAGAATATCGTTATTGACAAACGCCCTATCACTACTTACCTTATCCAAGCTAACATATATAATATGTTTTATAAAACTATTGATATCCCCACATATGTTAATAGCTTCTACTTTTTTAGGAATAACGACTTCCACTTCTTCTGGTTTTATATTTTTCTTTTTCATTGCATTAATCTTTTTGTGTTTTGTTTTACTTCTTCAACAAGATCCTGATCTTTCATCATTTCCTGCTTAAGTTTCTCATTATCCTTAATTCTTTTCACCCTATCGGCAAGAATCTTCTTATATTTCTTATCCGATATTTTAATAAACCAAGGACAGTTCCTTGATGGAATCCTTTTACATGGATAGTCAGTGAGACCGTTCGGTCCAAACTGCTCGCATCGGTTACATTTCTCTTCGCCCGTCATTGTAATTATATTTTAGGAAAACATTCTTCAAGTTCTCTATAAGAGCACTCTACTACAACAGAATCTCCTTTAGGGAGAAATACTAAAATAGAATCGATAGAAAAAACGCTATCTACTTTTCTTACAAGTTGGCCATGCTTGTAAGAAGACATGACCAACCTAATTCCATACGCATCTGAATAAGATCCTTTCCTACATGGAGTTATGCTTTCAACAACATAATCAAAGCCTCCGATATTAACTTCATCTCCGGCATTGATTTCCATAATAGGAATCATTTTGGCTCTTCTATCTATGCTTATTTTCATTTCGCAATCTCAAATTTTATTTGCTCCTTCGGTTCATAATTCCATACCTCAAAATCATCAGCTACAAAATCATAAAATCCTTTCCCTTCCATACGAGATGAGATAGTAACCTGCGGAACCGGGCCGAAGAGAGATCGACGAAGGAGCTCGTTTGCCTGTTCTTCGTGACGGTCATACACATGCATATCTTGGATGAAATGAGTGAAAACTGCGGGCCTTAACCCGGCGTCGTGAGCAAACATCATCATCAACGCCGCATATTGAGCTACATTCCAGTAAGAAGCTGTAATCATATCCTGGCTGCGCTGATAAAGCGTCATATACAACTCATCTCCTTTAACAGATAAATTGATCTGAAACGCACATTCTTGAAGAGGTTTTAGTCCATTGGTTTCAGGATCGAACATGGATGCTACTATTCTTCTTGACGAACGATCATTCTTTAGTGACCAAAGAATGAAGTCTGTTTGGTTAAGAAAACCGTAAAGACCATCATGGATATCTGTCATACCATCTGGAGCTTTTCCGGTACCCATATAAACATGTCTGTTCACCATATCTCCATAACATCCTTCGATCTTTCCATTATCATCAGCCCACTTATCCCATATATGAAGACCAAGATCTTTGATATCTACCGATCTTTTTGCCAAATCCACAATATTTCTTTTATGGAGTTTTTAAGATTAGTAGGTCTAAGTGAACCAAGAGGAAATTCCCGGCGAAGATCGTACTGGTTACATACTTGTAGGATACGCTTCACCTTGACGCCTGTCCCGTCACCGTAGACCGGTCGCTTTACCTCTTCCCACGGCTGGCTCATTATAAGAGCCAAATTGTCTTGAAATATTTTATCTACTCTTGCCATATTCTTATTAGGTACTTATATACTATAGTATCACCATCTCAAGGTTATGCCAACAAACAAGAATCATTAAAAATTCTAAGAGGAATGGTTATAAAGACGATTAATTTCTTCTTGTTCTAAACACGGACCACCTACAACTTTCTCTGTTGCTTTTCTTTGTCTAACAAAATCTTCAGCTTCGGAAAAAAGTTGTAGCATAAATATATCCACCATACTTTTCTCCATTTATATCGAATTCTGTCACAAACTTCTTTTGTTTCCATAACTGTAATTTTTAAAAGCAAATAATTGATTGATTTATAAAAAGAAATAAAGCGGTGATAAACTAAGTTACCTTAACCAACTACCATCCAATCATCAGCCAACATATCTGATTGCGAAGCTAACCATCCATTTACGATATTATCGTTAGCATCTTTCATGCACAGATAAGCGCAAAATTTAATCATGTTGGTTTCAGTTACGTCATAATAATCGTTTACGTATTTTTTAAACGAATCTGGCAATGACTTTACTTTATTAACTATTATATCAGTAGACAACCAATCTTCCGGTCGCTGGAATACGAACATATCTTTACCATTCCATCCTGAACGAGCAATTAACTTACCTTCTTTTACTGCCTCTAAAGCTTCTCCAAATTTCATAACTATATTTTTTTTTATAAATTAAACTCTGCAAAATCTATTTCAGATCCGGTTGACAAATTAATCATTGACTTTTCAAGCTCTTCCATTGGAACCGGTTTCACAATACCTCCATTACCAAGAGTCCTTTTATAGAAGTTTATCACCACCTGATCGCTGGTTTTTACCGTCTTAGGAATAGGTTGACGAAGATATAATCCATCAAGAGACTTTACTCTTGAAAGAGCCGTATATAGCTGTCCTGTTTCAAAAGAATTAGATACGTCCATCATAGCCGCATCCAATGTCAGGCCTTGGGCTTTATGGATCGTGATAGAATAACCTATTTTTATAGGATACTGAATAATAGCTCCTACTACTTCAGATTCTATCTTATATCCGTTTCTTACGTATTTTACTTTCTCAAACGAACATGGTGTTATAACAACCTTAGTATGCTCATCATCTTTCGGTTTATCAAGGACTACTTCAATCTCACCCTTTTTTATAGATAATACAGTACCAAGAGAGCCATTGAAGTACTCTCCTCCGTTTCTTGTTATCATAACTCTTGATCCTTCTTTCAAGAAAAGAGTTTTTTCAACCGGAGCATCTTTAGGATAATCACCGTTTATAACAGCTTCTAATTTTCTTAAAGAGCCTGGTAACGATGATATTCTCATTTCGTTAATAGCCGTAGCTTTTGAGTTGGTAGTTACAATCTCAACATATCCTTGATTATTATCAGACTGAATACATCTGCTGTTTATTGTATCAAATACATCATCATCCATCTGCCCTTCACGCACCTTATTAAGGACACTAATAAACTTCTCATCTTTCTGACGGTATATTTTTTCAAAAGAAACCATTTCCATACCAGAAGCCATTAGAGACTTGGAGCTAAAGAAGTAAGATGTATCGTATATTTCTCTAAAAAAATCCTCCTTAATTACTGGCGGAAGTTGAAATAAATCACCTACCATAATAAGTTTCACGCCGCCAAACGGGTCCTTGTCTCCTCTTGCATGACGAAGTATATCAGCTACGTTGTCAAGAAGATCAGGGCGAACCATAGAAATCTCGTCTATGATAAGATACTTTATATTCTGTAAAATCTTTTCCGAACCTCCGTTGAATTTATATTCGCAGTTATCCATAAACGCGCCTTTTCGTATTTCAGGTATATACGGCTGCATTCCTATTCTAAAAAATGAATGAATGGTTTGACCACCTGCATTAACAGCAGCAACACCTGTAGGAGCTACAACAACCGCATTTTTTAATGCCGGTATAATACGCTTAAGGAACGTTGTTTTTCCACTTCCTCCTTTACCGGTTATAAACAGCGGTTTTGGTGACTTACAAATAGACTTAATAGCCTTTCCTTGTGCGACATTACCTTCGGACATAACTGAACGAAGAACGCACTCCATGATTTTTTTATCGTAACTTATAGCCATCTTTTTTCTGATTTTGTTCTACAAAACAAAAGTATGAAAATAAAATAAAACCTAAAATATAAAATGAATTAATTAAGATTAAAAAGAAATAATAAGTTGGATAAGTAGTTTTAGATCAGACAGTAATATGATTTCGTATAGATATGGTTATGGCATAGTGGTGGCTAACGGGTGTTTCCGTCGATGTTCTACGAGATTATCGTTTTTCGGCTCTGTCGGCGACTACTAAGAACAGACCCTCTCTCAAGTACCAAACATTATAATGATGAATACTGAGATGAAGGATATAGATAGGTATCATTATAGAATGATAGTTCTTCAAATGGTATATCCTTGAATACAGATTCTCCATCTAATTCTTTATCTTTATCTACTGTTGTACTGATATTAGGTAATGATTGGATAGATATATCCATATTCTCTATCTTTTCCTTAAACTGTTCTGCCTTAACATACGTATAGATGTCTTCGCTTACCGATCCCACCGCTTTAGCCATCTCGCCGGCGAACTCAGCATACATATCCCGTACCTCATTAAAACCTGCCTTTTTGTCAGGATCGGTATTGTTATAGGATTTCATTCTCCTACTTACCCTACCGCAGACCCCGGCAACGGACGTCCCCACCTCAGCACAGCAGGCTTCCGCATCAGCCATGCCTGCCTTTACCGTGGCTACCTTCTCCTTACTCCATCCACTAACCTTGTCGTATGATTGTTTAAGACAGTTTAAGAACATGTCCATTCTTCGCTTCTTATCTTCTGCTATGATAGCGCGATAGTACTTTCTTACAATCTGGTTTTGTGTACTTCGCTCATATCCGTCCCAGAAGTCTTTGTGCGCTTCTTTAGCCATAGAAGAAGCCAATGACCTTGCTTCTTCTTCTTTTGTCTTTTTACGATCTATGCCAAGGATTTCGCCATCTTCGGAAACAACTTCTTCTGCGTTCAGGAAACGTAGGATATGAGTATTGTCTTTTAAGAAGAAATTGAAATCGTCTTTCTTACCTACTTTTTCTTTTTCTCCTTTCTCTATATCCTTCTCTCCAAAATACCATCTGTTTGTTGCTCCTTTTTTATACAAGGTCCAGGTATTTGCTATTTGCCAGAAAACGGCTCCGTGCCTATATACCGGAATCAGCTTACCTATTGGGTAGTTATGTTCGTTTGCTTCAATGTAAGCACGAGGATTATCTACGTATGTTATAAATTGTACGTTTTCGAACCTTTTTACGAGCTTGTCTTTTATCGCCATACCGACAATCTCTTTCGCTTTTGTTAGTCCTACATTCAAGTACAAGGCAATTGTTTTATTACTTATCGTCGAATCAATTAATCCATAATACGAGTGGCTTCCGTCTACGACATCCGCCTGAGAGTTTGTCTCTCCACTGTTCAGTACAGACTCATTGTTTCTGACTAAATTAACAAACATCGCCTCTTTTATCCTGTCAAGGACTTTTTCATGGTTTGTTATTTCATTTTTCTTTATCTTAATTAAAATCCTATTCTTTGGAAGACTCACTTTTCCACATCCGAGAGTAAGTTGTACGCCATTAACACGATACCTTTTTGCAACGAACGTACTATCCGTCACACGGAACAGTTCGTTAAACATCGGATGTCCTGTCATGTTCTTGAACTTCGAATACCCGATTCCAAGTTTATGAAGAAGATCTTTCTGGTTTTTGAATCTTATTCTCGAATCCCGGCGGGAGATTTTTATCATACAGTATAAAGCATACAATTCCATGAACAGCAAATCATCTGACCACCGTTCTAAAAGCCTAAGACTTATGTTAATATTTCTACCTAATTGTAGCTTCATAATCTGTAACAAAAAAAAATCGGATGGATTTTTGGGGATATCCATCCGATTTGTGTCTTTTCGCAGATAATCTCCAAAACCCCGTTACAGATGATGAAGAACAAGAATCAACAAAAAACAAGACACTTAATATTTTATATTCTTGTTTTTTATTTTATCTTATTTCTACATCTGTAACGTGCTACAAATGTAGAAATAAAATTCAAGAAATCAAACAACAAGAACTTATTTTTTAATGTCACAGTGCAAATATCGGGACAAACCCTGAATCTATTGTCATAAAATACGTTAATTTTAAATTTATAAATCCTTAATCCTTATCTTTGTATCAAAACGATAATCTCATGAAAGAAAGTGATAATAAAGATGTTAGTAATAGGGCTTATAGGCTTTTAGTACCTTATTCCAATACGGTAGATATGGCTAAGAAGATACTTCTGTTTTATAACGGATACCTAATGGCCTCTGGTAATGAGAAGAATGTCATAGATGCGAGGCATTTAAATCTTCTTGCCTATTATTTTGTGTTTGGATATTCGTATGAAACGAAGAAGAAGTTTTCTCATTGTTTCAGTACCGATCTTCAATATGTATCGGTTTTGGATACGGAGATGAAGAAGCGTGGTATTTTGATTGACCGTGAAGGGAATTACAGAACAAGGTGTTTGTGCCCGGATATAGAGAACATGCGCCGTCTTTTTGTATTGGAGGGTTCAAGAGATCAACGTGCGTTGGTTTCTTTATTTTACAGAAAGAAAAATTTTGAAGCCGATGCCGAAGAATGATTTCCCTATATCATTTGAGTCACATATTATAGATGATGTGATGGATAAGACCGGGGGCGTTTACGACCGAAACCAGATACGTGACGTTTTCAGAGCCAGTATTTCTTATGCCAATAACTTATGTACGTACACAGATAACGTGTCTGTATCGTTTCCGTATGTGGGTGATATGGTTTGTAACCTTCATGAGATGGAGAGGCGCAAACACAATCTTGAGCGTCTTAAATCCAAGGTAGAAAAATTATCTAAGTATCAGGAAAAAGAACTTCAGTGCCTTGATATTAAGATAAGGATGATAAAGGATGCTTATGACTCAGGTGAGATAAAAGGTGGGGATATGTTGATAAAACACAACAAATTATCTATCTTTAAATCTCGTAAGGGTCATAGTTTTAGTGAAATACAAAATATTCAAGAACAGGAATTTAACAGATAAGTCATGAAAAAGATTTTGCAAGCGGAAGTTATATACGATGCTTTTATGGATACGATATTAAAAAAACTTCCAAGAAAAAAAGAAGATTATCCTGATTGGTACAAGGAACGTCTTGAAAAGTGTGAGGGATGTAAATTCAATACTAAGAACGTCCCTAACTCTATGCTTCCTCTTTCTTTATACGTAAGCAAGAAAATAGGTAAAAATCGTTGTTCGGTATGTACGTGCTTCATCAAGCAGAAGGCCTGGAGCAAGACAGAGGAATGTGCGCTTGGGGAGGGGCTTCCCCGTCCTTCGTGGATGGATCGTCAGTATTCTATTGATTTTTATGATGAGAAATCAAGATGGAATAGATTGGAACTTATCACAATGGATTCTGATGAATTTAATGTTATTTCTACAGATGACAAGCAATACAATATTGACCTCTCTAAAGACGGTAAATCATTTGAAATCATTTTCGAACCGATAGAAAAAGGGAACAGTATAAGGTTTTCATTCGTTCTTGAGTCGAAGCATGATATGAAGATAACAGCATCAGAGACATCTTGTGGTTGTACGTCATCTAATTTGAATATCATAGACTCCCGTCACTTTAAGTTCAATATAGAGATACATACAGCAGGATTTGGAATAGGAAGATTCGTAAAGCACATGACTGTTCACTATCAAAAAGATGGGTCTAAAAAAGAGGAAAAAATTCCGTTTAATTTTGAAGGTACTATAATTCAAAAAAGTTAAGTTATGGGCGGATGTGGTAAAGCAAAGCATTTACAATGCGAGGATAAAAGGAAGTCCTTATTTTCTATGTTGCAGGCATCTTGTGACGATCTCCCCGATTATTCTGCCGGGGACATTCTCTATGCCGTACTTAGATCTTTTGCAAAGAAAAGAGGATTGTCTGTTTCTTTTTTAAGGACGTTGACAGACAGCGAGCTTTTTGAAGTGGCTGATTATAATTTATCAATAGAGTTGATGGACGTTATTATTCATGATAAAAAGGTTCTTGATAATGAAGAAGATTGATTTTGATTCAGATATAAAGCATCTTATTTCTTATTACAACCATCTACTGTCTGCGCAAGACAAGGTGGGAGAGGAGATGGAAGATCTAACTAAGGATATTATTAGGAAGAAGGATGAGGAAGACAACATAGAGTTGGAAGACTTTATTGATTTGGAGGAAAAGTCGTTTATGACCAACTTGTATCAACAAGAGATGCTGAAAGTATCTTCTTCTATAAAGGCAGTTTACAGGTTATCTATTAACGCCGGTCATGATCTTAACATAGATGATGACAGCAAGAAGATTCTTGACAGGATAGTAAACGACGGAGAATCGGATTTTATTATGTACGTTGATAATAATACTGATTCTGTTATGTTCAAGGAAGAATCTATTGAGGAAGGAATAAAAAACATGTGTAAGTATCGTGTTGATCCATCTTCTCTTGAAGACAGGTTTAATATGCTTAAGTCTCAGTATGAGGCTTTTTTAAAAATGGTGAACAATGAAGGTAAGAAAGCCGACTAACGATGATGTCTCTTACGTAGATCGGAAACTTCTTGTGCTAAGGGATCAGATAGATAAGGCTGAACGTTATCTATCTGAAAACCCTTGGGATAAAATAGAAGATTCCGATAAGAGGGAGAAAGAATTTAGGTTTCAAAAGAGCTTGTCTGATAGCTTAATGCAATGGACTGAATCTTATATTAAGATGTGTGGGATAATGGATGTCTATAATCAGCTTGAGGCTGCCAAAAATAAGAAAAGCCTAAAAGGAGGACAAACAGTATCAGGTATTCAGTCTTTTGTTAAGAATGAGGCTAAGAGCAAGCTCGATAAGTAGTTTTGTCATGAATTTTGATAGCAAAGAACTTTATATAAATATGGGTAACGATATCCCGTTATGGAATGACCTTTATTCTTATGAAGAGCAAGACGATGATGTCAAGCAATTCTGGGAGAATGAGGCTATGAAACTCCTTAACGGTGTTACCATAAATGGTGTATTTATCCATCCTTGGCTATACTGGCATATCAATTTCTGGAAGATGATGATTGACGTAGGAGATGATCGTATTCCTGGAAATTCTCAGCTTCGTGATAATGAATGGATGTTTGCCGAATTTCTAAAGCAGGCGGAAGAAGAGAATAAAGGAATATTCATGTTCGGGTGCCGTCGTTTTGGAAAAGCCCTTCTTGACTCTGAGATACTTTATCTTGAGGACCGGGAAAAGATGATAGGAAATATCGTTGTAGGGGATAAGATATATGACGATAAAGGTAATTTGGTAGAAGTCGTAGGTGTCTATCCTCAAGGGAAAGTAACTACATACAGAGTCGTATTCGAAGACGGTCGTAACGTTATTTGCTGCGGTAATCATCAATGGCGTGTCAATCATGGAGGAAAATGGCATGTTAGGAGTCTTAGAGCCATAGCCGGATTGGATTATAAGAGTATGTCTATTCCAGTAGGTGAGGCCCTGAACTACCCTACGGCAAAGCTGCCGGTTCCACCGTCGGCCTATGCCTCGATGCTGGCGGCTTATCTCGGTGGCTATGGTGGGGATATGTTTTTTGATAAATACGTTTGTAAGAAGTTTTTAAGATCGTCCATAGATCAAAAGAAAGATTTTATAGAAAACTTCATTCGTTCTTTCAGAAACGTAGTAACCGGAGAAGAAGAGCTTACGTTGTCTCATATTGATATGGATGTCATAAATTTTGTACAACGTATGTTTTGGGCTTCAGGTTGGTATGCTAAATTGGAGGGGAACAAACTTATACTATCAAGGAATCGTAAGGAATTAAAAATAAGATCCATATCGATATACGGAAAGGAGCATGCTACTTGTATAACCGTTGATAATGATTCTCATTTATTTTTGACCACCAATTACATCGTTACTCATAATACGGCCATAATGAGTTCTCTTCTGGCTCGTAATGCTACAATGACGTACAATTTGACGCATAATGTTATTGGAGCAAGTAAAGAAGACCTTGCCAATATGGGAGAGTATCTTGAGTTTGGACTTGATAATCTTCCTCCTTATCTTACTATAAACAGGACCGGTAACGACTGGACTAAAGAAGTTGTTTTAGGTACAAGAAACATCAATAATCAACGTGATGTTCATGCCAGAATAAGAATCACTAACGTTGATGATGGAAAGACGCGAGGCTCATTGAAGACCGCAGGCGGAACTCCATATACGTCTATATATGATGAGGTAGGTAAATTTCCGGTGCTTGGAGCATGGCTTGCCGGTAGGCCGGCTCATATGATGCATGGTAGAATGAGGGGCGTTTGTTTGATGGCTGGATGTTGTTGTGCTGGTACAATAGTGTACAAATCAAACGGAGAACCGTGTAGGATAGAGGATTTAAAACAAGAAGATGGAATAATAGGATTCGATAATATATCATCAAAAGCTGTAAGTCAAGACATAACATGGATGAAACCTCCTGCCAAGAAAGAGTGTTATAGAATAACAACAAAAAGAGGAAGGGTACTTGAATGTAGTGGGGATCATCCCATATTGACTGTTGTAAAGAAAAGGAAGGGTAAATTTAGGTACTTTGGATCTGATTTTAGAAGGGCTGATTCTCTTAGAGTTGGACGTAAAATATGTGTATCAGATGGTGTGGATATATGGGGAGATAAAAAAATGTTTGATCCATACCTTGTTGGCATTCTAATAGGGGATGGGAGCTATGGTTTTGATAAGACTCCTATTGTGTCTACCAGTGATGATGAGGTGTATGATTATATACGATCTAAATATGAGTGTTGTATAGAGAAACAGTATAAGACTAAGGACGGAAAAGACTATAGGGAAATAAGAATAAAAGGTATATGCCATGAGTTAAGGGAACTTGGTATATATGGTCAGACTAAAAAAAACAAAACACTTCCATTAAATATACATTCATATAGGAGAGAGGATGTTATTATGATGATTAGGGGGTATTTTGATGCTGATGCTACTTTTTATTCCAATAGTGATAAAAAACTTCATCGTATAAGTGTAGGCTCTTGTAATAAGCATCTTCTTGAAGAGGTAAAAGATGTTCTTTTTAAATTAGGAATACATAGTACTATTTCTTATAGTCCGTCTAAAAACCCAGCAGATAGATCAATTATTCTTGATTCGTATGTATGTAATATATTGGATAAATTATCCATGCTTAAATATTGTGATATAATTGGAACAGATATAGGGTATAGAAGAGAGAAACTTGACTCTATAAGGAAATTCTGTTCTAATTTTAGCACATTTGGATCTTTTAGATCAAAGTATATAGATGGAGTGATAATAGAAAGGATAGACAAGATAGAGTATATAGGGATTAAGCCTGTTTACAACCTCACTGCATCAGATACTCACACTTATATAGCAAATGGTATTATAACCCACAATACTGGAGGTAACGTAGAAAAGTCTCAAGATGCACAGAAAATCATGAACTCTCCGGACGAATATGGATTTATTATAATGAATTATGATATTCTAAATAAGAGAGTTATTAAACCAACATGGCGTATATGTAAATCCGGATGCTTTGTTCCGGCCCAGATGTCTCATGCGTATGAGAAGAAGGAAACGACTCTTGATAAGTATCTTGGAGTAGAGAATGCTCCCGGTCTTAAGAAGATAAAAATAAAAGTTTCAGACTTTGATAAAAATACTGGAATAATAAAATCACGTCTTGACGAACTTGTCAAAAAGGATAGAGCTTTATACGTCCAGGAACGAATGGCATTCCCTTTGTCTATAGATGATTGTTTCCTTAATACGAACGTAAATAGGTTCCCTGTAGAAGATGCGTTGAAGCACAAAAGCCGTCTTCTTGAAGAAGGTAGGCCTGGTAAAACAGTGGATATTTATCAGATAGACGGCATGAAAATGGGGTATAATTTTAGTGATAAGCAGCTTGCTGATTATCCGTTTCAAGGTGGTAACATAGATTCTCCTGTTGTTATATATGAGGATCCACCAGAAGAAGGAGGTGTTTTTGATTACACTTATGTCTCATCGCTTGACCCCTATAAATCTGACAAGGCTGATACTGATTCTGTTGGTTCGTTTTATGTACTTAAAAGATATGTAAAAATCAACGATCCATTTGCTTATTGCATAGTAGCATCATACGCATCACGTCCTCCATCTTCCGATGATTTTTGTAGGAATTGTGAAATACTTCAAGAAGCGTATGGGGCCAAGTGTCTTATGGAGAATGCCGACCGAATGTATGAATTTTATCTTACGAGACGAAATAAGCAGCTTATGTTGCTGGAAGATGGCGAACGTCTTGCCGGTAAGATTATCCGTGCCGGAGCCCGTCAGAACAATAAGCTCGGTTTGGCTCCTACGGTTCCCAATCAGCGTATGCTTTTCAATACCGTTATTCAATATTGTTGGGAGGATGTTGTTGTTGGGTATGATGATGATGGTAATGAAATAACACAGAAAGGTATTTACCGTATCCCTGATATAGAACTTCTTGATGAGATCATAGCCTTCGGCCCCGGGACCAACACCGACCGTATCATAGCCTTCGGCCACGCTCTTCTTCTGGCTAAGTATTATGATGATATGGGTTACATGCCTGAAAGTACGACTCAGAAGGAGAATCAAAAGAAGAGAGAGCGCAAGAAGATAGAACAGGTCAAAGGATTTACGGTAAGAAAACATAACCCTTATAAAATGAGGTGACGAGAACAAATTCCTTATCTTTGTGAAAAATAGGATAATAGGATGGAATATTTCAATAGAGATCAGGCTTTTCCGGCCAGAGGAGTATTTTCAGGTTTGCCGGTACAGGCGATACCTACCAAGAGAAAAACCAAGGAGTGGTTTAAAGCCACTATGGATTCTCTTGAATTGATTGGTTTGAAGCAGCTTGATGAGAACCAGAAGTTCAAGGATTTTTATAGAATGATGGAAGGTAAGTTATCCTTTATGGAGCTGAAAGACGTAATTCCTTATCTTAAGGATGTTCAGTCTATAAGGGACAATGTAAATATTCCATCATTCTTACGTCATTATGATATAATAGGTACGATCGTAAACGCTTTTGTAGGATGGTTGGGCAACCTTTCTGACAAGTATAATGTAGTTGGATTGGACGAATCTGAAGTGAATCAGTATTCTGCCACGAAGGAGAATCTCCTTCATAATTACATTAAAGAGGAATTGGACAGAAGGGTTAGGCAAGAATTGTTAAATAGGGGATTGGATCCGGATTATAATAATTTTGCAAGCGAAGAAGAAAAGCAGGCTTATGCTCAACAGATACAAGAGGTGAAAGCATCTATGACCCCTCCTGAGATAGAGAATTTCATGAATACAAAATGGAAGACTGCCGAGGTTATATGGGGTTCTCATACGCTTGAAGCAGACAGGGGGCGTTTTTACATGGATGAGATAGACACCGGGAATTTCATCGACTATCTTCTTACCGGTCGTTGTTTTAGAAACTATCATGTAGGATACGACTATTATAAGCCGGAGAGATGGTCTCCGTTGAATACGTTTTATTCTAAGACATTAGATAGCAAGTATCCGCAGTACGGTGATTATATTGGTCGTGTTCATTATTATACTGCCAATGATATTATAGTAAGGTGGGGGCATCTTCTTACGGCAAAAGACAAGCAAAAGCTTATAGGAGGTGCTGATAATTTCAATGGTACTTATAACAATGGTGATAATGGAAGCTATGTAAGTTTATCCAAATCGGCGAGTGTAGGGATGTTATATCAGAATAAGGTAATACCTTGGAAAGGATATAATGATTATGCTTCTATAAAAGCTTATGAGGATTATTACGGTATTCCAGCCGGCACATATACCGGATACGATAGTAATGGCAACGAATATCACAGAACCAGATTCATGCCAAATTTAGAGCATGGTAATTATTATAACCGTGCCCAGAGTTTAAGCGACGAGCATGTTCGTAGTGATTTGTATCAGGTAACTGAATCATATTGGGTATCCCCGGCTCAGGTGTATGTAATTACCTACCAAACTGAAACCGGATTAGTAACTACCGAAATGGTAACCGACGAGCTTCTTCAGGACTTTTTACAGGAAAATGGTATTAAGAAAATTACCAGAACCATGAGTAAGGGAATGGAGAACCCGGAGATTAATACCTATTTCGTAGATTACGTTCCACAGGTAAGGTACGGGGTTAAAATAAGTGGAGGTGCCCTCGCTCAGGACAACCTGTATCTGGATGGAGAACCTATCGATCACCAGATAAAAGGGGATAGCAACATCTATGACTTTGTTTTACCTGTTGCCGGATATATCGGTACTTCTATGGCTAACAGGATTCAGCCATATCAAATATTCTATAATTTCTCCATAAACCAGATAAACAATATTCTTGAAAAGGAGATCGGTAAATTCTTCTTAGGAGATATAAATCTGGTTCCGAGTGAATACAAGGATTTGGGTGAAGATGTGGCTGATATATGGGCAAACCTTCTTGATGTAGCTAAGTCTGTAGGTGCTCTTACATTAGATACCTCATCTCAAAACACGAAAGGTGGTGTCCCTTTCAACCAGTTTGCTGTCTATGATTTGTCCCAGACAGAGCAACTTAAAACAAGAATGGAACTTGCTGAATGGTCGAGGATGAAATGTTTTGAAATGGTTGGTATCACGCCTCAAGTAATTAACGGCCCCAACAGGTATGAGACCGCCACCGGGGTCCAGCAGGGCGTTACAGCATCTATGTTACAAACACAGATATACTTTGATAACTTCGGTTACTTCAAGAAACGCGCTTTGGATCTTCATCTGGCTGTTGCTCAACAATGTCAGGAAGAAGGAAAGGATATTTCTGTAATGTACACAAAAAGTGATCTTACCAGAGCGTTTTTATCTATAGGAACCGACGGTCTTAGTCTAAGGCATCTTGGTGTTCAGGCATTATCTAATTCCAAGAAAAGGGATGAGCTTGAGAAATTTAAAACTTTCATGTTGCAGCTAAATACAGCCGGAGGCGATATTTACGATCTTGCATCTATCTTCACATCAGATTCTATGGTGGAACTTATACAGAATGCAAGGAATACTCGCGCATACAACGAGCGTCAGATGCAGCAGCAACAACAGAATCAGATGCAGCTTAACCAGCAACAGATACAAGCTGAAGCTGCTGAGAAGGATAAGCAACGTCAGCATGAACTTGCTTTGGAAGACAAGAAAGGTCAATACAGGATACTTCAAGAGAAGATTCAGGCGGCAGGCAGGGCGGCAGACGCCAAGAGCGACGCCACCTCCCTCAACTTCCTGGCTTCTGTTTCAGATCAGACCGTAAGGCAAGCTGATATAGAAAGCAATGAAAGGATAGAGGATAAGAAAATTGAAAACGATTCCAAACTTCATGATGATGAAATGAGAATGAAAATGGAAGAGTTAAAATTAAAATCCAAAGAGCTTGCTCAACGAGCGAGGGAAGATGCCACCAAAAGGTATGTAGCCGGAATCAATAAGAATTAAGGATTAAACATCCCCAAATTTCATTAGAAAATCTCTAATAAAATTTGGGGATGTTTAATTTTTAGTGAAGATTAAACACTTATAAGTTTTTTGTCTGAAATATAGGTATTTAAATATTTTTGCAGTATGGGAAAATTAGAAAAAAATGGAATAGTAGAATTGGACGATATTTTTAGTATCGGTCCAGTTGATGATGTTTATAATAGGGAAGAAGATATTCTGCCTATTAATGGTAATGAACCGGCTAAAAAAGATGAGAAGCCTGTAGAAGAAGGTTCTCAAATTAAAGAAGAGCCGGTTGTCGATCCTACTCCTGATCCTAAAGAGGATAAAAAAGGAGAAGAGAATGTGGTTGACGTTAAACAGGATCCGGTAGAGACCCCGGTTGTCAATTACAGAAAAGTATTGGATGCCCTTTCTTCAAGAGGGATCATTCCCGATTTGAAAGATGTGGTATTTAGCGGTGAAAACGGCGAAGAGATTACTATCAATGATCTTGATTTTAGTAAAGAAGATTCGTTGTGTGACATACTATCTACAGTCCTTGAAAGCCAGAAAGAGGATATTGTTAAGGATAAGATAGATGTTACTTCTGTTTCTGATATTACCAAGAAGCTTATTCAGGCTGATAAGGCTGGCGCTAATATCGTTGATATTCTTAAGCAATATGATACGAATGTCGCTCCGATAGAAAAGCTTGACATTGAAAACAAAGCAGATCAGATAAAGATCGTTCGCCATTATGTTGATCTTCTTGGGTTGCCTAAAGATGAAGCTGATGAGTTTTTCAAAGGCATTATCAATAAAGGAGAAGAGTATGTTGAAGCAAAGGCTATAAAGTATAAGGCTGAGCTTGATAAGAGAATGGATGATATTATCCAGCAACGTACTAAAGAGGCTGCCGAAAAGAAGGCGAAGGATGCAGAAGATTTTAGAAGGTATAAGAAAGACCTTAAGTCTTCTATCCAGGCAAAGTATCAGCTAAATGACACTATGGTATCTAAAGCTCTTGATTTTGCCCTAAAACCTTCTGAATCGAATCCCGGAATTACCAAAGCATTTAATAGGGTAAGGGAGATGATGATGAATCCGGAAGAAGCGCCAGATTTGATTATGTTTCTTATGAACCCAGGAGAGTTCATAAAACAGAAGTCGAATCAAGCTGTAGTTGATGAGAAGAAGAAAATTTATAAGCTCATCAGCCACACAAATAAAGACAAGAGGGTAGCTCCGGTAGATGATAAAGGTGATCAAGTTCAAGGTGTGAAGTTCGATGAAATCAGTATAGATTAAAAATTAAAACATTTTTTCGTTCATGGCTAATGTACTTTTAACAAAAAATTTCCCGGCCACCATGAATGGTGACACGGTGATTGGATATACCGACGCTAAAATCGTTAAGCAAAGTATCGTAGAGCACGATCTTAGCTCTTTAGAAGATTGGTACTACGAAAATCCGGATAAGAACCATCTGGGTATGCTTGAGTTGTTTTCTAACATTACAAACTATCCTCTGCCTATGTATATGGGTATGATTAAACAGGATGCTACTATTACCGTAAATGGTATCAATGGTTCATTCCGTTATGATCTTCCGGTATCAGAAACGTATGAGGTGGTTACAGTAGAAGACACGTCTTTGAAATATGCAAAACCTGGTATTGATGAAAGCTTCTTCGAAATTGTGTTGAATGCACAATTCAAACAAGGAGATGTTATTACTTACGATGTGATTAACGGTTGCCAGGCTCTTATCTCTACAGAGCGCCCTCCGAAACAAGAAGGTGAAAACTGGAGATATTGGTGTAAGCTGTGGGGTCGTTCTCGTGCTAAATACTTCCCGAAAGACATGCTTCGCGCCGGTATTAAATACTGGAAGGTAACAAACGTTCTTGGTGAGTTCTCTACTCAGTTCTCTGGTGTAGGAGGTGCTTCTAAGGCCGGTTCTATGACTTGTGAATTTACGCTTGGTGGACACCGTGGTGTTGAAGGTGAAACGACTATGTACGCTGGTATTAAGTCTTTGGCTTATGCGGACGAACGTACACAGAATTTCATCGACAAGGCTTACCAGAAAGTTCGTCAGCTTTCTGAAATCAGAGGAGGTGATGCAAGTTATGCCATTATCGGTTCTCGTCTTGGTGACGGAAGCATTGATATGCGTACGGCACGTGTAGCCAATACAGTGTCTTTGTTCTGTTTGGCTGAGTTGGCTAAGATGGAAGCATACGAACTTATGTTCATGCGTGGAGGTAGAGTTAAGGGTCATAATGGTGTTTTGATGAAAAACGAAGGTTTGTACCATCAACTTCGCCGTGGTTTCGTTATCTCATATGCACGTCCGGGCGGTATCAAGCGCGAACACTTCCTGGCTGCTGCTGACTATATTTTCCGTGGTCGTAGCGATATGCCGATTGAAAATCGTGTAATGAAATTCAAGGTAGGTGCTATGGCTTACAAGAACATCGTTGAAATCTTCCGTGATGAGTTCTTCTCTCAATTGGGTGCCTTGGCTCCGCTTATGGGTACAGAACGTATTATCAATAATCCGGTAACAGGATCAAACGATGCTCTTGAATTAGGAACTGTAAAGATCAAGGGTGTTACTATTCCGGGTATTGGTAAGGTTATTGTAGAACACGAACCTTCTTTGGATTACGTTGATATGGTAGATAGAAGCCAGTTGGTAGACGGTATGACTCCTATCACATCATATTCATGTATTATGGAAGACTTGACCGCTCCTGAATATTCCAATGCATTCGCCGGCATCCCTGCTTCAGCCGAAGCTCGTATTGGTAATATCAACAGCAACGTATTCTACGTTAAGCCTGATATCGGTTCTATGTGGTGGGGTTACGAACAAGGTAGATGGTCATCCAGAGTATCGGCTCAAGAAATTGTATCCAGCCATCCTCGTATGTCAGAACAATTCTGGTGCCATTCTGTATCGGCTTGTTGGGTAAAAGATACCAGCCGGTTCGTAACAATTGAATTGTTACCAAGCTCTTTGTAATCATAACTTTTAATATTAACTTGCGGTCGGCTTTAAAACCGGCCGCAAATTTTGTTTCTAACATAGTCTTTTCATATATGAAAAGACGTAGGGTATATAAAAAAATGGGAAAAAAGATTTTTGAAGAAAGCCATGAGTCTAAGAAACTGCTGGCTACCGTAGGAGGAATGAAGATATATTCCGACTCTATTTATGTTATAACAGGTAAGATGGATGAAGAAGCTCCTTCCGGATATCAGGAAAGAGGCATTTCCAAGACTCCTTTCCCTGGGAACAAGACAGTATCTTGTTGTGGATGGGACAAGGATCTTAGGGTGTATGATACAGGTTTCTTTATCAATTCAGCATGTTATAAAGGTTACTCACTTGAAAACAAGAAGAATGAAATGGATATGCGTATTAAGAATATTCGGTATCCGTTTGAAGAAACTGTCAATGAGGACCTGGACCAAAAGAACTTCGATTTCTGGGATTCTTACAGAATTGACTTATATGATGGTCGTTTGTTCTACACTAATGACGTTCGTGATTTATTTGAGCTGTATATAGCTATTTTATCCAAGTCTCTTACTCCTAAAGAGGAAGACGGTAATCCGATGTACGTTGAATCTTATTATTGTGTAGAAGACAAGACTACGGCCGTAGATATCAGGAAACAACGTCAGATTGACAAGGCTGATATTTTATACGAGTTCATGAACAAACTGAAAGGATCCGAGGCTGAAAGGAAAAGCATCTACGATCTGCTTTTGTATCTTGATATCATATATAGCGTAGAGCTTGATCAGAGCATGGTTCAATACATATTCACTAATTGGATTGATGCTAAGAATACGAACGTTGACATGTATAAAGAAGCAAGCTCAAGGTTCTTGTCTGATGATGAATCTTCTGAGGGAATGCAGGTGATCAAATTCCATCGTATGATTAGGGAAATGATCGAGGGACTGGCTGTCACCGTCAACACCGACGGACTGTATCTGAATGGCGAGCTCCTGGGCGCCGACGCTATCTCTGCGTCTATGGCTCTTGCTTCCAATAAGTCGATGTTAGAAACCAAGTCACGTGTTCTGGAAGCGTATAATGCTTTAAAGAACAAGCATAAAAAAATAGAAGGAGATAAGTCTGACAAGAAGAAAAAGGAAGACGAAAAAGGTTTTGATATTGATCAATACGCTGATAAAAAAGAATAATTTATGAAGATTGTTGATTGTTATCTTCGGGCCTTACAGAAGGCTGAAGAAAACATGACCAACGGTGGTATAAAACTTGACAAGGCACGTTTTGTTCAGCTTTTTAATGACGAACAAAACCGCCTTGTTCGTTATATCCTTGATAAGAAAAACGAAGAGGATATACGTTATATCCAAAAGTTAGTTGTGTATTCAAAAGAACTTGACGAGAAAGGAGATAAAGATAATCCGGAAAGCACTTTGTTTTCATTGCCTTCTGATTTCTTTTCTTTTTCAAACATATCAGGCGTATTTACCAAAGGTGAATGCACGGTCACTGATTTTACCATGTGGGAGGCTAAGAACGAAAACCCGCATGAGCTTCTTGCCGACTTTTTTAACAAACCTGATTTTGATTTTAGGGAAACGTTCTACACTATAGGCGAAGATTCGGTAAGGGTGTACAAGTCTGGTTTTGAAGTAGACACCGTTTACCTTACGTATTACCGCTATCCTAAGGAAGTTGACATCGAAGGATATGTTAAATCCGATGGTTCTAATTCAACCGATATAGATCCTGAATTAGATGATAAATTAATTGGTATTATCCTTAACATGATTGAAAAGCAATTTGCTTTGAATGAAAGCGAATATGGACGTTATCAAATAGACTCAAACAACGTCCAATCTCCTTTATAGCAGAATAAAGACGTGTCCTAAATTAAAGACTATCAAAAAGCATTAAGAATTAATTAATTCCTAATGCTTTTTGTTGCTTATATGACTATCGCTATTTTTGAGACAGATAACAGAATATTAATTTTTAAAATATTATAAGGCTATGGCTATCCATAAACCGTATGACAGACACATTATCTGTCCTCCGCACGCTAAGTTGGCGGACGTAGATTCTTTGTTGCTTCAAGAAGGTCAGATCGCTATCTATGATTTGGATGGTGAGCAGACTAAAGATGGTTTGAAAGCGTTGAAAGACTTGAAAGGATATCGTAAGGACGAACAACGTTTCCAGATCAGAATCGGACGTAATGAGATGGTGAACGACCGTGTATCTGATGATAAATCATTCTCTACACCTACGTTTGCTATTGATGAAATTATAGAAGTGTATGCTTCTGCTCCGAAGAGCAAAGAAATTAAAGTAGATGAAGTTATTTTCGGTTACAACGGAATTGACGACAATACCGCTATTACAGCAAGAAAAGGCGATCGTATCCCTATTCATATTAAGCTGACAGGACGTTTGTTCGAGCTTCGTGGTTATCCGATGGGTGAGGTGAATATCGATGATTACATCATTTTCGAAAACTGTCCTGGTCGTGAGGATATGTGTTCAGAATGTGATCCTTGCGAAGATGTTGGTATTTTGGCTGCTATCTTGAAAACAATCGAACGTATCAAGAATCAGCCGATTGCAGGTGGTGGAAAGGTAGGTGATTTTGTAGAAATCCATCCTATCCATTCTTGTGACGAGTTGGAAAAAACTCCGGTGGAAACCGACATGAATTTCTATTGTATGGAAATGTGTGATACCGGTGATGCTTATGCCCTGGCTCAGCTTAAGGCTGCTTATCCTGGTTTGGATATCAAGAGAGTCGGACGTCATCTTTCTACTTCCAAATATCAGGTGATGAAAGAAGGTGGTAAGCCTGCTGATTATACTCAAAAGCTGTCTTCTATAATGAAAGGCTGCGAAGAGTGTCCTGAAGGATATACTAAGGTAGACGGCGGTTTGATTTATGCCGTAACGTTAGAGGATGATGGCGTTGATCAGTCTACTGTAGTAGAAAGCATTAAGAATGCCGTTAGTAGCACTGCCGAGAAAACAGCAGCCCAAGATGGCGGCGTAGGTATGTACACTGTGGCCGTAAGCAAGAAACTGACGAAGGCTGATATCGATGCATTTGTAGAAACCAATCCGACTGCCACAGTAACGTTCGTTGCTAAAACAGCAGATATGTGTAGCAATCCTACTGTTACTACCGTTAGCTGGGAAGCATGTGGTTCTTGTAAGATTTCGAAAGAAGCTTATGAAATCACGTTGCCGGATGATGAATGTGGTAACAGTGCTAAAGAAGAATTACAGGCAGCATTCCCGTATCTGACAATCGAAGATTACGGTACACCTGGTGGATGTCAACACAAATTCAAAACAACGGTCGTTACTAACATGGTTTGCGACGAATGCGATAAAATTTTCAAAGACTTCTTTGTATCGAAAGCGCCCGAATCTTATCGTGGACGTAATTGGAAACGTTTGGGTGCCGTAGCAGGAGATCAGTCCATTATCGCCGATCCGCTTCCTAAGAACTGCAAATGCGGTATTTTGTTCCGTGGTATTGACTACATGATTTCTCCGTCTGACTGTTTGATTGACCGTCTGACATTCCAAGAAGGATCTGTTCGTATTGCTGTAAATGGTGGTTATCCGGATGAACAGCGCGAGGCTATCAGCACGTACTTCAACCCGATCCATACCGAATACAAACAGCACTGGGCTCCGCGTACTCACCTCGGCGCTGAATTGCTGGATAAGGAACGCGAACAACGTATGTTCTTCGACTTCCGTAAGACTCACCAAGAACTTATGGAACGGATGTTTACCAACGAAGAAACCCGCTTAGACCTGTTGGCTCCGTATGCTGATTATTCAGTAACGTTGAAGCCGGCACGTTATTCTAACGGCTTCGGTAGGGTAATTGATGATCATATTACAGTACACTTCCATGTACCGTATGGCGCTCACGAAGGTATTCAAGACCTTATGGACTTGTTAGCTGCTTCGGCAAATATCAAGCCCTGCAAGATTTGATTTTCCTTTTTTCTATATATCCCAAGGGGGAGGAGGCTGGTCCTCCACCCCCTTTTTTGTAATAAAACAATTTGAAATAAGTTAGTTTCATATGAATGGCGTGGATTTTTTATCCGGTGCCTTTGGTAGGGGCATTGATAAAATAACCAACATAGTTGGAAAATGGGGTTCCTCCCAACCGGTAGATGACAGCAAATCCGGTATAAAAATAGGGGACAAAATCTACCAAGTGGTTGTGTCCTTAAATGGCTGTTATTGGTATCTTGACGAAGAAGGTAAGAAGCATCCTGTTTCTGGTATTCCGGCCACAACCGAATGGGAGTGGATTAACATAGCTGAGAAAGTTATCAAAGATTTCAAAACCTGTTACCGTACACCTGGTGGAAAGGTTGAAGTATGGAGTTGGTATCTTCTTAACGATCAGATGGATGTTCTTAAAGAAACCCATAGAATTACCGACAGTACCGACATGGATAATCCGGTAGGTAAGGTTCTTACTAAAATACCGGACGAATGGGTTATGATCGACTGCGATCTTCCTGATATGACAGAACGTGACATTACGTTTGTCAACAGATGTTATAAAACTCCTGATGGTAAGGTTGAAATAGAAGGATTAGAAGCCATAGATGATAAGATAAATATCAGGGAGTCTATTTATACCGTTATTCAGTCAACTGACGATAATTTCCCTTCCGGCCATGTTTTTAAGCTAATTCCGGAAAATTGGGTTAGAATGGTTTGTGACTTTCCTGATATGACAGAACGAGACGTAACTTACGTTCTTGAATGTTACACTACTAAAAAAGGAAAAGTGCAAGTAGAAGGTTTGGTAGCCATAGACAACATCCTTGGAGCCAGGGAAGAGGTTTATACCGTTCTTCAGTCAACCGATCCTGATATTAAGGTAGGAACCGTGATGGATTCCATTCCCGAAGATTGGGTGAGGATGGTCTGCGATTTTCCTGACATGACGGACAGGGAAATTGTTGAAGTGGACGAATGTTATAAGACTGATGGTGGCAAGGTCAATATAAAAGGCTATCAAGCTATTGATGCCGTTCTTGGTGTAAGGGGACAGTATTATTATATTGTTAAGACAACGGACGCCGCCTATCCTCAGTGGACGAGAATAGATAAGATACCTAACGAATGGACGAAAACCGAATGCGACTTCCCCGATCTTACGGAAAGACATATTATGTCCGTAGATGAATGTTATACTACTCCTGGTGGTAAAATACATCTTGGTGGATACAGGTCGGTAGATAGCATAATAGGAGTCCGGGACGAGTATCTTATTGTCTTAGAAACTACCGACCCTGATATACAAAGAGGCGCAACATTCAGCAAAATACAAGAAGGATGGCAACGTATTGTCTGTGATTTCCCTGATGCTACTACATCCGATACAGAAATAGTAGAAAACTGTTATAAGACGGGAAAGGGTAAGGTTCAGATCCGAACATACATAACAATGGACGGATACGGAAATACAAGGGAATTGAGACATATGGTTCTTAAAACAACCGACCCTGATTACAATATCGGATCCAATATCGATCAGATACCGGTAGGGTGGTTAAGTATCGAGTGTGATTTTGCGTCTGCTACACAGCGCCATATAAGACAGGTCAAAAACTGCTACGTTTCTGATGCAGGGAGCATCTACGTTGAGGGAGAAATCGTTTACGACAATGACCTTGACGTGGACAAGATGGCGCTGACGGTCATGGAAAGCACTGACCCGGCGATAGCCGTAGGGACGGAGCTGGCGGCCATTCCCTCTGGCTACGTGAGAATAGTTTGTAGATGTAATTGTTGCAACCACTAAATCTTATTGTCATGAGCTGTAACGAATATTTTTTAGTAACACTGGAGTCTAAATCGACTCCAGTTCGTCATAAATACACGAATTTAACAGACGAATGGTATGGTCCTGATGGCGTTAAGTACGAAGATCCTGATACGATAGCCAAAATCGAAGAACAAGCTACAGATAAGAATCGTATAGGAGATAACACCTTATATCATAAACTTATTGAAATACATTCTCAAGGAGAGTCAATAAAATCGGACATCGGAGACATAGGTCAGGTATTAGATTACATAAATGGGGAGGAAGTGTAATGGGAACCATATCAGATAAGTTAATGAGGATCATAAATACCAAAGAGGACATAAGGCAAGCCCTTATATCCAAAGGGTATGATGTACCTACTTCCATACCTTTTAAAGAGTATGCGAAAATGATATTAGACCTGCCATGTAAAGCAGATTCCTTCCCGGACATAGAAGGTATCGTAGCCAGATATTCCGCTTCTGGTATCACCAATGAACAGATGGCTGCCAATCCCGTATGGGTTGATAAGACGGGTAACGGACACGATCTACAGTTAAAAAACTTCTCTTGGAAGGGGATGTCAGGGGTTGGGGGATATGTTCAGGATTTTAATTATTTTAAAAATAATGCTACTGTAGATAAAATAAGAATTGATGAGCAAGGTAGCAATTTTATTAAAGTAACCATTTTAACTACAGGAATTGGTAATGCTATTTATATACCAAAGAATATTTACCAATTTAATAAATCTTATTTCATAAAAATATCAAGTGAAGGATACGATGAAGGTGATATGGCTTTATCATTTTATGCGCCTTCTACATCAACAGCAACAACAGTAACGGTATCATTAAACCCTAATGGCGTCACTGAAATTCCTGCAATAAAAGAAGATGATTTTTTAGCTGTTTATATTAATGTTAGCGGCAAAGTAGGTTCGTTTACCGTTGAGCAACTACCCCTCTATCCCGGCGCACTCGTCTTTGACGGAGTAGACGATTATGGTGTTTGTGATAACTTCCCTATTCTGACTAAGGAAAAGGGATATACAGTTGTAGCGTTGAGACAGTGGATTACAAGGGGTGAAATAGCCCAAGGATTAGTATCTAATGTAAAGAATTGGCTCAAGGATGGTGCCTTCTTGTTAGAATATAGAAATATACAAGCCGAGCATCTTAATAAGCCTATATCTTTTGGAGCAATAGGGAGTGAAATGGATTTATCACACATCCTTACTTATCAGACATCTAAAAGTTATAATGGTGTTTCGATTACAACTGGTAATTTTGAAGGAACAGATGTGCTACATGTTGGGAAATTAGCTCCAACTAATGTAGGAACTTGTATTAACGCTGCTATATGGGAACTTGTATTTCTCGATCACGATGCCACCGAAGAAGAACTGACCAAGATCAAAGACTACTTCGTCAAAACCTATCCTTGGTTATTCTTTGATCAAGCATGGACAGTGGTTGGAAAATCCAACGAAGACACAGATAGAGCTACTATTGCCAACATTACGGGCAATGGTAATAATCTTGTGCTGTCGAATTTTGGGTTTGCAGGAGGGAGTGGGTATGGGTTGTATGGTGAGAATTATGCTGGTGGTAGATGGGTTAAATCTACTGATAGAGCGGATTTAACTTGGACGAGTTATTCTGTAAATATAACTTCAGTTAAAGTTGCGTCTACACAGTTATATTATCAATCCTATCCTGAACAACCTTCTTTTATAGTTCCTTCTTATAAGATAAAAGTTTATGGACTGAAAGATGGTCAAATCCTATCTTATAGACAAGTATATAAAATATCAGAAGATGGAACTTATACATTACCGTCTTTTCCATTTAAAGCAAATGGAGATTGGTATGGATTTACCTTAAATACGGTACAAGAATCCTGTGACATTACTATAGAGCAAATCCCCGAATACGAAGGATATCTGGTTACTGATGGGGTGGATGATAAGATAACTTCGTCTACATTTGAAATGGGTAATGATTGGACTGTAATAGGAGATTGGGAGCTTATAAATACAGGGAAAAATGACAATGCTGGTATTGTAAAATTTGATAGTATAGTCATTTATAATTATAATCCAATACTTATTAACATAAAAAATGGTAGAAATAATTTGATTCCCGATCAAAATACCGTTAATGCAATTTGTTCTGATGGCAGGATTTATTCAAAAGACTGGAAAGAATCTATTTATAATGAAGAAACGGAATCTACCAGTAAAAATTTCTTAACTATAGGATATTCAGGTAACGTATATACTAAAATTGCTTTCAAAAACTTAGCGATTTATCCTACAGTCCTCTCCAGGGAAGATTGTATCAAAGCATATAACTATTTACAAACTTTAAAAGCAAAATAATATGAAATTCATTATCATACCAAAAGAAGTATATGATTCCGTATCTGAAGAAAAGAAACGTGAATTAGGAACAGGTAGCCCAAGAGCGAGCGTAGACGGCTCTTGGGTTATTTTACACGTAGAACATTATGACCATCTATTTAAGTCTTTAGACGCGCAGGCTGATGACGATCCTCAATATCCGTATTCGGTATATGATAGCCCTTCTTCTGAGTTTGAATCTGTTCTTTCATCTAAAGAATGGGTGTCTGATGTTAATGACGAGTGTCTTTGATCTTGTTATGGTTGGGGCAATTACTATATTTGAAAAAAGTTGAATAATTAAAGCGTGTGGTAGCGTTATCTACCATATAATCATCATGTTTCAGATAATAATCGGATGCGTTTTGGCTAATATCCTTACGATAGCAATCATCGGTTTAGCCCTGTATTTAGTGTATCGTAAAAACGAAGATCGTTTAAAGGCTTTGGATTCTAAGATTGATCAGAAGGTTGAGGACGTAAAAAACAAGGTTGGTGCGGTGATGGACATCGTAGACCAGGTCAAGAAGTTGTTGGATAAAATTAACAAAAAATAAATATGGCAGAAATAGGTTATAACAGTAAATTCGAAGGCCAGGAGGTTGATTCCAGACTTGAGAATGTGGTGCAGGCTGCTCCTGGAACAGGTTCGGAGTCGGGGAAGGGAGGCCTCATCCCGGCTCCCCCTGCCGGAAGTCAGGACGGTAGCAAGACTCTTCTTAGTAATATGACATGGGGAGATCATGTAACAAAACAGTACATAGATGATGCTGTTTCGGCAGCAGGGTGGAAGAAACAGATTGTTAGCAAACTTCCTACTGTTGAAGAAGCGAAGGATAATGTCATGTATCTTGTAAAAGACGATGTGGCATCTACAGAAACTAAAAACGTGTATAACGAATATATTTTGGTTACTGAAGAAGGTGGAACTAAGGTGCTTGAATCACTTGGTATGGTAAGTACAGGAGTAGATTCATCTTATCTTGATTTATCCATATTTCCCAGTACTTCTGGAACTCTTGATGAGGATTCGTATGCAAAAGTTCTGAATGCTTACAATAACAATATTACATTAGGTAAGCTTAGTTTTTATTATTTTTCTTTGGATTATTTTTTAGACAATGATAATTCTGAATTAAAAATAATAGCTGTTTTATTTAATAACACCAACTCAAAGGAAGACGTATCTGGATCTTATATAGACATTGAGATGGTAACTTATGTTGTTTCCCAAGATAAGACATATAGAGCTATAGCTAATACGGCTACGTTGTCTAATGACATGTTATCTTATTTGAAGTTTATGGCTAAGACTCCTAATGTTGTCACAACATTAGCAAGTTTGCCAATAGATGCTCATAATATCATAGCCAACGTAGCTTCCGCTACGAACCTGTCTATGGCCGTATCTGCTGAGGATGTTGGGAGGGAATGGCAGGTGCGGGTCAACAACACTACCGGCACAGACATCACGCAGCCGCTTCCTACCTCTGGCCTGTTCCAGAGCATGTCAGGCGATAGCGTAGTAGTACCTAAAAATAGTTTTATAGAATTAAGTATCTGGTATATTAATGATAAGTTAGTTATCAGAGTAGGTGAACAAGCTTAACAGAAAGGATAGAGTATGGTTTATGTAAATAAAAACGTAAAAGGTTTTTACTGGGAAGGATACGAGTTGGATTCCTCTTCTTACGAAGTAGGGTATTCTTACCAAGATTTCTTAGATGGTAAATGGGTTCAACTTGACTCCGATCAAGAAAAATTCCATCAAGACAATCCTGATGCGAGTGTGAAAGAAGTTATTGCCATGCAGCTTGACCCGGAGCCTCCTGGACCAACTGAAGAGGAGTTGCTTGCCAAGGCTAAGGATAAGAAAGTTTCTGAGGCCAGGGAATATGCTTATTCTGATGCTGTCCGCTCTTATAGCTTGGATGGTAAACAGATATGGTATAACAGCAGCATGAGGCAGAAGGTTAAAAACGATATTGATGTAGCAAAAGGGAGCGGGATATACACCGTATCTGTAGCAGATTCAGAATACGAGCTTGATATTGCTAATACGGCAATGAATGAAATGCATGTATATGAATCTGAATGCGATGATCGTACTGCTGCCATAGAAAAGGAAATAGCTTCTAAAATTGACAGGAGTGAAGTTGAATCTATGAAAGTGGATGAAGGATATCCTGAGAAGTTGGTAAGGACAAAGGATCAGATCATAGAAAAAAATAAGATCCTTGAAGCTAACGATCCGGAGAAGGCTACAGCCATGTACATGAGGGCGATGATCAATACGCCGGCTATGTTGGAGAATACTGACCAGAGTCTGGCTCTTAAGATAAAAGGATTGTATCCTATTTGGGATAAGGATGGAGTTTATGGCGACAAAGGTCTTCCTATGGGAACTGCTGTTGTAAAGGAGCAGCGTTTTCGTAGTAAAAACCAGCCTTCAGATTTGGATTGGACTTTGTTTGAAGTAAGGCAAAATCACAATCTACAAGCTGATTGGGTTCCTGGCCAGGGAGGTGGAGCCGAAAGTCTGTATATGGTTGTTCAAGAAAAGCATTCAGGTACCGTAGACGATCCTATTCCTTGGGTATATAATTCTATTTTAGAGAACGGAAAGTATTACATAGACAAAGAAATTAAGTATCTTTGCATAAGAGATTCAGGCATCCCTTTGGCTTACGAGAATCTTTCTGATCTTGTATCAGCCGGATACGTAAGGGTTGTTTAGGTCGTAATTTGTTGTTAATGTTATGGATGGCCCCTGTATATTTATTTATGCAGGGGTTTTTCTTTAATCCAAACTCCGCTTATTTTAATATTTGGTAAGGTTCTGATTATCTTTGTGAAAAAGGTTAAGTTATGGAAAGAAGTGATATTATAAAAGAATTGAGTCAGTATTTTAGTATTGTTGAATTAGTTGGTCCTAAAGAATACGGTAGAGACAAAGATCTTTGCTGGAGGTATTTAAGAACTGAATTGCTTCACACGATACTGGTTTTAAGGAAAGACATATTGAAAACGCCGATGACGGTTAATACCTGGAAGTCGGGTGGAAGGTTTGATGAGCGTGGGTTTAGGAACAATATTTCGGATATAGTAAAATCCAAGACCGTATCAGGGTCTTTGTATGTCAGTCCTCATATGCTTGGGGCAGCCATCGATTTCGATGCTAAAGGTATGACGGCGGAGGAGGCAAGGAATAAAATAATTCAGTCGCAGGATTTACTTCCTTGTCCTATTAGATTAGAATCAGGTACCAATTGGGTCCATATTGACGTATATGACTCTCTTGGAAGTAGCAAGAAAGTAACTATGTTCTAATATGGCTTACAGATTTGTAGGAAGGATGAATTTAGAAAGTTTCTGGGCTTTTCTCATTTCCGGATTATCAGCATTGTGGATGAATTTCCAGGAGATTCACCACCTTATATATTCTATATTGTTTATATTAGCTATAAATCTTTTGTTAGCTACTATAAAAAGTATCAAACACTGCTATATCCGAAGAAAGAGAAAGAGGCCTTTTAAGACATTGACATGCATAAGCGAAATGGGAGTTTTGAAAATCCTTCTTGAGTTCGCGGCCTGCTCTTTCGGGCTGTTTACCATATCCGGAATGGACCTTATTATGTCTATGGGAGGGCATAAATCCCCAGAGTTTATAGACATGCTTCTTCAGTGGATTACGATATTCGCCTTAATATTATACGGCGGAATGGCATTCAAACGCCTCGGCGACCTTGCACCTGATTTGATGATAGTAAAAGGCGTTAAGTACTTCTTTAGTAAAGTAAGTTGGTGGCAAAAAGTTCCATTCGGAGAGGAGTTAAAAGAAGGTATAAAAAATGGTGAAATACAAGATCTTTTAGATAATAAAAAGGAGGGTAAGAAATGTGTTTGCAAAAAATGAGGGTAGGGCATGTGTTAGGAGTTCTTCTACTGTGTTTTATATCTTTCTTGTTTGGTAAAACATGTAAGAAGAAAGAAATAATACACGATATAGAAATAGATACGGTAATAGATACCATTATCCAACCTATCCCTGTTCCTCAGTATATAGTTGACGTAGGGGAGGTAGAAATACCTTTCCCTATGGATGCTATAGTTAAAAAAGATACGATAAAAGACACTGTTTATATCAATATACCAATACAGAGAAAAACGTATCAGACGGATGATTATAGAGCGGTAATAAGTGGATACCGACCAAATTTAGATACGATGACAATCTACCACAAAAGAGAAATAATATACGAAAAAAGTAGACGGTGGGGATTAGGAATCACCGCCGGATACGGATTGTCTAAAGATGGTTTTTCTCCTTGTTTGAGTATGGGTGTATTTTATAGAATATGGTAAGAAGCCACTGAGATAAGACAGAAAAGCCTGTCTTGCGCCTATCCTGAAGCTCTATCCTGCAACGGCAATCCCTACCCTGCAACCTACCCGACCTGCCTCGTGCTGCGGTCTGAAGGGGCCTGCTCTGCCGCTTGGGCTGTCCTGCGCTACGACACACTACAGCCTCGCCTATCTGCCCTGCCCGCTTATTCACTGGCTACTTCATGGTTTTAAATAAAAGTTCATTCATACCTCACTCGCTTCGCTCGATTCGGCATAAATTCACTAAAGAATTAAATCAATATTTCTACGTTCTCTCATATCGTTCCCTACGGTCACGATATTCGTTCACTTAAAGGATTAAACAATAAGCCAAACAATATATAGGGCAATACGTTCCTTCACCTCACTCCCTTCGGTCGATTCGGTTTCAGTCACTCCATATTATGAGGAATAAAGAATAAGGTCTTAAAAGTTAAAATAATATGAACAACTAATAATTAATTAAAACAAGATGAATAATAATTCAGGGAATGAAGAATAAAAGCGGGAACGATAAAATCGGGACTGTTTTTATTCAAGATAACTTGGTCCACCCTGATGCTCAGTGTGTTACGATCCGAATATAGAAATACGGATACGTTTTGAGATATGGTATAGGTGCAAACAAAAAAAACCTGCCCCCTATTTTCTCAAACGAAGGACAGGATAAAATATTTTTATCAAAATTTGGAGCAAGCAAACTGGTTTGCTATATTTGCCCAAAAAATAAATACAATATGAGCGTAAATATAATTGAAATAAAAGACGGGCGCAAGCTTCACGACAGACTTCTTAAGAAAGAGTCGGTCTCACCTTTAGAGGTTATACGCAATGAGTATAACCATTTTAGCTATAATGTAGTGCGTAGACCGGAAGGTCAATGTTTAGGAAATTTAATGTATTTTAATCTTAATTATGATAGCAAAACAGGTCATTTCTTTAAAAAAGAGTTCAATTTAAGACATAGCAGTAATTTTGTAATCACCGACTATTGGAAAGATAGAGTGCGTTGTTTCATTGTTTGGAACTACGGATTTGGTCGTTATTTTCCGTATGCTGATTTTGTGGAGGCTATGGTGTACGATTATCTTATATACGGCCGTCGATCGGTACCATATAGTACAAAGGTTCAGGAGACCGAGAACAGGTGTGTTAGATTTTATATAAATTCTGAGATATCTCATCTTAGAAAAGTAGGATACAAGGCTTATCGTGAGGAATTTAAGAAAGAGCATCCTGAATATTTCATAGATGAAAGTTGCCGCGTTTTTCGTTGTCTTGACATGTCATTAAATAGGGAGGAGAAAATAGCTGCCTGCCATGCTCATAAACGAGATCTTAGAACTTATATCATTGATTCTTTTATCGGCAGAATAATGAAAAATCCAGGAACTCTTCATTCTTGGTTTTCGGAATACGTAGATGGAGAAGGGAAGAATCGCACATGTTTTTCCGATAAAGCTGTTGAGTCATTGAATAAAAGGTTGAAGAATAATGGTTTGAATACGTTGAAGAACATAACCTTGTATCGACTATTCAGGGGTAGGGTTAAAGAAAGATTTGGTTGCAATATTAGGACCTTCTTCAATAATATCCTAATGAGCGCATCTACCGAAGAGGTCATCACTAAAGCCATTAAGAAAATAAAAGGCAAGAATATGCTGAGTCTATATGTTTCGGCATTGAAAAAGTACCGTAAGATATGCGAAGTGTATTATTCTGACGAAGATATATCCTTCGACGACATATTCCGGGAATACGGAGTAGATCTTCGAATATGCGGGTAGGGTCCTTGTTCTCCATAACAATACACGCCAATGTTGTGTTTTATCGCTTCATTTCCATATCTTTGTAGAAAAAGAGAAGGAAATGAATTACATTGATATTTTACCACAGATAAGAAATAACATTTTCTATGTCAGGATAGTAATGACCGACTACGATGTAGAAAATCAGATGGTTATTAGAATAGTAGCCAGAAGAAATGACGGCCTGTACAAGACGGAAGTAGTGCAGTATCCAAATGAAGGAACTGATTACAACGGAGAAATCATAGTTCCTATGTTTGGTATGGCTAAGTCGTTGGTAGCCCAAATAGTAGGAGTCAAGATAAATGGTACTGAGGTACGTGTTAATAGTACTGAAGTAGAGGGAGCTGATATAACAGCCAGATACGATGATTCCCTTACCAGAATGGGATGGGAGGAGAGCATGAACAACATCCATCTTGATTTTGAGGTTGTAAGTACAAACAACCCTAAAACGCTTCGCATAGCCGATCAGTCGGAATGGGGGATATTGGCCGACAGACCGGCTATTATAGAGATTGTACCACCTGAAGATGAGAATAAGTATGTTTATTATCTTGGTAAGAATCAGCTGAATGTATTCAACAGTAAGACTCTTGGCATAAATCCGGGTCGCGGAAATGATTTTGAAAACCTAAAAGATGGTATATACGATATTACCATAAAAGGAAGTCCTTCCTCTTATTCATTTAACAGAAAGTATTTAAAAACAGATCTGATCCGTCTTAACATAGATAAGATATGGGCCAGGTCAACTGTGTTATGTGATCATGAGGATGATGACGTTATTGACAAAATAAAAGAAATAGAGTTTCTGCTGGCTGCGGCTGAAGCTAATATGAGATTAGGGAATTTTGAAAACGTAAAACAATTATACGAAAAAGCATCTAAATTGATTTACGTTCTCAATAATTGTGAAAATTGTGGTTGCAAAATGTAATTAATTAAATATAAATAAGTTATGGGATGTGGATGTGGAAGAAGTAATATTACTTCTGTTAATAGAAATAGGGCTATAAAGCCTCAGTCGAATACGACACCTAAAGCTGATTCTAATGCGGCTTGTATTCAGAAATATGATGAACTTGCTGTGTTGGACAAGAAAATCATAGACCTTCATCGCAAGTTCAGGTTTGTAGGAGGTGTAAGTAAAAGGTATGCTGATATTCAAAAGCTGGTAAGAGGGTGGATTGTTAATTTGAAGAACGAGTGCCCGGATCCGGATGATCTTGCTACTTATTCTGAATACATAAATAAAGAATACGCCAGGTATTTTACCGTGAAATAATATGTCAGCTACCGGAAGTACACAGCAAATTCTTTTCCCTTCATCTTACTTATGTGAGTGTGCTGATCGTTTTATAGCATGTAAGGCTGATCAGTATCTACAATATCATAAGTATAAGGTAGGTATCAAGCCTGATATGGATACGGTTCTTAAAATAGATCGTATGAGAAGAATCGTATGTGAAGGGGAATGCGGGTTGTGCCCGGACGAGATTCAGAAATTTAAAGAAGAACTTAATAAGATCTTGTCATGAAAAAGATGTATTACAACAAGGAATACAGAAAAGCTTTCAAGAAATCTGACTGTCCGGAAGATCTTGGTTCTGAAGAAACGTTTATCGTTCATGAGGCTGAATTTTGTTCGGATATAAGCCAGGATGATGCAGATAGGAAAGCGGAAGAGTTTGCGGATAAAGAAGGTCCGTTGTATGCTAATAAAGTAGGTGGCTGTTGCGAGGTATATTATAACACAAGACAGGAAGGGGATTTCTTTAAAAATGATTGTCCTGATGGTCAAAAACAAGAACAACCCACACATCACGTGGTAGAGGCCGGGCGTGTATGGTCTAAGTTTAGTACCGAAATAGCCAACTACGAAGCTGCGAAGATTCTTGAGCAAGAAGGGCAGGCTGCCGCTAACGAATCTGGAGTATGTAAAACCGTTTATTACAACGAAGATCAACATGGTTGGTTTAGTAAACGTTGTAAGGAAGGATGGAAGGCTCCTGAGAAATACAGGAGGATATACGCTGGTACCGTAACGTCTTTCATTAGCGTTGATGATGCCAATGAAAAGGCTAAGAAGATACTGGAAGAAGAGGGCATGAAATGGGTTAATGAAAATACCAAATGCGAGCCTGTTGTTGATGAATGCAAATTTGATTTTTGAAAATGAGCAACGTAAAATTTAATCCGACAGAAGGTGAGAATGATAAACTGGTGTCGGTGTTTTCTGAAATAAATGAAGGTCTTGATACGACTTTGAATTACACTATTTCCGATGAAGGGAATAAGGCTAAGAAGAACATAGTCGTTAATCAAGTTGGTAAAAGGGAAAAGTTTTTATCGAAGAAAGGGGAGGAATCTGAGCCTTTTGTTTTGTCTGATGGTAATACTTTCAACGTTCTTAAAGAAGGTGCTTCGGGATCGGCATCCGCTTGGGCTGAGGATCAGCTTCCTCCAGAAGCCACGGAATCAGTTGGCGACAAAAGCCTTCTCCCTTCTTGGGATTTTTACCTTATAGACATGACTCAAAATACCGGAGATAAAGTGCGTCCGGTCGGGAAGCTTCGTAAGAATAATCTCCTTAGATTTGAAAACGGAGATTTTGCTCCTACGGTGGGTATAACCGAGGAAATGAGAGCCGAATGCGATGTGGAACTGTATTTGGATAACGGTCATAAAAATAAGTATTGTGATGCCGGAGCATTTGACGCTAAGGCTTTTTACGAAGAGTATGGTATTGGTCAAAAACTTTATAATGTATCAGGATCAGAGGTAAGGATTTTAAGACCTTGGGAGACTACTTCAAAGAATTATAGCATATTCTTAGGATGTAGCAAGAGTCTGTATGTAGCTGATAAGGTAGTTGGCAAAAGTGGGAAAATATGGTCTGGGGTGTACGACGCGGACACGGTTCCTATGCTGGACGGACTTGACCTGCGCCAGACGTGCCCTGTGCTGCCGCCCACAGCCTTATCTCCTGGACCGGTATGTACAGTAGACTCCAAGGCAAGATCTTTCTTTTTCTTGTATGAAGGAGAAACAAATTGTAAATCCGGAGCCGGAGTTGGTAACGCCTGCACGATGTTTCTAAATGGAAGAACTTATCCGAGAAGCAATGACGTAAATCAAATCAATATAGCTAAGTATTCGAGGGCTAATAACGTAGATCCTGAATCTTCTTATCCTTTTTCTGAAGGTGGGTTCTTGACCTTGAATGCTTATATCATATACCTTGAAATGCTGTATGGTACTAAATACTTGGTTAATCCAGATACTTTTGGATCAGGTATATCAAGTAACTCCGGGGTAGGTAATGATGTTAATTACCATAAATACGGAGGATTGAAATACCGTAAAAAAGGAGAAGATACATGGATGTATGCCACATGGAACAACAGTTCTTCTATTATCCATTATGAACCTACTAAAAAAACTCATTTCTCTTACCTCATAAATTCAGAGTATCCTAAAGAACAATGCATGGAAAGCCAGATGGCGGCTTCTTTTGCATTTGAAACAGGCGTAGAAGAAGGATCAGAGTTTGATTTTTATGGAGGAAAATACTGGTATAAAAACGTCCAGGGAGCCAAGAGTATGGCTGAAGGTCATATGAATGTTATTGTGTTTAAGGAAATGACCGGCACTATATCAGCCTTAAACGAAAATGACGAACCGGCAGAATTTGATTTGGAAGTTATTTTAAGGATGTCTTTGTACGATGGCATGAATTTGTCTGGAGACGTCTTTAGGTATTGCGGAGGAGGATACGAACAGGTAGGAACGCTTTTAAATGATCCTAATGTTACTCGTATAGGTAATACTATTGATATCTATATAGAGCCAGATCAAAAGAAATGGGGATATGAAAAACAGACTACAATCCAAGAAGGTAAGGTTTTTGATTTTGAATCTAAATATAAAAAGGTGGCAACTACCCAGAATTTAGGAGATAGTTTTGCTTTACACCGTATCCCTTATACCGGATGGAAGGATAAAAAAGGGGGAAGTATCGGAACAGGAGAATGTCTTTATACATGGGACAATTGCTACTGGGCTTCAGCTATCGGTTCCAAGACCAGAGTGGCTGCTCGTCTCGGCGGTAATGCGCCCTATGGCAATTGCTCGCCTCGTATTCTGTATGCGACTTCCGTCGCTTCTACTGCGAGTCGCGTCTATTGCGGCCTTGCCCAGTTGTTATTAGACGTCAGTCAACCGCAGGTTTGATGGGTGCAACCCATTGATGGCGCAGCCATCATAAGCGCAGCGCTAAGGCGCAGCCTTATATACTATATCACGGCGCAGCCGTATCTTGTCAATATAACAAATTGTTTTGTAGCTATAAAATATTATACATATATTTGCAATGTCATTAGACAACAGAGGTAGTTAACATTATAAACAATAAAAATCTATTCAATGAAATTCGTTAGTCTGCTAATAAGTCTTACATTGGGATCTGACCTCTGAAATAGCAAATAACGGTTGAGAAAAAGGTTAAAAAGAATTGGCTGCTCGTTTCGGCGGTAATGCGAACAATGGCAATTGCTCGCCTCGTAATCTGAATGCGAATAAAATAAATCCGAATAATTTATTATTTTAATCGTAGTAATCATTATATTTGCCATGTGGATATAATAATTGATACATAGGACTGTAAAAAAATGTAATGCATGCAACGAGGTGAAATCTGTATCTGAATTTTATTACATAAAGGGTCATGGCTATCAGTATATGTGTAAAGAGTGTCAAAAAAAGTACGGAAAAGAATACAGGATTAAAAAGAAAAAAAATGCGAATAATAACATAGAATACATTGATTGACTTCTTTTTGTGATGGTGTGGATAAAAAACACTATCTTGCACCAAAAAAAAAGAAAGTCATGAACTCATGTAACACTTGTAAAGATGACAGATCTGATATTCTGAGATCTAATATCTGTATCGGGTCTGATCCGTGTAATGACTGTACGGACAATTGCGAAATTCTTCCAAAAGAATGCGATTGCCCGTATGGTCATTTAAGCGATCATTGCATTCATTATACAGGATGCAAGACATTCATATCCAAATTAACTCCAGGTATGCCTTATAATGAGGTTATGCATAATATAGAACTTGTTTTCGAAAACATAGATAAGTTTTTGGATAGGATGGTTGAAGAAAATACGCTTCTAAAACAAAGGGTTGAACAACTTGAAAAACAACTTCAAAATGGAAAAGAGTGCACAAATTGGTGAGGACTTAAGTGGTAAACACGTATATGTTCCACATGTGGACGAGACGCCGGTGCCATGTCCGGACGGATACACCTGCACGAACTGCGTGTACTGCGCTGACGGCATCAACGCTGGCTACTTCAGTCTGGCTCAGAAATCTGATCTTACGGCTTTAATCAATGCAATGATATGCCGTATGGAATATCAGGATAGGGAAATAGAATTTTTAAAACAAAAAATAAATATTTTGAGTAACAATGGCAATAACAGGTAACGGTTGTTTTGGCAGTCATGGTGGGTGCGAACGCCCGCATCATTGCAATATTCCTTCTTCTAACATATTCTATGATGGAGAAACTATAGAAGAAGCTGGTTTGTATCATGGTATGCCTTTAGACAGGGCTTTGGCTAATTTAGCCAAATACGTTTCAAGGGGTATTAATGTAAGTGGATCTGTCAATACAGAAGTGTTTGACGGTACTTCTCATGTGGTTCTAAAGAAAGATCCGGCAGAGATTTTGCTTGTGTCTTATTGCGGGGGTGTCGTGCCTTCTGATATGTATAAAGTCCAGGGTCGTACTGTTAGGTTCTGCCGGGATATGTGTCAACAAGATGAATTTGCTGAAGTGAGGGTCGTGTACCGAGAAGAGGCAAATAGTTCTTATGGGTTCCATTGTTAATTTAGGAGGATGAGAAATGGCAGAAAAATGCAAAGGATTTATATGTGGGGGTAATCTCGTTGATGGCTCTGTGCCTTCTGATAAGTTAGATAAAGAAACCATTATCGAGCTTATTAAAGAGATTCTGAAAGAGGAAATGCACGAATCTTGGCTTAAGGAAATAATAGAAACCATACTTAAGGAATCTATTGATTCGGATTGGCTTCGTGAGTTCTTTAAAGAAGTTCTTAAAAAATATGCTAAAGAGGAATGGTTTAAGGACATTATCTGTGGCTTAGGATGTGTAGGTGTACAAGAGATATTCGACGTTATTCCTACTGACATAACATTTGAAGCTACAGGAGGTACGGCTACGGTACAGGTGGTTGTCGATGATGGAGTTGAATGGGAGTTGACACTTTAAATTAGGGAGGATAATTATGTCGAGAGAGAAAATATATAAGATGGATGATGGTTCTTGGCTTACCTCGGACAAAAAGGAAGGTGTCGGTCGTGATAAAATGAATTTCGATGCTCCATCTTGGAAAGGAAGGGAAGATAGGATCACTATCCGAATTGTGAAAAAATCCGATACTGAAAGTATGAAAGCTATTACTTTCAGGCAAAAAGGCATTAAAATCACAGAAGTCTCGGTTAGCAGGCTGGAGTTCCCTATATCTGGTGGAGATAAGCAGATCCTTATTACTACCAACGCCGCTTCGATCAATGCCCTTATTACGGGTGAGAAAGATATAAGGGGTGTCATAAAAGCATTTACTACCGCTTCCGGTCTTAATATTGACGTCAATGATATTAGGCTTGATTATGGTTTCCCTGGTGATCCGGGTCTTGAAGACACGTTCCAGGTTTCGATGATTGTTTCCATGCCTGGCAATGAGGATGGGAATGAAGTTAATGAGAACATAACTATAAATGGTGTACTGATTCCTATTTATCAACCCGGAAAGGTCGTTCCTTACATTAAATTGGATAAGGAATTTGAACAGGTTGAGGGTGATGAAACAAGCACGCAGTTAAGTATAGAAAGTAATATAAAAGATTATGTTATTGAAATAGTTGAATGCGAGTCTGTGGATAAGGAGGAGATTCACCTGGACAAGGATGTTGTTGATCTTGATTCAGATGGATCACCGGAGGTAATCAACGTAAGTACAAATCCTGAAAATTTAAGATGGAGGATTAAGAATGAAAGTAGATAATTGTTGGGCGAACATAGATAAGAAAGAAGGCGGTCTTAACAGTAAGGTTAATATTTACTTTGATGAAAATGATACTGGTGCCAACAGAAGTGTCAAGATAAGGGTGTCTTCCAGGGACGGTAGCGTATCTGAAGAATGTACGTTAGTTCATAAGAAAAAAGAACAGGTAGTTTATAGAAATAAAAGACAATCGGCTCTTTTCACAAAAGAAGGATGTAATTCTGAGACAGAGAAAGGGGAAGAGCTTGAGTACGTTGTTGAGGTCGGAAAATACACATCTATCATATCTCAGTCTGATGCTGATGACAAGGCTATGAAAGATATTGAGCAAAATGGTCAGAACTGGGTTAATGAGCATGGTCGTTGTATAACCATATTATGGTACAATGTCAAGAAATCAAAGTCGTTTAGAAAGAACGATTGCGATCCTGATACCGAAGAAGGAAGTTTGGTTACGATGACAATCGAAGCCGGGCAATTTTCTTCTACCATAAGCCAAGAAGATGCCGACCGTAAGGCTGAAGCTGAGTTGAATGCCAAAGGTCAAGACTATGCTAATTCTCATGGTACTTGCAATACCATAAAATGGTACAACGACAGGAAATCCAAGATGTTCCAAAAGACAGATTGTGAGGTGACTGAAGTTGGATCTATGGTAGAGTACGTTGTAGAAGCCGGCCGCTTCTCTTCTTCTGTTTCTAAGGAGGATGCTAATCAGAAGGCTTTGGATGCCTTGGAAGCTGAAGGTCCAGGTTATGCTAATGAGCATGGTACATGTGAAACAAATTTATGGTATAACGTAGAGAAGTCAAAAGTATTTTATAAAAATAACTGTGAAGATGGATTTATCGGAGCGCCTTACACTTACACAGTAGAAGCCGGTAAATACACATCAGACGTAAGTCAAGAAGATGCTGATAAGAAAGCTCTTGATGATATAGAGAGAAACGGCCAAGAACAAGCCAACCTTAATGGTGAATGCATTGAGGATCCTAATTATTTTATAGGAAAGGCTTCGGCTCGTGTTCAGAAAAATGATTGCGATGCCGAATCTCAGACCGGAAGCTTCGTTGATTTGACTGAAAAGGATCTTGCTGGATACCCAGATGCTTTTGTGTCAAGGGAAAGCCAGGAGGCAGCTAATGCGCTGGCTGAAGCTGCTATGGAAGAACAGAAACAAGATCTTGCAAATAAGAAAGGTACTTGCATCGATAAAGATCAGTTTGTTGGTGTATATAGCAAGGTATTCACAAAAGACAATTGTGAAGGAGAAGGCGTAGGCTCTCAGGTAACAGTAGACCAAGACGATGTAACCGGTGGTCCTTTTACTTCATACGAAAGCCAGGAGACGGCTAACGCGCTCGCTCAGGCTGCTGTCGAGCAACAGGGCCAGGCCATAGCCAACCGGGACGGACATTGCACGTGGACTGGTAAATACAGTGAAGAATTTACCAAAAACGATTGTAATGAAGGTCAGGTAGGGTCTAAGATTACTGTAACCGAACAAGATGTTGTTGGTGCTCCTTTCACATCTACCGTAAGCCAAGATGATGCTAATAACAAGGCCAAGGCTGCTGTCAAAGAGCAAGGTCAGGCTATTGCCAATAATAAAGGGAATTGCGAAGATATGACGGTCTATACCGGTCATTACAGCAAGAGATTCGTTCCCGAATGCGAGGCTTGTCATAAAGGTGTAGAGATGGAGGTTACGGCTGAGATGGTAAATGGAAGCCCTGTTACATCAACAGAAAGTCAAGAGGCGGCAGATACAGAAGCTCGTAGGATCGTAGAAGAAGGCGGTCAGGCTTATGCTAATAAAAACGGTAACTGTACGCCATTAAGCACCGAACCTGTATGGGAAGACGTAGAACCGGAAGAACTTAGATGTAGCGAAGGTAAGTCTCAGAAAAAACAGCGTGACACCAATGAATGTTCTGAAACTCATAATCAAGAACGTTGGGTGGACGGCGGAAATAAGGTTTGTAGCTGGACCGGTCATTATTCAGAAACGTTCCAGAAGAACGACTGTGAGATACCGGATTCAGGAACAGAAGTAGAGGTAAGTGAAGCTGATGTTGAAGGCAATCCTTTTACTTCTTTCGTAAGTCAAGAAGATGCTGATAATAAGGCTAAGGAGGCTGTTAAAGCCCAAGGACAGAACATTGCCAACCAGAAGGGTAAATGTAGGTTCGTAGGTGTATATAGCAAGGAATTTACGAAAGATAATTGCGGATCATGTCAGCATGGCGTTCCGATGAGCGTAACACAAGACATGGTAGGTGGACCGTTCTATTCCAATGAAAGTCAGGAAGAGGCAAATAGGCTGGCTCAGGAAGCCGTAGAAGCCCAGGGTCAGGCTTACGCTAACAAGAACGGAACATGTGAAACAGATAACACCGATCCTGTATGGGTAGATTCCGAGCCGCTCGAAACCAAATGTGAAGGTGGTAAATCTTATAAAAAACAGGTTAATACCAACGAATGTTATGGTGGAGAAGATGAACGATGGGTAGAAGGTGGTGGAAAGGTTTGTACCTGGACCGGAACATATAGCAAGCAATTTACAAAACAGTGTGCTGATGGAGGTGTCGGATCTGAGGTTACTATAGACCAAGACGATGTAACCGGTGGTCCTTTTACGTCTACCGTAAGTCAAGAAGACGCAAATAGTAAGGCTCAGGCTGCCGTTGAGGCCCAAGGTCAGGCTCTTGCTGACGCACAGGGCACTTGTACTTGGACCGGTAAGGCAAGTAAGGTTTTCACCAGAAACAATTGTGGAAGCTGCCAGCATGGTTCTTCTGTTACCGTAACCCAAGATGAAGTGGGTGGTCCATTTACGTCCAATATCAGTCAAGCTGATGCTAATAAGAAGGCTCAAGATGCTGTAAATTCCCAAGGTCAGGCAGTAGCTAATAAGAATGCTGATTGCTTGCCTGATAGCACAACACCTTCTTGGTCGGATACTGGAAGCACCCGTTGTGACGGGTGTACGTCTCAGAAGCGACAACGTGACACCAATCCATGCTCTTCTTCTTATAACGACACAAGATGGGTTAATGGAGGTGGAGAGTCTTGTACTGACTGGTCTTACTATGGAACAGGAGACTGCGTAGGTCATACTCAGTACAATGCTTATCGTGATAGTTGCTCTGGTAGCATAGATCGTCAATATTCTGTAAGTTGTAGAAATTGCTGTAATTGCGGATCTTACGGTTCTTGGCAAGAAAATGGATGTAATGGAACCAAAACTAAGTTTATTCGTTACGATGATTGCGGAAATTCTGATACTAAAGAAGAGTATGTTATTGGAAGTTGCGGATATGCACCATATGAATTTCAGTTCCATGATGGAAGAACGAGCAAGTCAAGGTCTGTAACTGGAGAATCTCAGAATATTGAAGAAGTTATCATAAGTACTAAGAATGATTCATATATAGGATATTCTGTTAAATCGAAACCTTCTTGGTGTTCTGTTGATTACAGAGACCAGACATCTGAAAGCATGAAGGCTGTGGTGACATTATCTGCCAATACAACATCTTCTTCCAGATCTGGTGACATTGTTTTTGTTCAAAATGAATCTGGAAAGACTGTTACTCTTAGCATCACACAAGATGTTGCAGTTACTTACGAATTTAGTACCAACCAAAGCACTTGGAATGCCGATGCAAATGGAGGTACAAATAACTCATATTTATGTATTCAATTAAAAAGTAAAAAGAATGGAAGTAAGATAGGATACGCTGTATCATCTAAACCAAGTTGGGTTACAGAAGTTACAGAAAAACCATCAGGAGTAAGTTGTCCTGTTTTGTCAGGTTATGATTATTCATTTGTAATAATCTCATCCGCAAACAGCTCTTCATCTTCCAGAAGTGGCACTGTGACATTGAAGCAAAATGAGTCTGGGAAGACTGTTAACATAACAGTCAACCAAGAAGGCAAGGCAGAGGCTAAGCCTGTTCCGGCGCATATTGTATTGAAAAACGGCTCTTGGGCTACATATAGGAGGGATAAAGTTTCTTATAACCCTGGCGCCGGTAAGTGTATTGCCGGATTCGAATGGATTGGTGATGAAAATGGAAATATCCGAATCTACACCTGTGATATTAAGGTGGTGGATGCTAATTATCGTGAGATATCTGGAGCTACTATAAGCATCGGAACAACAACCCAGAGAAGACAATCCGGAAGCTCTTGTTCGTATTTCGGGGCCGTTAATGGAGGAATATTAGCCGGATATGTTCATTCTGGAGATGAGAATGGATATACTACATGGTATATACGAACTATAAACGTGTCTTACGAAGGCAAAGTGTATAAGACCGCTACTGTTAGGCAGTATGAAAAACAAAATATCTCCAAGAAAGGTGGTGTTTTCAATGTATATAATGAATTTCCTGCTTCTTACAACTTTATCGTAGATGGAGCTGAGTGTGGTGATGAAAATGGTACTTTGAAATACGCTTATTCTCAAATGGATCTTAATCCAGCATAATTAGCAAGGGGAGGGAATTTAGTTCTCTCCCCTTGAATATTTTAGATTATAATATTGTGTTTTAAGTATTGTCTATTAGAATAAAAATGATTAATATTGCACATCATTCAATTTTAAATTTTTAGTATCATGGCTTGTAAAAAGAAAGCTCGTCAGGGTGGGGAAGTTGATAAAAAGGACAAACCCAAAATGCGTCAAGGCGGTAGTGTTGGCGGTAAGATGAAAAGAAAGAAGACGAGCACTAAAAAGTGATTGAAAACCAGGGGAAGGTGCTGATCGCCTTCCCCATTTTAATAACATAACAACAACATATTATGAGCAACAAGTTTATTAGCAAAGGACAGAGGAATGTCTGTGTGACGTTTGTGAAGTATTGTAACAGATAGTTGAAAATAAATAAATGCAATGAATATTCAACGAATTTGTTCATTGCATTTATTTTTATTTTATATTTGAGATATGAAATACAAAGTGAGTACATATGCAAAGATTCATGGGGCTACAATGCGTACCGTATGGAATTGGATAAATAAAGGAGAACTTGAAATTGAAAGAACTTCTACAGGAAGAGTACGCATCGTAGTTGATGAAAATAAAGAAAAGACAATCGCTGTATATGCAAGAGTTTCATCTTCTGAAAATAAGTCCAATTTGATAGCTCAAAAAGACAGAGTTGTCTCCTACTGCATGGCGAAAGGATACAAGATAAGTAAGGTTGTAATGGAAGTAGGAAGCGGATTGAATGACAAACGTCCTAAATTAGAAGACCTTTTGAAGGACAATTCGATAGACATCATAGTTGTTGAGCATAAAGACAGGTTTTCGAGATTTGGATTTAATTTCATACAAACTCTTCTTAACATAAACGGAAGATCAATAGAGGTTATCAACCAAGCGGAAGATGATAAAGAAGATATAATGTCCGATCTTATCTCTATCATAACCTCGTTTTGCAGTAAAGTGTACGGACTTCGTAGGTCGAAAAGGAGAACAGGGAAAATAATAGAAGAACTTTCTAAAAAGGATAGTGTTGAAAAATGAATCTTGTTGAAAGACATATAATTAAGAAGAGCGACACGAGATACAAGGAATTGGATAATATATGCTTTTTATCCAAAAACTTGTACAATGCTACTTTATATGCTTTCAGACAACATTATTTCAATACGGAAGAGTTCTTGGGATATCTTTCTTTAAATAAAGAGTTTGTCTTATCCGATAATCCTGACTATAGGGCACTTCCTTCAAAGGTTTCACAAGCTACGATGAAAATAGTCGAGAATAACTACAAGTCGTTCTTTGCTCTCAAAAAGAAAGGTGAAAAAGACGCAGAAATCCCAAAGTACTTGAAAAAGAACGGTAGATTTCCGGTTTATTTTACATATCAAGCTGTTTCTTATAAAAGCAGAGAAAGATACTTAAAGTTATCCGGTACCAGCGTTTACATAAAAACGGATAGGAAAGCCATCCAAGTTAGAGTGATTCCGAAAGGTGATCATATCGTAGTCGAAATCGTTTACAAAGCAAATGAATGCAAAGCGAAAGAAGACAATGGGATTTATGCAGGAATTGACATAGGATTGAACAATCTTGCAACAATCGGATTTAATAACGGAAAAGGATTGATTATAAACGGAAGACCTTTGAAATCAATCAATCAATATTACAATAAGAAGAAAAGCGAACTTTCTTCAGAACTTGAAAGGAGGAATAAAAGCAAAAATAGCAAAAGACTTAACAGACTCACAACAAAGAGAAATAACAAAGTGAAGGATTATCTTCATAAAGCGAGTACTATGTTAGTTAATCAATTAATTTCCAACAATGTTTGCAAAGTAGTAATAGGCAAAAACGATGGGTGGAAGAAAGAAATTAACATAGGAAAACGAAATAATCAGAACTTTGTAAACATCCCTCATGCTGTTTTCATTGAAATGGTTTGTTATAAATGTAAGCTAAATGGGATTGAAGTTGTTTTAAGAGAAGAAAGTTACACTTCAAAATGTAGCTTTATTGACAACGAACCGATCAAAAAGCATGATTCCTACGCAGGTAGAAGAGTTAAAAGAGGGTTGTTTAGATCAGAAAATGGAACATTCATAAATGCTGATTTAAACGGAGCTCTCAATATTCTAAGAAAAGAAGTCGGAGAATTTAATTATAATCCGATAGAGGTTTGTAGTTCACCAAAGAAACTCCGAATAGGACTTTCTTAAAGAAAAGCATATTTCTTTGAATTTCATTGAAATATGTAACTATTATCCTGTGTTGATGCAGGTTATTATGTTAGCCAGCATTTTTGATGAGTTTTATCCTTTTAGTATCACTAATTGGCTGTATCCGATATTAGGTCATTCTCTATCATGGGACCTATTTCTCTTGGCTTTTTCAAGAATGTTCAGGTTTTGTATATGGCATAGGTTATTGATCTATAGTATGATTTTTAATATCTGTGTAGAATGGGTTACGGTTAATATTGAGATGCCTATTGAACACAATATCGTAGTGTGATCTGTTATGGCTGTTACTCTTTTGATAATCATTGCCTCTATTGTTTTAAGATTTAAAACAGGATTTTCGCGAATAATACATAATTTATGCAAATCATAAACATTTGTATCGTATTATGTATAATAGCCAAAAGCTATTCCGATTATTAGCCTAAGTGTTGAAACAAACACTACGTTATTTAAGAATAGATAGTTACCTACGGATGTTTGCCCAAGTTCGTAGCTCTAAGGTAAGTGATTAAACAATGGTTGTATTCGAGCTATAGTGTTGCTTACGAAAAACCTTAAATAACATTGGCGATGGGTACTAACAGAGTTTTACTCTGACTTATGTTGAATAAACATTAAAAACGTTTGTAGATATGGTGTACGTACAAGACATAAATGGTAAACCTCTGATGCCAACAACGAGGCATGGTAAGGTTAGGAGACTGCTTAAAGACAAAAAGGCAGTCGTTGTAAACCTATGTCCGTTTACCATCAAATTAATGTACGTAACATCTGATTACAAACAAGAAATTGTATTAGGCGTTGATGCTGGAACTAAGCATGTTGGTTTATCAGCAACGACGAAAAGCAAAGAACTTTACAGTAGTGAAGTTATTCTTAGAAATGATATCGTAGATCTTTTGTCTACCAGAAGGGAGCTACGAAGATCAAGACGAAATAGATTGAGATATAGAAAACCTCGTTTCGATAACAGAGTAAAAAGTAAGCGTCCAGGATGGATAGCACCTTCGGTGAAGTACAAAATAGACGCCCATATTCGCGTTGTTGAAAATGTTTGCTCTATACTACCAATATCTCGTATTGTTATTGAAGTGGCTCAATTTGATACTCAAAAGATTAAGAATCCTAATATATCGGGTAAAGAATATCAGGAAGGTGATCAACTTGGATTTTGGAACACAAGGGAATATGTTTTAGCAAGGGATGGGCATAAATGTCAGTATTGTAAAGGAAAATCGAAAGATAAGATCCTTAATGTCCATCATATTGAATCCCGAAAAACAGGAGGTGATTCCCCATCTAATCTTATTACCTTATGTGAAACCTGTCATAAGGAATACCATAAAGGTAATATAGATTTAAAAATTAAGAGAGGCAAGTCGCTTCGCGACGCAGCCGTAATGGGAATAATGAAATGGAGATTGTATGAAGAAATAAAGTCTAAATATGATAGAGTTTCTATGACTTTCGGTTATGTTACAAAATACAATAGGATTAATCATGGTTTTGAAAAATCTCATGTTTCCGATGCTTTTGTTATTTCTAAGAATTTTAATGCTATAAGATTAGGATATTATTATAAAGTAAGATTAGTAAGAAGACATAATCGTCAGATACATAAACAAAAGATTCAAAAAGGAGGGATTAAGAGGCTAAATCAATCTCCTTTTGAAGTTTTTGGTTTCCGTTTGTTTGATAGGGTTATGTTTGAAAACAGTTATTACTTTATATTTGGAAGGCGTAAAACCGGTAGTTTTGACATTCGATATATTGATGGTAAAAACCAGAAGAATGTCACATATAAGAAGTTGAAATTATCAAGGTGTAAACGTTTTATGATACAAATGGAATTAAATAAAAAAACACGGACATGTTTTGAAAATGAAAGAAATTCTGACAGAGACGCTGCGTAAAAGCGGTGCGGCGGTATGCGATAAGATAAAGGAGATGTTTTTAAGCGGGGAATGCGATCATCTTACAGCCAACGATCTTGAGACATGGACGCAGCTTGCTAATCCGGCTAAGTACTATACCGGAGAAGAGGTTGTTTCTTATCTTAATGTAACTTCTAAAAGATTTTATGAATATCGTAAGGCTAAGTTGGTTCCTGATCCGGTTAAGATAAAGGGATTCCCTAAACCTTTATATACGAAGGTTATGTTGGATGAGGCTATAAAAACCATATCCGGCATGAGTGAAAGAGATATTTATATGAGGATCTTGAATGCTAAATCAAGAGAATCAAGAGCAAAAGAAAGGAGGGGAGCATGATCACTAATGGTGAATTTGTATCAAGAGTCGTAAACGGTATTCATGCCCTTGACAAAGATTCGCATGTTAGTCGGAGATGGATATTGAATATCGGTAGAACTAAAGCCGAATCTTATACAGCACAGAGGTGGGATGACGGGACGTTACTTGGTGACCACCGGCTCCTAACTTACGTTACTTGCCTGGAGATGATTGAAGTTGATAAAATAGTTTGCTGCGATGCCGAATTTGCGTTATGTAATACTTTGATGCGGTCAAAGCATAAGCTTCCAGGGCTTCTTTATTCTGCCCTTAGACCGGCTATTACTAAGGTGACTAACGTAGATAACACTATATTTTTTAAGTTCGCTGAAATAAAGTCGTATCGCAATGAACAAAAAAGACCGTATGCTAAATACGTTAAAGAACGTCGTCCTTTTTATTATGTAGAAAACGACTATATTTATATACCGGATTTCCATATAGAGCTTATTAACGTAGAGTTCTTTACAACAAGAAGAAAGAAGGCTCTGGAGTTAATGGCTTGTGATCCTACACCTAAAGGGTGCGAGTCTGAATGGGAATACGAATTTATCTGTCCTATCAAGCTAATTGAGTACGTGGTAGCAGAGACGATAAAGGAAGTAGCGTTCAGGCTACAGATTCCTGTTGATGAAAATCCGAATCTTGATTCCAATCAGAAAAGTCAAATTGTTCAGTGATTCTTTTTATTGGACACCCGGCCATAGTTATATAGTTTGGCCGGGTGTTTTTTTGTACTATTTCAATGCAAGAACAGGGTTTCCCCATTTTCTTTTCCATTTATCTCCGAGGTAATTTATCAAAGAATTGTAATCTTTGATAAAATCGTCATCAATAACAGAGGCTATGACGTTCTCTATAGCTATTATGTCATTGAGCTCATCTTTGCTGGCAGTATTCCTTATCCCATCTTCGTGTTTATTAAAAACAATGAAATTAATAGCTTTAGCAACTCTCTTTATATTGTCTTTCAAGTCATTCTTGTTTGGAACTATTTTGCTTATTGCGCTACACATCCTAACGTATGCATCGCCGGCTTCGTTCCGGTTTTCTATCAAACCATCTGTGAGCCAAATGACAACCTCTGCGTAAATTTCTGGATCCATCTCTAATGCAATCATAACAAACAGATATGGATTGACAAACCATTTTTGATCTACTCCTTTTCCTTTTTTGTAGGCAAGGTCTAATTTACCAAGATCCATTACACTGCTGATATTCAGGATATTATCTTTGAGTCCGAGATTTCTCCTACTCAATAAGTCCCTGTCATTCAACTTATTAAAAAGCTCGAAACATCTCTCCCTAAAAGAAGAAGTTAGCATTATTTCGTTAATCCATCTTTCTTTTAACCCTTTTTCTTTTCTTTTTTTGTTCATGGCCGATACGGCGTCTGTTATACATATGTAACCATCTTTAGACATAACAGACACGTTCATTCCTAACAAAACTCGATCTTTTGATTGTAAAACAACATTTGATTTCATAACTTTACTACGATTTTAATTTTGTAAAATATAAGTCTACCTGTCCGTGAGGATCGGTAGACTTTGCAAATATAGAATAGTATTTTGACGCAACAATATATTCTAATGTTAATTATCTGAAATGTATAATTTTAATTTTTGAATTATGAAAAGAACATCAATACAATCACCGTATTTTGCAGCTTACTACCATCGTCTTATGAAGAGAAAGAATGGTTTTAAGAAAGGCATGATAAGAGACAGAGGAGAGATTTTAAGACTGTTGTCTATTATATGGAAAACCGTATCAGAACATTATGTGGAAGCTGATGCTGGTGTTTACGTAGATAACGTGGGCTACTTATGCCATGTGCTTATACCGGGCCAGCGCTTTACCGTCAGGCGGGACCTGGACATCGTGAGCAGGCTCGGCACCAACGGCTACCTCTACAACCACCTGGCTATGGATTTCGCAGACTCTAAAAGATATTACCATTTTGTAATACAAGATAGCTTGAAAAAGAAGTTAAGGGTTAAAATGAATAAAGGACGAAGATACCGATTTATGTACAATGAAATACTTGCCAAAAGAAGGGTGTTTAAAGATTTCCAGATTAAGAGAGTTTTCGAAGATAAAGAATTAGGACATAGAAAGTCGTAGAAAAAAAAAGTAGCGATCACCCTTTGTGGATACAGGATAATCGCTACTTTTGCATATCCGTCTACTTTCTCAAGCGGACGGATATAATGCTAACAAAATATCTTTATACAAATAAAGCTCTATGGAGGCAAAGGTAAACAATTTTCAAAACAATGCGAAGGGTAGTAACATTATTTTGACGTCAGAATCCAACGAAATGGATTTATCTGTAAAATTATCTAAAATTTTTAGCTATAATGGCCATAATGTTTCTTTTATAAAAACTTCTTATGGTATATTGTTAAATGCCACGCAGATGGCAAAAGCATTCAATAAGAAACCTGCCGAGTATCTAAGGTTGCCGTCTGTAAATCAATTAATTAAGTCAATGGTGGGATTTTCCCACCTTTTCTGAGAATCAGATAGTTACAACCATGTTTGGAAGTCCTGAAAATGGAGGAGGTACATGGATGTTTGAAGATCTCGCCATAGATTTTGCGAGATGGTTGGATACTGATTTTAGATTATGGTGTAACTCGAAGATAAAAGAATTTTTAACATCAAACTTGGTTTCTATTCCAAATTTTACTAATCCGGCAGAAGCAGCCGAAGAATGGGCTAAGCAGTATCGTAGAGCTCAGCAAGCGGAATCCATTGCTTTGGCTGAACATAAAAGGGCGGAGCAAGAAAGAATGGAAAAAGAAATAGCTGTAAATACGTTAGAAGAAAAGAAAGGGGATATAGAGTTTTCTGAGTCATTTAAAAAGGTGGATCATGAAAACATGTGGCTAATCAGAGATGTGGCGAAGAAGCTTGAGCAGAATGGAATCATCATCGCAGAAAAGAATCTTCGTTTGTTTCTTGAGGAAGTCAAGTTTATGTTCAGAAATGGGCAGGGTAGATGGGAGTTATACAGTGACATTGTCAAAAATAAGTTTGGTGTTTATCGATCATATTTTGTTGACAAATATTCTGGGGAAAGAGTTAATCAGCAAACCATCTACATGACTGGTGCCGGATATGAAGTCACACTTAAGGGGATAAAGGAAAAGTGTAGGAGCCTTTTCTTGAAGTACGGCAAGTTTGAAGATCCTAACTTTTGAAAACACAAAATAGGGCGTTATACATATTATTTATATCTTTGTGGAGGTCAGGTTCGTTTCCTGTCCTCCATTTTTTTTAAGAGATGACAGTCGAAAATTATATCATAGAGTTAAAATCGTCTTTAAGATCATTTGACAAGCGTGATCTGATAGATGAGGTATCCATCTACAAATGGGTAGAAATTGCCCTGAAGAAGTTTGGAGGCGATATTACTATGCGCAAAGAAGCGGTAGTGGATGTCAAGCGAGGGCAGGCCCGTATGCCTGGTGATTACTTTGATCTTATTCTGGCTTTTAAATGTGATTTTAAAGGATATGAGGTGCCAGAAGGTGACAAGGTGATACCAGAACTTCAAAATACAATAGCCTGGAAAGAACGCACCGAAAGAAGTTATAGGTGGTGTTCTTGCGATGAATGTTGTAAAGACGAATGCGAGAAAGTGATAGTTGAAAAATTTTATATTAACACCTACGATCGCGATCATGAAGTTCGTTGCTATTATGACCGGCCGGTAATGTTAGGTCTTGCCAAGCCTATGCTTCGTGATTCTTGTTTAAGTAAATGCCGGAATAAGGTAATAAAGGATAGTCCGTATGAGATAAATATCGTAAACGGATTCCTGTATGCTAATTTCGATGGTCCTATTTACATGCAGTACCGGTCTCTTCCTTTCGACGGAGAATCTAATATAATTATACCAGACACGCCTCAAGGTCTGGTATTGGATTATGTAGATAATTTTGTAAAGATGAGATTCTTTGAGGAACTGATGTATAATGGAGAAGCACAAGGGGCTGCCGATTTGTTCAAGTTGTATGCACAGCAAGATTTGGTTAAGCTGAAAAATGCTAAGACCGAACTTAAGATGATGGGTATGACATTGAAAGGCATGTACGAACCTCTTAGACGGCGCCGTGCTGAGTTTGAGATATATACTAAGGCGTATCCTGTAATTGACAATATACTTAAATTGGTATGACGGAAGTAGTTCTATTTATATACTTGTCTGGCGTTATTGCATCTATGATTGTTTGGTCAATCAGGCAATTTAAAGGAGATGCGAGTTTGGTAGAGACAATGTATTGCCCGATAGTATTTTTGTCGAGTTGGATATACGTATTCGAAATATTTAAAAAATAAACAAAATGTTAGAAGTTGGTGCAAGCGAAATAGTAACTGCCGATAAAATGAGAGGCGTAGGACCGGCAAATATTATCTTCACAGCCGGCCCTAATCCGGTAGCCGAAGATCGTAGAGGCGTAGCCAAGGTAACGGCTGGTGGAGAGAGTAAGAACGTTACAATCACACAAGCTGCCGGAGAGCAGGTCGTTGTAATTCCTGAGTTCGATTATCTTGTTCTTAGGTATGGATGGGAATCAGAAGACGGCTCCGATTTTGATACTGCAACCGGTTTCACCAATACAGGCATCTCAGATGTAGATAATAAATACGTTGGATGGAGTAAGCAGTGGGCTACTACCCAACAACAGGTAGGTGATTACCTTGTTTATGGTGGTGATAACATGCAGTCCGGTCTTGAAGGTGCGCTCATTAAGATGAAGACCTTGCTATCAGCGCCTGGAATGGACGAGTCGGAACCTAATATCAATGCTGATATCTATGGTAATTGGTATGGAAATAGAGGGCGAGGAAATGTTGTTGTGTCTTTTACAGCCTACCTTGGAGGAGAGATGGTTAAACAAGGATTTAATTTCATTAATGAAGGAGGTACGGAAGTTTACTCCGACAGCATCACTACTAACGTTTCGGCTCATGGTGAAACCAATTACCAAAATATAAAAGGTTTGTACACTAAGATGGGTACGATGGTTTATAATAAGGAAAAGCGTGATTGTGTTATTGTTATAGGTTAAGGTGATGGAAAGTCTTTGGGATAAATACAATAGGATTAAGGAGGTGTTTTACCGGGATTTCGTTTATGATTCCAGCTACACAGAGCAGGCCTCGTGCATCCCACTGTCGTCGGTGAAGAACGGGGTAGGCTGGGTCGGCGACGGAACCATTAACCTGGCCCAGTATCTTCAGCTTGTATATACGGAAATGATTCTTGGTTACAAGACAAAAGATGATGTTCGTAATGCCATACTGGTGCTTACCCGTCTTGCCGATACTACTTATGATCTATTTTTTAATAACAATAAAGGTATTTATTTCAAATTCGAAAAAGGATTTTTCTTAAGAGACGATATCCATAGCGAAGATGCAAGCAAATTCGGTCTTACCAAAATAAGTTCCGGGTACACTAATGGTATAGAGTTAAAAGACGAAGATCCATGCTTCTCTCCATTCACTTCACAAGATCAGATCTGGAATCTGGCTCCTATATTAGCTTTCTTGTCAGAAAAAGGATTTGAAGAAGCCGGGCAAGTAGGATACGATATTTTTGAGTACGTTATTAGAAACAGACACAAGATATACAATCCTTATTATAGCGCCTTGCTTCATCATTGGACATTCCTTCCTGATATGGATACCGATAAGGTCAAGCCGTGGGATAGGGTTAGCAACCGTAACAAGAATCTTAAATACAAAGTTAAGGTTAAGAGAGGAGCCAACAACTGGTATTTTTCAGGAGGATTCAGATGGGCTTTTAAGAAGTTCGGAGGCGAGTGTAGTACATTCTGGCATTGCCTATGGTATAAGCCATTTATATTCTTAGCAGATAGGGTATATCATCCATACATATGTAAATGGTTTGGTATTAAAGTTAAAAACAATTCTTATTATTGTCTTGGATCCACAAATGAAAAATCATGGTACGGTCCTGGATTTAATAAGAGGCTGGTTAAGTTCTTTAATAAGTCTTTGGAAGGATCGGAGTTATTTATGCCTCATCTTGTCTTCTTGCAAGAAGCCGAATGCGTTGAAGGAGATAAACTCAGGGCCTATTTAGATAAATGGGAATGGGATGGTGTTAATTCACCTATTGAATTTTTGATATTGTGTAACTGGTACAAAATTAAATTTGGAAAATGAAAATCTATTACAATTCTAAGATAGCTAAGTTGTTTACGTTCATTGACGGCTATAAAACAATTATGCTGTTTGGAGCCGTATTTACCGAACGTGATGCCATATCATTAAAGGCAGAATATCATGAAGGGACGCATTGTAATCAATATCAGGCGTTGTTTGCTACGGGCTTTACAATCATCTCAATCATAGCATTAGTATCTGGTCTTAACGGCCATGCAGGATGGTGGATGTTGTGGCTGCTTACTATCCCGGTATTTTTGTACTATGTATGGTATCTGGTTGAATACCTAATAAGATTGTGTATATACCGGAATCACAAGAAAGCATATCACAATATCGTATTTGAAAGAGAGGCCTTCGATCTTGAAAATGACTGGAACAAACCTGGTATATTTAGAAGAGAGTCTGAAGGGTTTAGTTTCTTGAAATATTACAGAAAGGAGTATTATTGTGAGTAGGAGAAGATATTTTGAAGAACAAAGATCTGGTAATGGAGCTATTTATCATTGTGTAAAAACAGAAATAGAACCTGGAGATAAAATCAGATTATTTAATTTAATGAATAAAGTCAAATCCGATACAATTAGCCAGGATAAGATAAATAGTGTACTGAATCAACTTAGAGAAGGTACGGCTTTTAATATTCATACCCAGAGTCCAGTTTCTTTTTCGTTTTCAAGCACCTCTACCGGTTATGAACCAATGTCAATACGGATTACATTTGACCCGTATCCTACAAGTGAACAACAGGGTATTATATACAAGTTTCAGATAAATGACCAGAGGTACGTTTTTATGTTTTCTAATAGATACGATGGAATGAGAGATCTTATTAATAATGCAGATGAAGATGTTGATTGTATTACTTCTGCAACAGAGAAGAGTAGTATGTATCGCAATGATTCTTTCTTTGTATTTGTTTGATTATTTATATTAAATATAATTATATGATTTACAATAAGTTATTATATATAGGGGGGGGGTAATTCCTGATATATTATGAGGCGTCGTTTTTTTGATAAAAATAGGGAGCTTGAGGACTTTCTTATAAGGTTTTATCCGGCCGGTAATTACACATGGACGGTTCCACCTGGATGTACGGAGGTTGATGTGTTTCTTGTTGGAGCCGGTGGAGGATGTTCATATAATTTAGAATTAGGAACTCCTGGAGGCGGTGGAGGTGGCTATACTAAAACATATAAGAAGGATACCGCTGGATATAGAGATGGCAACGCGATAACTGTTACACCAGGACAAACTATTGAAATTATAGTTGGTGCAGGAGTTCGTGGCGCAAATGGGGGATATTCACAGTTTATGAGTTCGCTTTACCGGGCTGAAGGAGGCCATCTGTCTCAATGGAATGGAGACGGAAATGGTGGTTCGGGAGGTGTAGGGGTAGATAGATCTACTCATTCGGTCGGAGGCTCAGATGGTACAGGCAATGGTGGAACATTGGGGCAAGGACATACGACGCGTGATTTTGGGGAATCTAATGGTAAAAGTAATGCAGCAGGTGGGGCAAGCTCCTATAATAAATCAGGCGGGGAGACGTCTCAGCCGGGAACATCAGATTATACAGAAGGGAGTGGCGAAGGCAGTAATAAAAGTAGTTCTTTGGTTTCTGGCTGGAGTGCCGGACTTGGTGGTGGCGGCTACGGTGGTGGAGCTGGGGGAAATGCATCGGGAAAATCGACGAAAGGTGGCGATGGCACCGTCCTGATTAGGGGTAAAAGATATAAATCGTAAGTAGATGTTATGAGACGAAGATTTGAAAATGTTAATATGGCTATGGGTAATTGTTTCTCTCCTGTAATGGAAGGGAGTCAATTTCAATGGAATAATATTGTAGTTAATAGTCCGGTATATATAACTCCAATAAGAAGAAAGAAATTCAAGATAAGTTTTGGAGAATTTGATTTATCCAAAGTTTTGTCTAATGTATCATCTAATCGTGATATTATAATAAGAGATAAGTCTTCATATAGATTTCTATTGTTACTTCTGTCTGCTGATCATTCTAAATGCAGTTTGTTTAATAATCATCTAACAGTTAATACCCAGGATTTACCAAGATATATTTTTTACATTGATTTCGAACATGAGGAACTGTATTCATACAAAGACGGGGTTTTAGAAAGTAATGTGACGATAATGGATCCAGTTGATGATTATTTCTATAATTATATTGATATTCAAATAAGAAATTTCAATGATAATCCTATCCCCGATTTTTATGTAGGTGTGGTCGATAAAGTAGGAGATTGAAAATGTATTTCTTTTCTTCACCTACTTTAGAAATCCATGATTAAATCTCTTTTGCTATCTTTGTGACAAACAGTTATAAAATGGCAGCAGAAGATAACAGAAACATAGCGGTTCCTCAAACAGGTATGAATCGCGATCTGCATCCGTCGAGTCTTACGGATCAGCATTATACGTTTGCCTTGAATGCCAACATCGAATCCGAGGATGGTAATGTTGGGATGAGATCTAACGAGCATAGTAATCTTAAATGCATTGATTTCGATGGGTTTAAAGTTATTGGTTACAAGAATGATCTTACTTCAGGCAATATCTATTTTTTTATAACAAATCCTGAAACAGGCGTATCTAAGATAACTTATTTCAAGCCTGAATCCGATACAAGTATCTTATCCGATTCCGATATAGAATCTATGGTAGAAGGATCGGAGTCGTTGTGTTCTGGCATGAAGACCTTGCTGGAAGACAACGAGCAAGATCCGTGCCTTAATTTCTCTATCTATCATCCTATAAAAACCATAGAAATAAAGACAGAGAAATGTGGGAAATGTATTTACTGGACTGACGATTATAATCCTCCCAGGTATGTTATTGTAGACAAGGCTCTGACTCCTGATGATGAAGGTGATATATGGTATCATTATCATGGGTATAAGATATGCGATAAAGAATACGATAGGAAAAAGTTCATGCAGGAGAATGGTTGTTTTCTGGCATGTGAGAAACTTAGGGTGTTTCCGCTACTGGACCAGCCATGCGTAGAGCCAGCACAGATAGAGTACGGGGGCAGCCTACGTGCCGGCGTGTATCAGTTTGCTGTGGCCTTGTGCGATGAATTTGGCAACGAGAAAACTAACTATACTTCATTAACTAACCCTGTTCATGTATTTGACGAACAATATATTAGGATAAATGATGGTAAATGGGGAGAAAGAACTAATCTTGGTATAAGACTTAAGGTGTCTAATCTGGATAGGCAAGTCAGCCATTACAAGGTGGCTGTTATTCAGAATACTGTAGGATACAATGGCGAAACACAACCTGTAGTGGATTATTTTATAGAAGGTATTCATCCTATTACAGAGAAGACCATATACTATTATTCTGATCTTAATAATAAGAGGACAACATTTGAACATATTTCTTTAAAAAGAGCCATATATAATACATCAAGAGGAATAGTGTCAGTCGGAAACCGTCTTCTTCAATATGGTCTTACGGCAGAAAAAGAATGGAATTTACAGCCTGTAGTTTCCCTCATGGGTCATTTCTTGAAATGGCAGGCGTCTGTAGCCCACGAAGATTTATATAAGGATGGTAATGCTTGTTCGTTGTATGTGGGATATATGAGGAATGAAGTGTATCCGTTTTCTATCTCGTTTAAGACATCTACTGGTTATAAAACTCCAGCATTCGTTCTTGTTCCCCCACCTTCTGATAAGGCAAGAGAGGAAATGAACAAAGACAGTATCCCATACCAGTCTATAAACGCATATGCTCCGGATTGCTCAGGTGTTGATAGGAAATATGTATGGCAGTATAGCAATACGGCAGGAGATGGGGTATTGATTGACGACGATGCGGTTGTTATAGATGAAGAACAGAAAGAGTGTAACAACCCGGCTACTGTAGGTCAAACTGTTATAGTGGAAAGCAATTTCGCTACTTTTAAAGGGAAATCAAGATTTATTATCGATTATGATGATATTGTAGGAACCCCTATAAATTATTTGTCTGAAAATATAGGTCTTGTAGCTTGTAATAATAAGGAGAATGGAAACAATGAAAGACAGATATGTGATATAGCTACCAAATATAGAGAAGACGGAACACAGGATTATATGGAGCCAATTGATCATATTAGGTTACCAGAAATGGAAGGAGACTGCGAAGTCCCTCATCGTCAAGAATCTATATTGTCTGCTCCAGTTCCTTTAATAACTGGTATTGTAGAGGACTATATATATAAAGAATTAGAAGACATGGAGCACGTGTCTACCGACTATTTATATACAACCGGAGGTGAGAACCAGAATAAGTATTCTGTTCTATTCAATTACGATACAATGGATTCTTTGTCTGAATGGATGGATGAAGCATTTTTTGGTGACGACGCAGGTAAGGTATCCGGCGATGGCGAACGGCATCTTTGTTCTGAGTTCTATCCGTATTTACAACCAGGGAGTATATTAAAAACAGTGTCAGATGCAATATATATTCTTGATACAATGCCTTGTACATGTGGTTGTTATATTGAAAATTATTGTTCGGATCCTACTGTTTCAAGGTCTGATTATAATAACTTTCAAAACAATAATTACATCCTTGGAGGATATATTTTACATATAGATGGGTGGAGTCAAGAGATAAATGGAAAAGGTAATTGGAGGGCTGGAAGATCAACGAGTACGGTAATAAATGATCAATACCGATCAAAGAACGGACCGAAATATTGCATTGAACAGTTCTGGCCTGATGCTTCCAAGAAGCTCCAGGATATGATATACAAAAATGCGGACACTGGCATACCTGAAACGGATTGGGAATTTGAGGGGTATGTAAATAATGCAACATTTGAAAATCCTACTGGAGATAAACTTAATATAGGATTTGCTTCTGAATTTGTAGTACGCAAGTTCGTGAGGAATGTAATGACCAATGCCAGGTTTATTAGAATCAATAGGCCGGAGGGATGGGATATAGAAGGATATAAGGAAGAAAATAAGGTCCTTTATCTTGAAGCCCTTGGGAAGATAGATGGTATAATGGATGCTGTGTCTACCAATTACGTTCGTGTTTCTTTTTGGAAGGATATAGAGACATGGAATCCACTTGGCATAATACCAGTAGATTTCGATAGGCCGGAACATGCTTCAGGACATTCGGTTATTATCAATATAGCAAGACCCGCATGGGGAACTATAGATGATAAATTCTTTAAAGAAACGATAAAACAAGATTATTTTTATGTAACAATAGAATCTCCGGTTGTAGCTGTTCCTTGGATAATGACATTCAGACAAATACAATTTTGTGAATATAAGAATAAGGATACTCCAGACGAGGAGGAGGAACCAAGCAAGAAACCGTCTCGTGCTATTTTAGGCGTTTCTTTTGCTACAGGTAAAACTATATATCCGTATATTTTTGGTGTAAGAGAAAAGGAGGTAAATAAGATTGATTTGTCTGTGGATTCTATAACACTTAGATCAACTGTCTTATTTGCATCTAAATGTCAGACATGTGGAGATAGGCCTATTAATTGCAAGCCTCGTCCTTATAAATACGGGGATTTTGCATATTGGGAATCATCTGAGAAATATCCTGCTAATTTTGAACTTTATGATAGTAGTAGGATGAAAATAGACACAGGTAGATCTTATGATGATCCAAAAAAAACAGAAGCTTATTCTAATATTATGAATAAGTTAACAGAATATTATGGTGCTCCTTTGTCAGACAAAAATGGATTATCTTATTTCAAGGGCCATTCTTATGGAGGAGTAGATACTTCTACCGTATTTTGCCAACAACCTATACGTCATTACCGGTTCCCAGATAACAAGCATATACCTTTTATGAACAGTGATGAACGTGGATATGACATAGCTTCTGAAATATATCCGGTAGGTATTATGGTGGATGAGAACACCATACAAGTATTTTTGGATTTTGCGGTGGATTCTGGTTTGATTACGCAACAACAAAGAGATACGATCGTAGGATATGAACTGTATCGTGGAGATAGGAGGCTAAATAGGTCGGTTGTGGCTTCAGGATTGGCCTACGATATGCTTAGATACATAGGAGACGATGGTAATGTAAATATCTATCCTAATTACCCATATAATGACCTATCACAGGATCAATATAATTATACGTCTGGCAAAAGAGACGAGTTTATATCCCATCCTTTCGACAAAGGAGGAAACGTGTGGTATTCATTTTGTTCGCCTGATATTTATTTTAACAAGCCCGAACTTCCAAATGAAGTATGTATAGACGGGTTCCAAAGAGGAATGTCTGTAGGCAGTTTTGTGCCTGTAGAAGATCATCCAAAATGGACTATCTTAGGTCCTGCTGCTTATACGATGGCTGCGTCACTTGCCGCAGTTGAATCAAGTGCCACAATAGCCGCTATGATAGCAGAAGAGCTTCAGATAAGGGCTCAGTCTGGATACATAGGAGGGTCGGCCGGTCTTACCGGAGGAGGATTCCTAACGAATCTAAGTGTGGCCATGCTGTTTTCTTCAATGGTGTCAACCATCAGTCAAACTCTTGCTAAGGGCCCGATATTGTACGGTAAGTACCGTTATGATTGGCTTAATACGTTTATAAACAATGGACCGAGACGTAATCATGCATGGTATTATACTTCTGTAGGATTATATAATTCAATGATAGGTATAACAGACCAGGATAAGTATGAACGAAATTTTGCTCGTGGTTTATCTTCTGTTAAGTACATGAAGTCTGGTGTATATCCTATGATGGATGCCAGCATGTCATCTAAATGGGGAACCGGTAAAAACGATAATGAGGGACGATTCTTATTTGTTAATAATATAGATCGTGAATCTTCGTTATTTTTATCATTTGGTGATCCAGGTGAAAAAGGAGATGGTAAATCGAAATATTTATTGGAATATCCGAACTATGTCTACAACTACGACAGTAGCCGTATAGATGATTCGGTTATTGCTGGAAGAGATGTTGTAGCAGGAAGAACATTCGAGCAATCCAAATCAGTTTCATACATCTGTTCTCCGTATATGAGGCTTATGAGATATAGGCCGGATCAATATGGTCAAATAGAAGATATAAAATGGATTTCCATAGGTGGATGTGGATTTTTCACTAATGAAAAGAAACTGATGTTCGGTGGTGATACGGTGATAACCAGATTTTCATTAAAGAGAAAATTTCCTGTTTTTTATAATAGTGCTTTTGGTATTGGAGATATGATACCTTTCCCTTACATGGATTATAGAAATGTAGGATATCCAAGATATTTTGTTAATTATGATACAGGGGAAGATGCGCTTGAAACCACGGATAACGAACGTTTCAATAGTTGGACATCGTCTAATAAAGGAAGATATGCTTTTTACCCAAATAGGAAGAGCTTGTATGAATTGAACGGTGACACCTCCGGTAAGTATGTAGATGGCAGATTTTATACATGGTTCTATGGCATTCCTCAGTTCCTTGTAGAATCTGAAATAAATTGTAATTTCAGATTAGAGGGCCCTCAGCCTCATGAATTATTCTATCCAAAAGTAGGAGATTTTGTTTGGTGGACACAAGAAAAGAACGTATCTATCCATAGGGACAATGATTACAAGATAAGTCCTATCTATTCATCAAGAATGACATTGACACCTAATATATTGCCGGCAACATACGAACGTCGTTTTTATGATTGTGCTTACCAGCGACCTAATGGTGTTATATGGAGTAGGGCTGACGTATCTGAAAACAGTCAAACAGATCCGTGGCTAACGTACAAGCCTATGGACTATCATGAGTTCCCAACCAGCAACGGGAAGCTTATTCACATGAAGCGTATTGAATCCGATCAGATTCTTGTCAGGTTCGAGGACCAGGTTTCACTCCATAACGCCATAGACGTAATCAAGGAGCGCACCTCCCCAGGGCAGGCTGAGATGGGCACCGGCGGTCTGTTCGCGTCCAGGCCTCTGGAGTACAACACGACCGACCTCGGTTATTCTGGAACACAGAGCACTGAAATAATTAGTTCAGAATTTGGTCACTTCTGGGTAGATACTAAAAGAGCACAGGTGTTTATGACCGATCCGAACGGACGTAATCTCAAGGAACTTAGTGTAGGTATCAGACATTGGCTCAAGCGTCATCTTCCGTTTAAGATTCTTAGATACGGAATAACTAATATCTTAACCGGTACAGAGATGACAGAAGAAGATACAGACAATAAATTTATCGGTCTTGGTCTGTCTCTTGGATGGGATAACAGGTATAAGAGGGTACTTATCACGAAAAAAGATTATATACCTGTTAAGAACCCGGCATATTATAAATATGATGGTGGAAGGTTCTTGTATAATGAAACAGAGGTGTTGTCAAACGATAAGGAAATATCCTTAAAAGACGAACAGTATTTCAAGGACGTGTCGTTCACTATCGGATATTCGTGTCTGAAGCAAGAATGGATATCGTATTACTCATTCTGCCCTGACTATTATATAGAACAGCAGCAATATTTCCAAACAGGTATAAACTTCCCGGCATCAGACGAAGAAGGTGGCTTATGGAGTCATTTGCTGACGAATAAAAGCTTTCAAACGTTTTATGGAACAACATATCCATTTATATTAGAAGTGCCGATAAAAGAGAAATATAATGGCTCTACGCTGGCTTCTGTAGAATACGAGCTTGATGCAAGGAAATACGTCGATGATGTGAATTACACTCTTGACAGGAAAGTAGGTTTAGATACGATAACTATCTACAACGACACAAACAACTCAGGTGAAATTCATCTTGTTCCAGAAGAAAAGAATAATTTAGCGCAACGTATATCGTATCCGAAAATCGTAGGCGACTATACTGAGGTCCTGGATACTGAGGTATATAGAAGACATAAGTTAAATGACTTCTTCAACAGGGTTGACGATGACCGGTCAGAGACCCCTATTTGGATCAAGGACGATAACGATATAAATAAGTCAGTTAATCCTGATGCTCTTAATTTCAGACGGTCATGGCTGGATAGGTTGCGTGGTAGTTGGATGCTGATGAGGATAAAGAAAGTAATTAGCAACCGGAAAATCATATTTCAGTGGTTGATTTCCGAAGATAAGATTAAGAATAGATAATATCGTATTACCCTCTGCCTATTAGCAAGTAGAGGGTAATACTTTTAAGTACAAGGTTGTGTATAATCACCTTATGTTATTCACTACATTTATTTATCCAAATTAATACATTTTAAATCATTTTAATTTGTAAATCATATTTTAGTGTCTATATTTGCATCGTAATCAAGAGAGATTATGATATAAGACGGTGGTGATGGAAGGTGATACTTCGGTTTGTGTCATAGGTTCGAGTCCTATATTTTTCATGTAAGAAAAATTAGATCAGTTGGTAGATCAAAACCTCCTTTCATATCAAAACACCTTCCAGGTTCTCCCTGTTTTAATAAAATATACAGATGGTGAGGAGTTCGGTTACTTCGAAAATTAGCGTAGTGGATAACGCGGTATTCTGTAATAATACTTTTCATTGGTTCAAATCCATTATTTCATTGTTTACACTAACTTCAGCTTTTCCCTCATTGAGTATTCATTTTGATATATTTTTTTTCAAGCAGTGGTAGTAATATCACTGCTTTTTTTTTGTATAACACTTTAAAGAAAACAACAAATGGGAAAGTTTAACAAAAAGGATGAAGGTGTTAAACCTACGATCGTGAATCACATGGGCGAGAAGGCATATAAGCCTAATGCGGAAGAAGAGTTGGTGTCTACGGTAATGACTACCATGTTGTCTGATTCTTATTATGAGAAAGAAAAAGACAAGGTGAACAGGATTAAGGACCTTATGGATCAAGTAGATCCGCATTTTGCAGCACAAACAGCATTGTATGTCAGGAGAGAAGGAAAACTTAGGTCAGTAACGCATCTTATGGCTTCTGTCCTTGCCAGCAAAGCATCGGGTAAGGAATGGGCTTCAAGGTTCTATAACAAGATCGTTATGCGTCCTGATGATATGAGCGAAATCCTTGGCTGCTATGCAGCTCTTAACGACAAAAATCCAAAGAAGTTAAGAGGAATATCCAGCGCTATTAAGAAAGGATTTAAGACGGCTTTGGAGGGTCTTGATCCGTATCGGATTGATAAGTATAAGATGGACAGTAGGGTCATTACTATGGTTGACTTAGTAAACTTATTTCACCCTAAAGGCAATCAGGCTAACAAAACGGCTTTCCAGTACCTTATAGAAGGTCGGTCTTTGTCTGGATTATACGAAAGCAAGATTCTTGAAAAAGAAATGTCTAAAGCCGGACAGAATAAGAAAGACAATAAGGAAAAGAAAGAAGCTTTAGGTGACGCTATTCGGGACGTGGTTTCTAATGTGAAAGGCATGCCTATTTTTAATATGATTCGTAACCTTGTAAACATAATCAAATACGCGCCTGATCAAATAGATGAAGTTTGTAGGCAGCTTACAATAGAAGAGAAGGTGCTTAATTCGAAGATGCTTCCTTTCCGTTTTGCTTCAGCTTTCAAAGAGGTTGAAAATATAGGCACTGATGATTCCGAAAATGATATTGTATTTGAGTCGGATAAAAAACGTGCTAAATTAACAGCGCGTAACAAAGATAAGATTTTAGATGCGTTGGAGAAAGCCATAACCATCTCCTGCAAGAACCTGCCGGTATTGGAGGGGCGGTCGGCTATCCTGATTGACCACTCTGGCTCTGTACGTGGAGATATGGGAGGATCTTCTGAGGTGTCTGCCTTTAGCAAAACAAGTACGGCTGTCATTGGTAACTTATTTGGCTGTATGATTGCTTCTGTGCTTCCTGACGTATTTATTGGTATGTTTGGTGACAAACTTATCAATTACGAATATGATAGAAGCAGAGGTGTTTTGTGGAACAACAAAAAATCTTTTACTGCCGGAGGAGAATGCGGTGGTGCTACCGAAAACGGTCTTTTTGCATTCTTGGAAAAGTGCGTTAAAGATAAGATCAAAGTAGATAACTTGTACGTTATTTCAGATATGCAGATAGGAGATGGCGAATCTATTGTATGGGAGAAAAGTTCCAATTATGAATATGGTAAATTCGCCGAACTTTTGAAAGGATTCAAGAAAGTGAATCCAAATTGCAAGATCGTTTCTATTTCTATTCAAGGATATGGAAGTGAGATGTTTTACAGAGGATCTAATATCTTGAACATAGCTGGCTGGTCAGAATCTATCTTCGATGTTATTAACAGCAAGTTCTGCGGATATAAGAATATGATTGAAGAAATTAAGAAAATAAAAATATAATCATTGATTTTGCTTCAATTGTAATTTCCATAGTAAACAAGTTTTAGCTTTAAAGGTATAGCCGAAGAAGTACGTGAGTATATCTTCGGCTTTTTTATTTACCTTTGTTGAAAAACAGTTTGTTATGAAACAAGTATTATATAAAAATGATATATACCCCTATAATGTAGAAGAGTATATAGTTAAGACGTTCGCCAACCTGGAAGTAGAAGATCAGAGCTGGGAGGGGTGGACTGATGATTATGGTGGCAGAACTATTTTCGTAGGAAACCGAACCAATCACAGGAAAGAAATATGTTTCTTATTTCATTCACTATCTGATATGGATGTTAGAACCATAGGACACGAATGCCTGCACGGTCTTTCTATTTATTGTAAGTATCTTAATATGGATTACGGTTTTGAAGTCGGAGGAGATGAGCATGCCGCCTGTCTGATGGGATGGTTAGTTGATAAGGTTTGTGGTGCTTACCACAAATTTAAGAAGGAGGAAGAAAAAAATGGCAAAGAAGACTAAAAATTATGTAAGAGACAAACAACCAAAAACATTATGGAGTAAAATTGGTCCGTTTGTAAAACTTAGAGAATATCTGGCATCTAATATAACACCTGACGTGTATGCTAATGAAAGAGGATTAAAAACCAAAATAATGGAATTTTTTGGTCAAGATGTTCCGAAAGCCAATGTAGATGATTTTAGTCAGAATCTTTGGTTTAGATTCTTAAACCAACCAAATAATCTGAAAGAAGAAAATGGGATTGTCAGAATACCAGACAATATCAAATCCATTATATCTGACAGGATAAATGGTGGGTGGGAGAAAATGACTAAAAAATATGGAAGGGAGCTTGATTCCTTAGATAATAAGATAATTGATGGAAAAGTTGCAGGCAAGGACGTATCTGATTTGGAGGAGTTAAGGGATGTAACAAGTAGGAAACTTGGAATGGTGGAAGAGGGAATAGATCTCTTAAAAAAAGCCAGAACTGGAGAACATCAGGTATTTAACGAATACAATTTTATACCAGATGCTTACGGCGATTTAAATGATTTATCAGGCTTATCAAGTTTCACTATGTACCGTGATGATAGAGGTAGGATGGTCGTAAAAGATAAGTATGATTTTTATAGAAGCGATCAACCTCTTGGTGTAGGGATTGTTACTAAGATTCTTGATACAATAGGATACCCGTTTGATATTCTGGATTATGTAGAAGATAAGAATCCATATGAAGAGAATGATCCAAACAAGGTTTTGTTGAAATCCGCCATTGATTCCAAGAATGATCTGGATAAAAAAATGAAGATAAGATCTAAAAAACAAGGAGGGGATTCTTCTAAGCCGGAAATAGATTGGGATTTATTCAAATCCAAATATGAAAATATGAAGCGCGTGGGTAAGGGTACGCACCGCACTATGGACGTAGATGGAATGAATATGATCTATGATGCTTTATATGATAAAGGTTTCAATCAACGCCAGATAGAAGCCGTACTTGGAAATATTATTGAAGAATCTGGTGGTAATCCCTATGCCGTATCTGATTATGGAGGGTTTAAGGGACTTTTCCAAGAATCCGATAAAAGATATCCACCCAAAGAGTTTGAGAAAGATAAAGAGCGATTTAAGGGGGATAAGCGTGGATATATCAATTACATGATAGACAGATTTTATGATCATGTTCAAGATGCTGGGATGTATAGTATAAAGGATACTAAATACAATAAAGCCATTCATGCAGTAAGCAAATTTATGTCAGAAGATCCAGATACGGATTATTCGTATCCACTTGTGTATGCTTTTGAAGCTCCATCAGATAAAGAAGGAACTTATAAAAATAGAAAAAGCGTATCAAATTTAATAAGCCAATCTTACGTTTCGAATAATGTTGATAAATTAGATGATGATGATAAAAAGGATGATAATATTATTAATGCCATTCTTGGTATAAAAAACGATCTTGAATTACAAGACCCGATTTCCACTACAAGAGGCGAAGCCTTTAAAGAAGCCAGGAAAAGAGGTCTTAAGGAATTTACGTGGAATGGAAAGAGATACAATACCAATATCAAGAAAGAAGGTGGCGTGGTTGGTAAACAGCGTGAAGCATATGAATATTTTACTAATAAAAGAGGCATGTCTAAGATACAGGCGCTTGCTATCATAGGTAATCTCATGGCTGAATCCGGTCTTAAAGATGACATATACGGAGACAACAGAACATCATACGGCATACAGCAATGGCATAATGAGCGCATGGATAAGCTATTCAAGCACGCCAAAAAGAAAGGTCATTCTACACCAACATTCAAAGACCAACTTGAGTTCTTAGCTGATGAATACGAAGGGAAAACCGGATATTCTAATTTCTTATACACAAGAAAAGGAAAAGAAGGACCAGGGTATTACAACTACAGCCGGCAGGACTTCATGAACGCCGATAACCTTAAAGATGCTGTAGTAGCTTGGAACCAAGGAGCAGGACGTCCTCATAAGAGTGTTATAAGAAACGATGACCGTTATAACTATGCTATGGAGGTTGCTAAAAATCTTGGTTTGGATATTGAAGAAAATTCCGTATCTTCGTATGGTCAAATGGGATTCGGAGATGATGGAGAAATAGCAGCATCGGTAACACTTCCAGAGGTAGAAGTGGCAGCCGCCCTCCCTAACCCAGAAGCCCCGTCCCAGGAGGGACAGTCCGAGGAAGAGAGATTCCGTACATGGACTGAAACGTATGGTAAGGACATCATAAATCATTTACTGACGTTAGATGGGAAAAAGGATGGTGATGACAGTGATTACAGCATGATGTATAAACAGCATGAAAAAGAAAGCGAAGAGGATAAGAAAATGGCTTTGATTAATGCCGTGCTTCCCAATATACAGCTTCGCATTAAAGGCGTCACTGAAAATTAGAACAATTATTTTATTTCTCATATTAATAAAGCGAAGCCGGATTTGAGACTCGTTATGCGGATACCAAAGGTTGAAGAACGATATCAAGATAATCCGGCTTTTTTATACTTCGTAACGATTACAATTTGCAATGATACGAGCTAATGATCCGAACCTACGCTTGGGCTAACGCTATCCTGCCTCACAACACACGACGGCCTCTCCTACCCGCCTGCCTGCTTATCTCGTGGCTACTCGTGAAACTGTTATCGCTTCTCTCAACCTCACTCCCTTCGGTCGATTCGGTTTCAATCGCTTTATATAGATATTGAAAATATAAAAATATATTTTCGTTCTTTCGTATATCTCCCTCCGGTCGATATACTCAATCACTTTTAATATCAATCAGGCTAAAAAGTAAATAGTCGTAATGATAAATTATTAATTGTTTCGAAATCTCACTCACTACGTTCGATTCGATTCCGAAACTATAAAAGTATATTTAAAACAGTATTGATATTTAAAAAATATGAATAACATATAAATATATAAAATGAATACGACTGAATGGAGTATGAATGGAATATATAATAGGGGAAATTCATTTATCCTATTATACCTTTAGATAACTTGTCCCACCACTGATGTTCAGTGACTTACGGGTACGGTACGAATCGGTTACGTTTACCATGCCTATATGAAACAAAAATCCCTGTATCCTATTTTTCTCAAACCGGATACAGGGTCGTGCAATTTCTTTACCGTCAGTATGAATACTTTTCGTATATTTGCACAAAAAAAAAAAAAACCAATGGCAAAGATAGTAGAAATGACATATTGCGACAAGCTTCACAAATCACTCCTTAAAAAGGAGGCGGTTTCACCCCTTGAGGTTATCTATAATAATCACAATCAGTTAGGCTATAATGTAGTACGCAGACCAGCCGGTCAATGTTTAGGCAATTTAAAGTATTTTAATCTATTTTATAACGGGAGATTTGATAGGTGGTACAAAGTTGATGAGAAACAAAGGGTTGGTAAATACTTTGTCATCACCGACTACTGGAAGGATCGCGTGCGTTGCTTCATGGTCTGGAACTACGGATTTGGTCGTTATTTCCCGTACAATGATTTTGTAGAGGCTATGGTTTATGACTACCGTCGTTTTGGTCGTCTTTGTAATCCTCGTAGCAAGAAAGTTCAAGAAGCTGAAGAAAAGTGTGTTAGGTTTTATGTTAGGTCTCAGATAGACTTGATGAGAAAGGGTGGATATCAGTCTTTTAGGGCTCAATTCGCAGAAGAGCATCCTGAATATTTCATTGGAAAAGAACGTACCACATTTAGATGTCTTAATGGAGCTCTTAGTAGAAATGAGAAGATAGCCGCTTGCCATGCTCATAAAAGAGATCTCAGAACCAACATATTGGATAGCTTTGCTGATAGGATTGCCAAACACCCAAGCACGGCATGGTCCTGGTTTTCACATGTAACAGATAAACAAGGTAAAAATCGAATGTGCTTCTCGGAGAAAGCTGTTGCATTTTTAAATAGAAGGCTCAAGAATAACGGTCTCAAGGAATTGTCTGATTCTTATCTCTATAGATCATTTAGGATTAGGTTATTAAAGCGATTTGATGGGAAATACAATTCTGTTCGTTCGTTCCTCAATGCGGTGGTGATGTCTGTCTTATCATCAGATGTTATTGCTAAGGCTATGAAGAAAATCCAGAGCCCGGTTGTGTTATCTATATACAGGAAAGTTCTCAAGTTGTACAAGAAGAAAGAAAAGGCTGTCAACGCTCCTATAACCAAAGAGGCTCCACCTCTACCATCTTGATTTTTAAATGGATTCGATTCCGTTGGATTTTCTCGTTCGTTTCTCTTATCTTTGTGAAAAAAGATAGTATGAAATTACGAATCATAAAAAATCGTCCGATATTCGCTCCTGGCGGTAGTGTTCAGGATAAGAAACAGGATATTAATGTATCCTCTACTCAGCCTATTCTTGATTATGGAACGCCTGTTAATAAATGGGGTGAATCTGATATTCAGAATATATATATGCCTTCTGATGTGATTTTAGAAACAGAGGAGGGGGAGATAAATCCATTTAGTAGTATGCCTACATCCGATCCGTTTTTTGAAAATCATGATGCAGGATATGCAGGATATCTCGCTGATAATAGGGGTATGGTTAAAAACGTAGAGAAATCAGTCGTTGATAATGCAATGAATGTAGGTGGTGTTGATGCTGATTCCTCTAAAGAAAAACGTTCCCAAGATGGTAATCCTCTTGATCCTATGACTACCCCATATTATTCACCCGATCTAACCGGCAGAGCTCAAATGTTCGGTACAAGTCTTGGCCGGATAAGAGCCGGTAATAAGGTCGGTGCTAATGTGGCTCAAGCTACCTTGTCTGGTGTTAGTTTAGGATTAGGTCTTACCCGTAATATCATGGGAGCTTCATCTGCTGCGTATGCAGCCAGCAGAGACGAGCAGGCAGCGAGGGAAAAACTTGCCAAGGAGCGCCGGCAGCAATTCATCAAGTGGGAACGTGAAGGTGGTGGCGTGAATTTAGGTAACGGTCAGAAGATAGATACGTCTGATATGACCGGCGAATATATTTATCCTCTTCCCAAGTCTATGGAAGATGCTGCGAATGTAGAGATAGAGAAAGGCGAGTACGTGCTGACTCCTGACTCCGTAGGGCCTATGGAAGCCAAAGGGAACAGACATGAAAATGGTGGCACTCCGGTTGATTTGCCAGAGGCTTATATTGTTTCCGATTATCGTAAGATAGATGATGAGTTTGCCTCTTACGTTAGAGAAAATTATGGTATTAAGGCAACGTCAAAAGATACATACGCTACACTCCTTGATCGATATAAGAAGAAGATTGGTTTGTCTGATAAGTACGAAGATCAGGAGCGTGTATATAAGAGATTAGAGAAAAATGAAGATGTAAAAGACAAAAACACATCTAATCTTAATGCTTCTATTCTTTCCAAGTACGTCAATGAAAACCAGAAAGAGATAGACGAGCTTGAAGCACAATTTCGTTCTTTCGCTGAAATCGTTTATGGCAAACAGGAAGAATCTAAGCGTAACGAGAAGATGGATGCTTTTTTCAGGGATGGCGGGGTTGTTGATCTGAATCAGGTAAAGAAACAAGCTAAGGCTTTTAATATTGCAGAATCAGATGCTAAGAACTGGATATATGACGAGTATGTTAAGCAAACCAGAAAAATGGCTGAAGGTGGACCTACTCAGAAGGAGCTGGAGGAGCTTAGAAAGAATGCTATCGGCTACAATAAGCTTATCAATCAGTTATTTGGACGAACTCTTAATATGACTGTATCTGATGTTAGTGGTCGTGAGCAGATTCTTAATCCTGATTCCAGTGTCAATGCCAACCAGAATCTCCAACATAGAAGCAATTTAGGATACGGCAGGGTAAATGATAAGGCGGTATCTAATTTGCTCGACGTAAACCGATGGGCTAACAAGTACAATACGGATGGTGATTTTGATACAGAAGGTTTCCAGAGAGGATACAACAGGCAATTAAATGCATTGTGGGCGTTAGCTGATGTAGGCGCTATTACGAATGCTGATGCAGCCAAGAAATTCAGAGATGAATACGGATTCTGGGGCCAGGACGCCGGAAGCTACGGAGGGAATCAGGCTTATAATTCATTTGCCGTAGATGATAAGTTTGGTCAGACAACAGCTACTCGTTCTTATTATGGGTTGGACGTTGTTTCGGCAGAGCAAAAAAGATTGTTAAACGAAAAAGGAATAAAGAATTATGTTGACTTATTTGGTGATAAATCTGATGCCGCTAAGAAGATTCTGGGCTCCGATTATAATAAGTTTGTTGCTTTAAGAGATAGTGGGTTAATGCCGGAAATAGACTTCGTTCTTGAGTCTGTTAAACCAGAAATGAAGCCTATTGAGGCCGGTCCCATAGCACCAGGCCTTACACCGCCTAAGATTGGATCTCCTGGAAGGATAGAGGTAAAACCGAAAGCAAGTACGCCTACGACTGCAACCGACACCGATACAGAGGAGGTGGTTGAAGACAACGGACCTAAAGGACAGGGCAGACCGGCGGCGTTCGGTCCTATCTTCCCGGAGATGCTGAGAACGCTCGATACAGGCTTGGAGATAGAGGGATTGGAAAGGCATCAGGCTCCGAGAATAGATCCTGTTCTGCAATCTGCTGATCAGTATATCAACGAGCTCAACCGCGCGACATCGGCTCAGTTGGACGCAGTAGGTGACGTGCCCGACTCCCAGCGCTCCGCTATTCTGGCTAATATGAACGCCATAGCCGGAAGCAATATAGCCAAGTACATTAACGAAGTAAATTTCAATAACGCAAGGCAAATAAACGAAGCTGATAGATTCAATGAAATGGCTTATGTTCAGACAGACGATAAGAACATAGCGGAAAGGCAACGTTATGAATCTGGATTATTGAAGGCTATGGCTATAAGGGATGAAAATCTTGCTCGTTATTATGATAGTATAAACAGCGAGATACAGAATAAGTTCAATGTTCGTACATCGTTGAATACCATAGCTTCCATAGCTCCAAATATGAGAATGCTTCCAAGTGGTCAAATTATTTACGTTCAAGGTAATCAGGATGTGATGAATATGGGTGATTATTCCACACCTTACTTGAGAAGTTTAAATGAAGAAGATGATGAAATTAAAAGAAGAAGGAGGACTAAATAGTGGCTTCACAGTATAGTATTTTAAGGCAATATGCCCCGTATGTTAGTCCTTACAACATAGATCTTGTTAAGGACGTCATGATGTACAAACAGCAGAAGGTTGATGCTGCTCGTGAAAAGATCTATACCCAGGTAGATTATCTTATGGGTCAAGAGATAGATAAGCCTGAGGCCCGCGCTTATATGGAAGATAAGATGTCAGGTGTGATTGCTAACATCAATCAAAAATTCAAAGGCGTGGATCTTTCTTCTGATGGTGTTACGAGAGCCATACAAGGAGAGATAAGTTCGGTGTTAGATGATACGGTCATTAACGCGATTGCCGGCACAAAAGAAGGCAAGAGGGTTATGAAGGAAATAGAATCTATAAAACAGAATCATCCTGAACTTTATTCTCCTATTAATGAATGGCATGCTTTGGACCCTTATTACAAATGGAGGTCAGATGGTAAAGCAGGATCAAGGTTGGGAGGTCTTCATTATTCTCCTTATGTCGATTATACTAAGGAGATAAATAAGCTGGTCAGTGATTTTAGGAAAAACAACGAAGGCAAGAAGATTCAGACAACAGAATATGATGTTAAAGGTAATCCTACTGGTGGAATCATAGAAGTCAACGTAGATGAGCTTACTGATTCCCAGATAAGGAATTTTGTGTCTGCTAACTTATCTGAAAACATGAGGAATCAGATGAGAATAGAAGCATCATACATGGCAGCTACCAATCCGGTGTTCAGTAATCCGGATTTGGTTAGTCAATACATTGGGTCTTATGTCGAAAGATACGATAGGCACATAGGAGCATTGGAAGCAAAAAAGAAATCAGTAGGGGATAATAAGGATATTATTGATCGTATTGACAGTCAGATACAGGAAGCTAAAAATCAGAAAGCAGAAGCCAAGAGGGAGGCAGATATGATAATAGCTTCATCAGATCCGGTAGCGGCTGCTAATTTTGTTGTTACCAATAATCTTTTCGATAAGATGACTGATGCATGGAGATACGACAATACAAGTTTTGAAAGGAAGAAAGATGATCTTTATTTTGCAAGGTTGGCAGAGGATAGGGCTCAGCAAAAGTTTTTGACTGATAATGCTAAGTCTATGGTTGAAATATCGTTGGCAAAAGAGCAACTTGCACAGGCTAAGATTGAAACCGAATACATGCGTACTTACGGTTCCAAGATGGGCACTGAAAGCTCATCCGGAGGCACAAGAGGAGCAGGCGGTGTAGGAGTGCCGATGGCTCCTATGGACGGGCCTACGGCTATCAATTCTGGAACGGGTAAGATAGGATCTGTTAATTTGGCTAATATCCCTTATGAACAACTCACATCTTCTTCCACAGAGCGTAGAGCAAATTTATTGAAATTATATAATTCATTATCTCCTACAGACAGAAGTAATATCGTTGCAGCATCATACGAAGAAGAAAAAACTGACCCAGGATTGTATGCTAATATGACTCCTGAAGAACGGATATATTCTTATTTAAAAAATAATGGAGGTCAGAAAAACGGATATTTCGGACAAGGAAATAACAGATTGTCTGAAGCTTATGATGCTTTACTTCTTTCTGATTCTAAGGCAAATGGAGCTGCAAAGGCTATAAATAACATAACTGATTATCAAATAGATAATATAGTTACTAAAAAAAATAAGGATATTATCAGTAAAGTTCGTAATGCTAAGTTTATGAAAGGAAATTCTTTTATAAATCTTACCGATACAGATGACAAGGCTGGAGCCTTCCTGCTCGCCACAGCCATAACAACTGGTGTATCTGATGCCGTAGGGTTCAGAGAATACATGATGGACCCTTCAAGAGGAATAGATATTCTTAGTGCTATATCTCCGTCATTAGGAGCTAAGGCGAGTGCCGGCAAGTTGGGGAAAAACATATCTGATGCTATTACAAGCGAGAATAATGGTTCTTCTACTGGTACATTGGCTCTTATTAATGGAATGAAGAAACTCAACGGCGATCCTGATTTTAATATATCAGATTATATGACCATAGATAAGGATGGTGATATAGATTTAAAAGATTATCAGGAAGGTGAACCATTAACTATTACCCAGCTAAGATATGCTGAGAAAAACAGTAGAGTGTCTGATATGATAGCAGGTCAGATGCAGGATGAGATAAAAATGTCTGTATCTCCTGATCAGATTTCTGATAAGTTATCTCAGTATCATTACCTTGATTCTTACAAAAGATACAATTGGAATGCCGATTCACCGGAAAAGTCTTTGCAGAAGGCTCAGTTTAGAAGATTGTCTGGTTACATGGCAGGAAAGGTAAATAATCTGGATCCTACTGCTATTAATGCCATTAATATGGATGCCGAGATAGATAATGGCACTGTTAGAAGATTCTTGACTGCTCAAGTAGGTTCCGGTAAAAATTCTTATGTTACAGAAAGGGTTGAGATTACGAATGACGAGCTTCTTAAGGCGGGTATAGATCCTTCGGTCGAGGAGCGTAATTATCCGGTGGATGGTTACAAATCAAGTTTTGGAACCTGTGATTTTGTAGATACCGGAAAGAAGGAAGGTTATTCTTATGATAAGTATCTTATACGTAATGGTCTTCCCCGTTTGGCTTCTAAGGCTGATGTTAAGAATGATCTTTATGATATAGTAAAGGTTCATGGTTCTTACCTTAAGCCAGAAGAAATGAATGTTGTTAAAACCCTTGTTGATAATTTTATTGACATGTCTGATAACATATCAGTTCAGTTGGAGGGAATGGATGACAGGGGTTCAAGAGAGGTAGCGGTCAATTTCTATGACAAAAGGACTAAAAATTCTAAAAATCCTGCATTGTTGTTCTCGGATTTTGTTCCTTTGGATCCAGGTAATGATGAGTATGCGGATTACTGGAATAGCATTCACCAGAAGTGTCCTCAGTACTTCTTTGTAAAATACGTGAAGGAGGCTGTTCAAGAACGTCTTGATCAGATGAGGGATCCGTATATGAGAGGAATAAATATCACGCCCAATATGAATGACAAGTTTAGTAAGTTGAACGATTTTTTGCAGAAAATTTATGGCTGACAATAATATAGATAGATATAATCCTGCTGCTAAAACCACTTACGAAGATGTGGCAAGGCAAAGGAAATTAGCCGAAGAAGAGAATTACACTCCGGCTACATTACCAGAGACGACAACACCTCTGGTTCCTAATTATATGCCTGGTGAAGGTGTGTATGCCCAACCTAAATTTCCGGATTACGCATCAAGGATAGCTGCTGCCGAATACGAAGAACCGTATATAGCCAAGGAGATAAGCAACAGCTACTCGGAGGCACTGGCTCGTAACAGCTACAGGGGGGCTACACCTGCCCCGCCGCCTCTTAATCCCTATGGACCGAAGGTAAGTATCCGTGAAAGTCATCAGATGGGTAATGATGGGGTATGGCGTACAAAATATCCCAACTATATTCCGGGTATAAATAATGAGGATTATTATGCCAGAAGACAGAGCGGATGGAGTAAGTTTTGGAATGGTGTAGGCAAATTCGCTTTAAAGTCCGCATTGTACGGTGCTCAAGGAGTTGTGTCATTGCCTGACAAACTTATCAATATGGCATCTGAGGGAAGTTACAAAGCTGCGTTAAACACTAACATGGATAAGTTTGTAGGTGATCTTGACCAGCAAATAGACATGCTTCTTCCCCATTATTACAAGAAAGAGGTAGAAGATTATAATTTCGGTCAGAAGCTTTTTAAGGATACCGGTAATTTCTTATGGAATGATGTCCTTGGTAACGGAATGTCTTTTACCGTAGGAGCCATGATATCAGCGTACATGACCGGAGGACTTGGAGTTGGATCATTGGGCAATATAGGTGCTAAATTAGGTGGAAGAATCGGAGCTAAGTTAGCAGCAAGGCAAGCTGCCAATAGGGGCATAGGAAGCCTTAAAAGCGTGTTTAACGACTATGTAAGAAAAGGAGTTGCTACCGGAAGAAATGTAGGGGAGGCGGCTAAGACCATGACGTTGTTGGCTACCAGTGCCGGATTCGAGTCATCGGTTGAAGCAAATTCTTTTATGAAGCAATCTGAGTCTGATTTCAAGGATTATTATCGTAAGATTTATGGTCGTGATCCCAATGCAGAGGAAATGGCTGTTTTTCGTAATTCTAATGCTGATGTAGGTAGTGCTATATTTGCCGCCAATATGGGTATCGTAGGATTATCTAACTGGCTTCTTTTTGGTAAGTATATAGGGTTAGGAGGCAAGGCTATACCAGGGTTGGAAAAGAGGCTCAACAAGCATTTATTTGGATTAGGGACGGAAGTTGCGAAGCCGGGAGAGATGGCTATTAAAATAACCAATCCCAATATAGGACAGAAGATAGCAGGCAATGTTTTCAATATCATGAAAAGACCGGTATCTGAAGGCTTATGGGAAGAAGGATCTCAAGGTGCTGTTCAGAATACGGCTGAGGAATATGTTAAGTCAAGATATGATAATGTCGCCATGAACGGAGCCGTTGATGTTCTTGATGCTATTTCTGAAGGATTTAAAAAGCAATATACGTCTAAAGAAGGATGGACTGAAATAGGAATCGGTGCTATTATCGGTTCTTTGTTTGGTATGAGAGAAGGCTTCTTTGGGGTGAAAGAGTATAGTAATAGTCAGATCTTGCTGGAAAGGCAAGTGAATGAATATAACAAAGCATCTTCTAATCTTAACACGGCGGCTTTGAATACGTTGAAAAAATCAATGAGTTTAGGGCCTCAAGTTCGTTCCGATGCCCAGTCTATGACTGGTAAGGAGCTTGATGATGCTATGTTTGAAAAGATGTCTATTGACAACCAAATGGGAACCTTAGAGGATTCGGCTGAAAATTTCCGGCAGATGATTGATATGATGCCTATTTCGGAAATAGCTGAAGCTAATGGAATGTCTTTGGAAGAGGCAAAGAAATACAAGGACTCTATTATTGATAATTATAATAATCGTCTTTCGGATTTCAGATCTGCCCAGAGTTTTGCCGAAGATCTTATAGGTGATGATTCTAAGATTGAGTTTAGGAAATACGTGGCTCGTAATGCTTTTCTTGGTCTTCAATCGGAATCAAGAATGAAAGACATAGCTTCTGTCATAGAAACGCTTTCGGGGCAGCCTCGCGTGGCGGATGCTCTAAGTACGTTCTCCCGGCTGTCGGACAGGGCAAGGGAGCGGGCGATGGCTATCCGTGGCATACGGTCAAGAATAGAAGAACTTGAATCCGAAATAGAAGATCTTGCTACCCGCCCTCGCAACGTAGAAGGGAAAGATCCACAAGCTGAATCCATACAACGAAAAACCAAAGAATTGGAAAGCCTTAGAACCAATTACAACAATTCGTTGTCTGAGTTATCAACGTTAATAGGAAAAGAGTTTTCGATAGAAGAGCTGGTAAGTAAAACCGAATCTGTTTTATCATCTCCTCTTTCTCCCATAAGTTCACAAGATGTGATAGAAGCCTATGATACGCTTGTGGCTTTTGATGATTATTTTAATGTAAAATCAAGACAGGAAAAGAAGTTTACAGCCAAAGACAAAGCCATGAGATCCTTGGTAAATGAATACCGAAGAAGTTTGATGGACTATAGGAATATGAATAACTTCTTGTCTAAGATGCTTGATAAAAGATTCTTAGCTGAGGAAAACAGGGGGTTTTCAAAAGCGCTGTCTTCTCTATGGTCTACTCCTTATAAAGGGGATGACAAGGTTCCTGATTTTGCAGAGTCTAATAAAGTTGGTGAATATGACACTGATGAGGTAGTAGATCAAGCTGTGTCAGAAGGTAAGATTTCGGAAGACGAAGCTTGGACTATCAAGGCTTTTATGCATGCTCTTGATAAAGTAAGGGAAGATAGGATGAAGGAAGCAGAAGATGATATAAAAGAGTCACCGCTTACGGAGTCTGTATCGGATGAAGATTATGAGGCTGCTATGGATAATCCTATTATTGATAAACTATATACAGGTAATGCCGATCTTCTTACTGAGAGAGAAAAAGATGTGTATGATAAATACAAACAAGATTTTGATGATTATGTATCGTCTTTGGGTGACAGTCCCGTTAATCTCATAAAATCATTATCTGAGAAGGCTGATAGGCTTACAAGTCCGAGATCTGTGTATGAGGATAATAAAGCTATTATTGATATGGCTAAATCCAATTTAGAACCAGATCAAAGGAAGGAGCTTGATGATGCTATTTCTTCGTATGTTGATATAATGAACAGACGGGATAAAGGGGAGAAGGTTGACGAAGATAAGCTTGCCGATTCGGTATTTACCATAGAAGATCTTGGCCAGGTTGGAAACATCACAGATCTCCTTCCTTATATCGAACAAAACAGGATTATTGATAAAGGTCGTATTTCCGAATCTACGTTAAGTAATTTTGGGGAGGATGATACCAATATAGATTCTCTTGTAAATGAGTTAGATGAATCCGATAATACGCCTGGAGCTAACATAGATAGCGCCCAGAATCCAGAGACGTTGATGGTTAGAAGAATATCCAACGATGGCAACGAAAGGTATGAAATTGCGGGTCTTAGAGCCGATAAATTTATATCTTCTATAAAATCATTGGTTCCTATTCAAATAAGCTCTGAAACGAACGCTAATGGTACTAAAAGGTATTCTCTTAACATAGGTGGAGAAACGGCTACTATAATTGAACTGCCTTATCATGCGAGATGGTCTATAGACAAAGAATCGGCTCGTGTTCTTAACCGTTACACAGACGTGTCTATTCAGGACGTGGGTAATTCCTATTCTTTGGTTTATAAGCGTCTTGATTCAGATGAATTGGTTCCGTACAGAACGGGTGTCGGATTCGGAGAGAATGAGGTAGATAAAATAGATCAGGAAGCATTATCTTCTTTGAAAAAAGGAGATAAGGTTAATCTCGAAATAGATGTAAATGATACTTATAATCAGTCTCTTTTTGCCGAATACAATGACGCTGTTCAGTCCGGCGATAAAAAAAGAATAGAATCTGCTGAGAATAAACTGGTGTCCAATATGGTTATCAAGGTCATGAGTGGGAACAGATTCGTTTCTGTTGTAAAAGCTGATACAGGAGGCATAGATGGTATAAGTAAAATAAGAAGAACGGCTTTTAACAAGTGGAAGAAGGACGCCGGCCGGTCGGCTACCATCGGCGTCGGCACGCATGTTGTTGCCCAGACCCTTCCCGGAAGACCGGTGTTTAACATGAAGGTGAACGGTCAAGGATATGGCCAGATAGAAAATCTCCCTATTACCGAAAAAGGTGCTGAAAAAGTATCTGATGTCGGATATGTATTAAATGGCAAAGTCGTGCTTAAGAACGGATCTAAATACACAGGCTTCCCATTTGCTTGTTCTATATTAAATGACAAGGGGAATAATTACAAAAATGTAAGAGTTCCGGTAGTTGTCATCAAAGGTAAAAACGGTCTTAATTATCTTTTCCCGGTTAGTCTACGTTCTGTGGAATCAGAGGAAGGAAAGAAATGGATTTCTTTTATAGATAAGCTGCTTGAATCAGGTGACTCTGAATTGTTACAGATGGGTCAAGATGATATACAAGATCTTAATGCGTATCTAACCAAGTTAGGTCTTGATCCGGCTTCGTATCAAGTATCGTATTTGAATCCTATTTCAGGTCTTAGAAAAGCTCGTGAGGCTATAGAAGAATTATCTACAGTTCCTGATGTTGTTAAGTGGGTAGAAGATGGAAGTAGGAGTGTGAAAGACATTGTGACGTCTGAAGTAGAATCTGGAATAGATTTCGAAGGTGAGATGTTTGTCGCTCCTAAGATCAGGATTCAGTTTGGTAAATCATCTTCCAGACCTAAGTCGCTTATAGAGGATGATCTTCCTTTCTCTGATGAGGGTAAGATCGTTACTTCTAAAGAAGACGTGGATGTTTATGAAGAGGAAATGTCAGAGGAAGGGGCTGTCCGGGGGACTCAGCCGGCGCCATTAGCTCAGCCGGTTCCTGCGGCACAAGCTACGCAGTCCTTACATGGCAAGAAGCGCACCTCCAGAAAAAACTTCTCTCTTATGTTAAACGAAATAGAATCTCATATAGAAAAAGAAGGATTGCCGTCTTATGCTAATATTTTTGATTTTATAGCAAGGAAGATTGTAGGAGGTGATTTGAGGTTTCTTCGTGAGAGAGGTAATCCTAAAAGCCTTAAGGAAGAAATGGGATTAGAACCTAAAGGAACAGTAGGTGATAAAATATCCACTCCTTCCAGTAAAGGTGGTAAGACTTTAGAAGAATATGTTTCTTGGCTTCGTTCTCAAACAGATCAGGTGGTGGTTGATTATGTTGGGCCAAGATATGATGAACAAATTATATCAGAGTTGAAAAACTTTTTGAAATATATTGATTTTGTTCCAAGCAAGGCTTTGAATTATTCTCTTAGAGTCAATGGCATGGATACCCTAAAAGAATATGGCACAAAAGAGGAAGTAGAAAAAATGGAATCTGATATCAATAGTTTGGTTTCTAAAGTTTTTCCTACGGTGGATAATAAAACTGTAGAAGATGTTTCTACTGCAATAAAATCAAACAACTTGCCTGCCATATGGGAGCCTGTGGAAAGCCTTGATATGACAAACGAGGAAAAAATAGAGTTTTTGAATAACGTAGCAGATTTCCTTAGCGGCATACCAGAGTATGATGCTGTCGTGGAGTCTATAGAGTCAGAATCAGATAATATTTTAAATGATGGAAAAGAAGGAAGTGCAGAAGGCGGTGCAGTACGCACTGAGGAAGATGGCGATAAAGAGAGTAATGGAAAAAGAGAAGGACAACCCGGAAGCGATGGAGAGACTAAAGGAGATGTCGAATTACCTGGATTTAAAGAAGGAAGGATAGATAATTACAATGAAAATGGGTATAAGTTCTCTAATCCGGAAGAGGTATTAGGCTGGTTGCTCTCTGAGATGTCCGGTGTCACGGAACTTATAGAAGGTGCAGAGGTTTATGGGGAAGGCAATGATGTTAATATTATCTTGGATCGTATGGAAGCAAGATACGGTATAGACACTATAGCTCATTCCAATACAACTAAAGCCATAAGGAGTTTAAATAAGGTGCGTGGTTATGATGTTGAATATGGATTAACTTTTATGCACGAACCTTATATCCATATATCCAAACCTAAATCAGTATCAAACGAGCAACAGATATCCGAAGAAAGCCCGGTCCAGGTCCATAGAGTAACAGTCCAGTCTTTCTTGTATGGTGGCGACGCAGCTTACGAGGCGGTTCCAGCAAAGGTAGAACAGATACCTGATAAGATCATGGCTCGAAATGGAATCCGATTCGGAATGGGTATGATTGATCTTACTAGGTTAGGATACAAGAAAGCCGGCGGAAATTGGGTATATAAGTTCTATATGAACACTGGTGTGTATGATTTGTATAATATCAGTACCGGTGAAGCGTTTAGGGCAAAACCGGATCTTGGAGTTAAGATAAGTTCCAGTGCATTCATCCGCTCTTTATCTCAATCTGGTAGAAAAATACAAAATATGATGAGTAATATGAGCCAGGAAGAGATAGATAGGAATAAGAATCTCGTAGAAGGTTCTGATAATTCGGATTCGATAAATGAGTTAAATAAGGAGTGTTGAGTATGAGAAGGAGATTTTTTAATGCTGCGGATAATTTCGTGGGAGGATGTTATAATAAGTTATCTAATGAGGATATAAAAAGGCTTGGAGGAAAAAGACCTTATGTATGTCAGTTTAATAAAATTCATATACATATAGGGCCTGTATTAAAAGATCATGATTCCGATGTCAGTGATATAGTGTTTAATAGTGACTGGAATTATGGTGGTTATGAATCTACGGTTTATCATCATAGCAATAATGGTATTTTTATATTAGGTGAAAACAAAATTGGTAATATAGAAGACCATATGCAAGATCTAACATATTGGTACGAATATGATCCGAGTCTTAATGAAAATTATTGTTATTATTATTATGAAGCTGATAATAGTGGAAATGCTATTAAGTTGAATGGTGAGTTTAGTGATGTTAGCACTGTTTTTAACATTCCCAGTTTGAAAGTTACCACTCTTCGTGATGGCAGTTTGAGTTTCCCAGAGATTTATATAGAAGGAGTTTGGGATCCGTCATTGTATAAATCAGTTTTATAATTAACTTTGCAAAAAAGTTAATTATTATGATGCAAAATAATATCAAAAATAATTAATTCTATTTCATAATCCAAATGAAATATGTAAATGCAGACATAAATGGAGCATTAAACATTATGAGAAAAGTAGTCGGTGATTCCTGTGAATCAATTCGTAGGATAATCGATAGAGGGTTATTGTTTAACCCGGTAAGGATTACGAATGTATTTTGCTAAGAAGTACATTTTGAAACTTATAAAGAAATGTAATAGATTTTTATTGAATTTAATATTTTTCATAACATGGGTGTCAAATGTCAGATAGAAAAGAAGGAAAATAAAATAGAACGGGTTGAGGCTCCTAACGGTGAGCCTTCCGTTCTTTACGAAAGTGCCTTAAAATTATTAGGAAACAGCGAGCGAGCTCTTCAAGTATGGGCTAAGGCTTACACTCCTGGTTTTTTGTCGTATTATGGTCATTGGAATAACCCGGCTCCAGGGGAGATATTTAATACCGATCCCAATGGCGAACCTCTTTTAGAAGACGTGCTGTCGTATATGAAGCGTCAGACTTATTTTGCTGATCCTTTAACGGCTCAGGACATTAAGGATGTAAGGGATTTCCTTTTGTCTACTCATTATTTTTTCAATGCGTCTTCATTGTCTAATGCTATCCTCTTCGATTTTTATGTAGATGGCAGTTTGATACTGAATGAGCAGAAATTAAGGAGATCCGGTTTGTATGATGAAACAGAAATAAGTCGTATTTTATCCGATCCTTCTGTTTTAAATGAAGTTTCGACTTCCATGAGAAAGTTAATAGATTGTTCTATTAACGAACATGATAGGGAAAAGGATAATTATTTTATGTCTGTTGACTATCAGTATGGTCCTATTGTTTACAAGAAGGGAGTGTTTAACCAATTTGGTAAAAAAGTACCATATAATCCTTCTGAGCTTTATTATGCTATGCGTAAAACAGTAGCCGGCATAAAAAACTTTTCTGAATTTTCATCTGCTTTTGAATCGTTGAGAAATTCATATCCTGAACTGGTTGAGAAATTCGTTTCTGATAAAGAATTTGCCGAATCTATGTTTGATGAGTTCTCATCTACGAATAAGATTCCGGTAATAAACATAGAAGGGGATGATGTGGTGGAAGGCAAGAGAAGATCTTTGTCTAAGCTACAAGATCTTTCTTATTACAATTCCGGCAAAATAGAGTTCCTAAGAGCTCGTATATCAGCTTATTTACATAGGGCTAATGCCGACACCGAATCCGATTTAAGAAGCATGATATGGGATATAGAAGAGGCTTGTACGTGGTTTGGCATAGATATAATAGGGACATCGGAAACTTATGATGGCACAGAAGAATCTTTGAATAAGATAGATAATTTGATGCTGGATCTTGATATTTATGTGGCCAGGCATAATGATGTAAATTATGCTCCAACGCTGGCATCTTCTATAGATGATGTTCTTGGTGATAGTACAGACTATTATTTTGGATTATTGCCGGAGTATATGGATAATTTGAATATCGTTTATTCTGAATCCGATATAGACCCAGTAGAGGCATTTGAGAAACATTCATTGCTTAAGGTAGGAGATAATCTATATCAAAGGATCAGCAAAGATGATCTTAACGAGATGTATCAAATATCAACAGTATTAGCCAAGCACAACCTAACTCATTTTTCTACTAAAATATATCCTGAATCTTGTTTTAAGAACGGCGTTTTGGATAAAGAGAAAGTACGGAACGTAGATGATAATACGCTCATGGCTTCCATTAAAAAATACGTCAGATCGTTCATGGATTCTCAGAACACAGAGGACATGATAATGACCAGGATGGCGTTTGGGCACCCTGCGGTACTTGACGTTCCTTACGTGGATGTGGATCGGGAGTATAGTCGATACATGAACAAAAAACAAGATAGCGAAAACCCATTATCCTTATTCGATTTATACCAATCTTACCTTGACAACAAACTCCATAAAACAAAATTATATGATAATGCCTATAAGTATCTTGACTTCAAACCTGGTCCATCTTTGGGCCTTATTTCTGATGATCCTGATATTTTGAAATCAATAGAATTATCTTTATCTGGAAAAGACAGGTTGATGTTGTTTGATTATAGCATGACCAGTACCGACCCTTCTTTATCAGAATTGTTTTATTTGGAGAAGTATGACCCTTTGTATGCCGGGAATGATTTTGAACACTATTTTTACACCAGGCACCCGTATTTGTTAAAAGAAAAATCGGGCCCTAATATCGTAGAGCAAGATGGTGTTATAACAGCCGAAGGTATTTATGATAATTTTATAAGAGTAGGTAATAAGATATGGTCTAAAGTAAGCGAGAGTAGTTCCGGCTCTATCTACCAAAATCTGACAGGAACCGAATCGGAGGTGAAATACGATTCTACTCAGAAGGCTAAGACGGTAGAAACTGATTACGCTCCATACCAAAACAGATCTGGCTTGACGCAAGACATGACCGTAAGCAAGTTTGAATTGGATGATCTTAACAAATTGGAATGCAGGTAATTTTTGTATATATATAGTTTTTTCATAGTTATAATTTGGGAAGTGAGGCTTGTGAAAGTCTCACTTTTCTTATATATGCACGTATATCAATAACATACAAGAAAAGTTAGATTTTCATTGTTTATGAATTATTTTTATTAAGTTTGCAATATTAGTTTCAGGAAGGGATTATGGAAATAAGGAAAAAGTAAGAACCGAACGTAACTAATAACAGTAGGAAATGAGAATCAGTACCATCAAACGTAACAACAGCATTCATCTTATGTATAAAAACATTATGAATGATTTAGGTCAATTAAGAACTGTAGTTTCAAAATCCTATATTTATAATCTGATACAAAATCAAACCGGATTAAGTATCAGAACTATATCCCATGTCTTGAATCACACAAAAGAACAGGATACAGATTCTTTGTGAAAGGCATACTTTTCCCTACATTTGTGTGTTCTTTAGTTTTTAGATTTAAGTTTTTCATGGTATTAGTTTAGATTAGTGTAGATCAGGGCTCGCAGTGATGCGGGCCCTGGTTTGATTTAAAAAGTATTAAAATATTTGCTATTTAAAATCCTGTTCCTATCTTTGCTCCAGAAACAATGAACAACGAGATCCCACCTCTGGTTGTTTGATGTTGAAAGATATTTTTGGCTCATTAGGGTTTGTCATAGTGGGATCTGACATTCTCTTTTGGGCCTATTTTTTTTATAATGCAAAATAACATTAAAAATAATTGATTCTATTCTGTAATACAAATGTAATTCGTATCTTAGATATATGATTCATAGACAATATTTATAGTATTAAAAATAATGAGGTTAGTCTATAAGTTCAACATAGGTCAAAGTGAAAATATATCATCTTTGTGCAAGATTAGCAACAACTTGTACAATCAGGCATTGTATATTTTCAGAGAAACACTTTCTAAAGAAGATAAGTGGTTATCCTATTTTGAACTTGATGATATCATGAAGAATACCAAGAACTTAGATGGAGACATTAATTACAGATTACTAAAGGCGCAATGTTCTCAACAAGTTCTTCGTATTCTTGATAAAAATATTAAAAGTTATTACAAATCAGTAGGAAAACTCATAAATGCAGACATAAATGGAGCATTAAACATTATGAGAAAAGTAGTCGGTGATTCCTGCGAATCAGTTTGTAGGATAATCGATAGAGGGTTATTGTTTAACCCGGTAAGGATTATGAATGTGTTTTGTTAAGAAAGTGCATTCTGAAACTTATAAAGAAAAGAAATTATTTTTATTAAATTGAATACTTTTCAGAACATGATTACCAAGCAGGATATACAAGCAGCAGCATCGTATGTTTTCCGAAGCAGTTTTGTCTCGGAGGACCAGACAAGGAAAACAATGGTAAAAGCCGGGAATAGCGCTACCAGAAAGATTATTATGACTTTCAGAGGCAAATTGTTTAAGAAGGCTTTTGATAGGGCAAGTAGAGGAAAGGATATCAACTCTTTTGAAAAACAAGAGAAAGTGGATGGTCTTAACTTTCTCTATAACCCAAATAATGACCGCATGAGAAACGGTCATATTATAATAGACGGAACTGGTCTATTTAAACAAATAATAAAGTCGGGTACGTAAGTTATCCGACTTTTTTTTATATTTGTGGCATGGCAAGAGGTTATTATTGGATACCGCAGACAGATGAAACGTTAAATGGCAGAAGCTATTACGTGGCTAAGATAGTAGGGGATATCACGTTTGATACTAAACGAAAAAGAATCGTATTTCAAGCTGATAGGTATTTCCCTGTAGGGTCTGTTTTCCATTTTACGCACAATTGCTTCAATTATATCATAACTTGCCGACTTCGCAAGCCGGGGCTTTGGTTTGAAGCCAGGAGAGAAGATTCGGGCCCTATTTGCCCTGAAGATATTGAGCGCTTTGAATCGGGAAGGTTTATACACCGAGATGGGTACATGCATTACATATAAGCCGAACTTGACAATTGGCGTCAAGTTATAATTATTTTTTTTTCATATTATTTTTAAGCCATCAGACTGAGAAGTTAGATGGCTTTATTTTTTATGATATGCTTGATTTTTAACTACCTTTGTCTTATAACAAAAATGTTTTACTATGACATCAACGTGTATTATTAAAAGAGATAATAAAAAGAAAGTTGTTTCTGTCTCTACCAGATCAGGGGACAGGTCTATGTTGTTTGATAAAATAGCATCTATTCCTCTTATGGAGAATAGGGAACGGGCTACTACTGTTTTTAAAACCGTATTTTCTAATAAGTTCTTAAAGGCTTTTGGCGACTGGAGAAAGAGAGTGCCTATCAACAAACCGGCTTATAATAAGGTAAAATCCGACATCGATCTTATTCCGGAAGCCTATAGAGAAAGGGTGCTGGATAAGGCTTCTAAGATGAGTAACCCTGTTCTTGTGTCAAAATCAGATGCACCTTATGAAATCCAAGAATCGGGCTTTGGATTCTACAGCCAAAATCTGGGTAATAATATTATGTTGGTGGATGCTATGGTCCCGTCAAGTATTTCCGTACCGGAAGGACCGGGAATAGACGCCGGGCAGTATCTACAAGATGCTATATCTTCGGACTTTACTCCCGTATCTATGGTACAGGATAAGGGTGTTAATTATATGGTCATAAAAGACGGTCTTAAGATATTTAGCCCAGAAGAGCTACCAGAGGCAGATTCTAATCCTGTGGGTGTAACGTATCAGACTGGAGAGCCTCGTTTGTTTTTCATGAACGATCGTAATCAATTATTTGAAGATTACGGAGAAGCTCTTCGCTCTGGAGGGAATGATATTAGAATAGGATTCTTATCAGGCATCGTTCAAGAATCTACCGTGGATGGAGTGGCAGACATTACTTACAAGGCTGGAAAGTATGTTCTTAATAATCCCAAGTCTTTTATACCGGTCATGACCGCTTCCGCTTCTACTTCTTTATCAACAAAAGGCGGTATAATTAACTACCTTATAAAGAAAGGTCTTTTGTCCGGATCCAAGATATTCGATCCGGAAACAAGAAGCTATTATATTACAGGAGAAGGACATACAGGACAAATTAGACTTTTCAATTCAGCATTATCCTACACTGAGCTCCGTAATCATTTTGGTTCTGATGTTTCCATGAATGATCAAGGCATGATAACCATAAATTCATTGGATAATAGTAAGGTAACTATGAGACTCGCCACCGGAGGAACGGAAAGGGTTAGCAGGGGGCAGATAAAGAACGATCTCAAGTCAGGAAGATACAATGAATTGGACGCCAAGTACGATCATTTTGATGCGCTTGTAGTTTCATTCATATTAGAAGACAACGATCTTTATGCTGATACTAAAGCTAAGATCGTATCGGATTATAGCCAAGAGGAACGTAATCAACGAAATTCTATTGTTGAGATACTGAAAACGCTGGGCGTTAGTGTCGTTGGCATGACCGATTATATAGAGAAGTACCAAACTAAATACGGACACGAACCTTCTGCTAAAGCATTGGCGGATATTGCCAATAACGTAATAGCAGTCGGTGAAGATGCTACTTTGTCTGACTTAGTAGAAGAAACAGCACACTTTCTCGTAGAGGCGTACAGAGATCAGAATGCTGTTGAATCTGTTTTGCAAGATGTAGAAGGCACTGAAGAATGGAATCAGTATGCAGGTCAGTATTATAATACATACGGTAAGGTATATGAAGGCTCTGAACTTGATAATGCTGTTAGGAGAGAAATTCTTGGAAAGATCCTCGCCAGGGAGATACAGACCGGCACAGCACAGGCGCCGGTAGAGCCCACCTCCTTCCTGGGGCGCGTCCGGCAGCTTCTCTCTGGAATTGTAAACTGGCTTAAATCAGCTTTATCAACCCAAAGACAGGATTTGAATAACGTTATTAAAAATATTCGTGATCTTGCTATTACCGACATAGATAAAGGATTTGATACTTCTCTTTTGAAGGATAATGACTTTACATTATACTCCCTTTCTTCTATGAACAAGAACAAGTTTCTTGAGTCTAAGATCCGGGCATTGAGAAAAACGTTAAGAGACTTACGTCAGATAAGCTCTGATAGGGCTGTAACTACGTCTATGACCCTTGCCCAGCTTAAGACCATAGAAGATAAGATAAATAAGGTAGAGACCGAAATAGACAAGAATGAGATGGCGGCCGCCATGAACAGCATGATCTCCACAGCCGAAGCTCAGGTTAGATACTTAAGCAACGTAGTAAATACTATCCTTCATGGTGATACCAAAGACGGTAAGCTTCATTTCAATACCAATGATCGAAAGAACGTAGATATTATCAACAACCAGGTTCTTCCGGTCATGAACGATCTTCGAGGATATATCCGTAACAGAAGTACCGAATTTGATGAGCGTGAAAAGCAGGATTATACAAATAGGATCAATACCGTCATTGCCGACATCAACGGTATTCAGTCTGATATTAAATCAGTACAAGATCTTGATGAAAGTACGTTGCTTGATAAGTTAATGAACGAACTTCATGTGCCGGCAGATAAGGTAAAGAGAGTAAAAGAGTTCTTTGATAAGGTTCAACACGATGTTTCTTGGATAAGTAGGTGGTTTGGTATATTAGAACATTCCTCCAGCCCGTTCAATAACGCTCTTGGAGCTATGATTGCCAAAGACAATTACAATGCGATGGTGAATGCCCAGCCCGCCATATCCGACTTCCTGGCATATGCGAAAAAGCATGGTTTCAATAAATCTGAATTTGAAAAACTGCTTCAGAAAGTAGACGGCAAAACTTCTAATTACCTTCGTAGTGCTCTTGATATGGCTAAATACGATCGTAATAAGAAGCTGGCGCAGATGCGAGCGTTTGCGACCGCCATGAACATAGAGATATCAGAAGAAGAAATCAATGATGTGGTTGACAATAACCGTAATTACGTATTTAAAAGAGAAGTAGTTGACAAGGACGGAAATACGGTTACTGAGAACGCTAAATTTAAACCGTCGTCCGATAGGGTTAATACCGATATTTTTACTATCGAACAGGAAAAAATCTATACGGAACAGATGGAAAAATGGGATGCTGAAAATTCGGAACTGGAATTTAGCGAAAGTTATGCCACAAGAATGGAATCCATATACAAAAAGGCTGAAGAAGAATTAGGGCATCCGGTTTCTCAAACAACCAAAGAATACCTTAATGCTCTTTCTCGGCAGAAGCGGATATTGAGGCAGCCTTTTATTGATAGCAATGGTAATTTTGATGAGGTTGCTTACTATAAGAGTAGTAACTACGAAGAAGAAGGACTGCTTCGTAAACAACGCAAGGAAGCAGCTTCAGAATACATATATGTAGGAACCAGGAGAGTGGAAAAAACTGGCGACCAACTTAAGATGGCCAAAGAAATACAAGCCATAAATGAAGTTTGGAGAAAAGAATCAAATAATGCCACTAATGCCGTATCAGAATCGTTTTTGCAAAAATTAAGAACGATTCAGAACGAGTCAGGAGGAGAAGCTGCGTTGAAGACACTTATGTTGGGAGGTCACCTGTCATTTAATGATCGGTTTTGGAATGACGTAGAATCGGAACAGTCGGCGCGTACCGAATCAAATAACAAGGCTTCGTATATCAAAATGGCGCATGATATCATTAGTTCTACGACAAGTGATAGAGATGCGACTGACGTGGATTCTATTGTGAAAGATATAGAAAAAAATAAGGCCATTATCAAGGAAATAATCGGAAACAACCGAGATGTGGCTGATATCGGAGAGATTAACGAAGCGACATTTACCTCATCTGAAAGAGATGCTTTTAGGGCCGCATCTGAAGCTATTGAAGCCGATTACGCTATCTTAATAGATTATGCTAAGATGGTGGGTCTTGAAGATATTGATAAGTACCTTACTAAAAGCAGTAAGGCCGAAAACGAAGTAAATCAGTCTTATTTAAATGCTCTTGCTGACTCCAAGGAAGTGGAATGGAAGTTCGTACAACGTCATACTACGGCGAAGAAAGCAAAAAGGATTCAGGCTTTAAGGGATAAGCTGTTTAAGGCTGCTGATAACCGATATCTGTTTACCGTATCTGAAACCAACTACCTGTCAGAAAAGCTTGGTATAAGCAAAGAATTAGACGGTAGAGATTTCAGGAATGCTGTTAATACTAAGATGGCCAGCTTATTTTTAAATAATACAAGAGAAGAGGGTATAGAAGCTGACATAAAAGCGGGCATAGAAGAAGCTAATGCTATTGTTAATGAATTTGCCAGGAGCCAGGTCTTTTCGTACTATAAACGCATGGCGCCTACCGGATATGCGGCTATGATCGACAAAATTGGTCGAGGTGAGATAGATGTGGCGCAGATGGTTAAGGACGTACAAAACGGTACATCCACCCAAGATTATGGCATGGACATATCGTACCTGTCTTTCGACCCTGCAAGGGCATGGGTGGCTGAATCTGAAGCCGAAAATAGCGGTCGTAATCCTGATTATGTAAAAGATCATGGGTATGGTCATCGCATGCCTAAGAAAAGCCTGTATCGTGATGAATCGTATCTCAATGACTTTGGTATCAAATATGATGCTGATGGTAATGAGGTCGCTACTAAAAACGTAGAGCAGTGGAATATGATTCAAAAACTCAAGGAAATAAAAAGACAATCCCTTGATCTATACAAAGAGCAGAGCCCGAACCTGTATGCTATTCCACAGATATCCAAACAAGATATAGAACGTATAGAAGGGTTAGGTATCAGCCTTAAAAGTACGGTCAGGAACTTCGTATCCGACTTATGTCTTGACCGCGTAGATGACTCCCTGTATGGTAAAACACGCCAGGGTGAGGTATATGATCCGGAAGATAGGGTTCGGTCCATACCTAAATACTACATATATGAATTAGAGAACCAAGATGACGTATCTCATGATTTTGGTTACTCTTATTCGATGCTTATGATGCAATCATCATTATACAACGAAAAGCAGAAATCTATAGAGCTTGCCCAAGGACTGGAGCAGATGTTACTGAATAAACAATTTGAGGGCGGTAAGAAGGCTGAAGCAACCCAAGCATATCAGATGTTCAGGGACTTCTTCAACGATCATTATTATGGCATTAGGATGAACACCAAAAAACTTACGGTGAACATCGGAGGATATACGGTAGACCTTACAAGAATTATGATGGCTGTTGAAAGATTTATGTCGGTTATGAACTTGGCACTGTCTCCGTTTGTGGCAGCTACCGGCGCCTTAACAGGTCATATCAACCTCATCATGGAATCTGCCGTAGGACAGTATATAAGCAAAGACTCCCTTAAATACGCATCGGCTGAGTTTTCACGCCTTGCGCCATCTTGTATAGCAGAAACCGGAGACATAGATAGAAAAAGTAAATTATATGTCATAGGTGAGAGAATGGGGATATTCAATATCCGAAATCGTATGTATGGTGCCGGATATAATAGAGTGGCCAGGACCTTAATGCGTTCACCTATGTATGCTTTTATGGAAATCCTGAACTACCCTCTTGATCCGCAGGTTATGATTGCCACTATGGATAACGTGCGATACTATAAAGGCCGGTTCTACACGTTCCAGGATTTCAAGATGGAAAAAGAACGCAATAAAGAACAGAGTACTATAAAAAGAGAATGGGATGCATTAAAAGATCGCACTTTATGGAGTATGGTAGATGTCGTGGATGGGAAGGTGGTCGTAAAACCTGGATCGGGTGTTACTGCTGAGGAAGTCGAAACCCAGATGGCTATAACCAGGAATCAAGTCCGTAGCTTGTCGCAGATATGTAACGGATCTTTGAATGAAGAAAACCGAACTGCCGCATCGCGCAACTGGATAGCCAGGTTCATGACCGCCCACCGAGGCTGGCTGGTGCTGGCAGCTCAACGTCTGTGGAAAAGACGTGGCTTCAATTTCCAGACAATGCAAGAAGAGGAAGGGTTGTCAATTACGTTAAAGAATATGATAGCCAAAACATTTAGCCTGGCTTCCGAGTCTGGTATGAAAAACATCATAGATGCCTGGAACGAAAATAAAGACAATATGAATGAGGTAGAAAAAACTAATCTCAAACGCCTCAGTGTCTATGCCGGCACGTTTCTTATCATGCAAGCCGTATCTATGCTTCTTGCCGGATGGCGTGATGATGATGAAAACGAAGAAAGTTGGCTTACTCAATTTGGATCCTATGTCGGATTCAGAACCATAAACGAAATAGCTTCACAGATGCCGTTTATTATGGAGCTTAACGTGGTAGATATCATTAACGATCCGTTTGTTATGGGACGGAAACTTAAGGATCTTACCGATCTTAGGAACTACTCACTTGATAAAGTAACATCCGGTACATACAAAGGAGAGTCTAAGTTATTTAGGCAACTCGCCAAACAGACGTTTATCAAACAATGGTATAATATCAAGACGCCGGAAGACGTAGCGCGCGCCTATAATTGGTGGCAGCAGACGAACAACAAGTCAATGATGTTCTTCATCGGCGCCACTCCTGATTCGGAAGGGGACGATGATGTTAGCTACAAGTAGACGAAGAATATCGGACTTGCATTGTTTTTGTATGATTCCAATATGTTATATTAGCATCGTCAAAGAGTAGATTGTACGTTTTTTGTTCTTACTTGAAAGATTATGTAGGTTTAATTTTTTCTGAAATTGTTTTCTTACCGGTTCTCAGTCAGAGATGATAGGGAACCGGTTTTTTTTATGTTGTCAATTATTGCTATCTTGCAAACAAAAATCATGAGACGAAGATTTCAAATAGGGATGGGGGGTAAATCCCTCGCTTATAATCAATAAAGGCATATACATCCAACATGTAGATGGAGGATTATATACAAAAGAAAATTGGTCTAATAAAGGATATTCCAATAATCTATGCAATGGAATAGCTCTTGTAGATAAAGTGTGTTTTGTTATAGCCACCGAATATATTGGCACATTTCGTTGGGGTAAGGATGGAGAAATAGACAATATATTTGCACAAGATAGTTCTAATATGGGAACTATTAAAAAGGATTATTGGGGGCGTGAAAATCAGAATGCGTATCTTGAATATGATACCAGTAATACAGATTACGCTTTTAATAAAGCTAATAGCTATTTATTTAAAAATGGTCAAAATGGACATGTAGGTGGCGCCGGAGAGTTTTTTTTGATATCATTGTATGCGAATGAAATAAACGAATGCCTTTTAATGGTAGAAGGTACGATAATGAGTAATAGAATGTTTACTGAATTAATTTTATGAAATTATGAGAAGAAGATTTGAAAATATTAAGACAGTTGCCGGCGTCAAGATCCCTGTTTTTGCTTGTTCGATTTCGGCCCCTACAACCGCATGGCGAAATCCTGTACTTATTCTTGGTTGTAGATACCGATCTAATGGAGCAACTATGGCGGCTTCCTATGTTTTAGATGAAATTAATAATAGCAAGGTATGTACGATGGACGGTAATCCTATAAGTTGTACGATATCAAATTTTAGACAATATATCCGGGCTTACTTTAATGAAGGACAGGTAACAGGTGATATTATATTACAGTTTACGATTGGAGACGTTTTTTATTATTTCTTTATTACAGAAGGACCCAATCAAGTACCTCAACTGAAATTAAGTCCAAGTACTCACCTTATTCATTCAATATATGAGATAAGTACAACTAGCGGCTTTGTCCCTATTGATACCTATGCGGCTTTGTCCCTATTGATACCTATGTGGAATTATAATAAAAGATATAAAAATAGTACTAAAATGTATTAGTATAAGATAAGACGGTTATCAATCATATATTACAACAATCCCCAACCGTACACCTATTGTATGGTTGGGGATTGTTACAGTTACCATCTTTTCTTGTAACAAGAGTCCACTACCTTTACCTTTTCTTCTTCTTTCTTACCATAATTAAATTCATACGCATCTTAGAATGAATAAAAAACAGCATAACACGCCATGCCAAACATATCGTATTTTATCCTGTTTTTCCATTTCCCAAAAATGTTTTGATATTGGCACCAATATTCTACCTCCCCATTAGTTAATTTTCTTTCAACTATTCTAAGAGGAATATGAAACAAGTTTCTAAGCATTAACTTCATGACCTTCCCTATCTGTGAAAACTAAACCAATACCTTCTATAATATATCCTACTACAGGAGCTTTGTCAAATTCCTCCTTCGTGGCCCAAGTGGCATTATCAGGCATCAGATCCTTAAAGACTTTTGGAACATAGCCCTGACACCAGGTATTATTAGATACAACAATACCCTTTCCCTCGATGTTAATATACATCTTTCTCCCTCCGCATCCAAGAGCATTCCATCCACCTGGTACGATCGCTGCCATAGGTTTGATAATCCAGCTTACGCCATCGATTCTAACCCATCCTGGATTGTCTTTGTGTACGTTGTATATATTCTGCCAGCAGGCGCACTGAAAGCACCACCCACGTTCTTCCATAATGGTCCTAATGTCCCCTTCTATGAAATCCGAGGCATTCATTGAATGTGTAGAGTTGGGATTGTGCTTGGCACCACACTTAGGCATACGAGTTTTAAATTCATGATACTTCCTCCTTGTTTTTAGATTCTGCCTCTTCAAGTATGCTGATTACCTTGTCAACAATATCCGAATCAGACATTTTCTCAATAAAAACATCCATTGCCTTAGTTATATCATTGGCTTCTTTTTCTTCAAGAGTAATCTCTCCACCAGTAATAGCATCAGATAATGATGTAGATAAGTGTCTTATCTTATCAATGCTCATAAACGTAAATGGATTACCACCTTGACCCCCACCCATTTCTTTCATGATCTGATATCCACCTGAGATAAGTCTGCCTGATGTCGTGGCCAAGGAGGATACGATTAGGGACAGTACCGCCGCTTCCGTCCGCTCCTCGGACACACCCTTCGACCACACGGCTGCCCTTATAGCGCCGGCCAGGTCGTCTATGTATGGCATGAGACAATCTTCCATCGCTTGTGTTATATCAGCTATAACCTCACTACGCTCTTTATTTATGTAGTAGATAGAAGCATTGTACTTCTTTATCTCTTTGTCCATATCATTTAAAAGACGCTTGATATTGTGCTTATACATAGGACTGGTTTTAATTACTTCCTTTAGTTTAAGAATGTAATTATAAGCCTGGTCATTTACGAACAACGTCATGGTTTCAACCGTTGAATGAAGCGTGTTGAGGCTGTTAAGAATCTTATCGAAATTGTTTATCAAATAAGCTTTTCTGGCTTTTGCTGCATAGTTAATCATCGCATTCGAATTTTAGATTTTCAAGTTCATGTATTTGTAACCTAAGAGACTTAATTAAATTCGTTCTCTGTTCCTCTGCATGTTTTAAAGCCTCTTCCTTGCTTTCAAAAGCACAATCCCCTATCTGATAAGGGGTGTAACGACCAGGAGTGTCAGCTAATAAAAGACCACCACAATCTTCTATTCTGGCTTTTACCTTTCTTATTTTCCCATCTTTTAGACACATGTCTGTAACCCATACGAATTTACCATATAATTTATCATACTCTTCTGATCTCTCTTCTTGCAATTCATACCATTTAGGCTTAGGAAATCTTAATGTGAATTTAACCTCAGTATCTTTTTCTAAGACATTAATATCGTATGCTTCCGGCCACAGCTCTTTTATGCTGTCTTCGTCTTCGGCATACGCTACAAGTATGAATGAATCATCGGATTCACCACTACACCAATATGGATATTTTATAGGCCATTTGACTGGACGGTAGTCGTTACCGCAGTCGGATTTTTTAATGTAAAATCTTGCTCTAATCATATCGTTATTAATCTGATAATTTTTCTATTTTAATTAATTTTGATGATAGATACATATTCCATTTCCCTCTGCCTCTGTCACCTTTTTCGTTTTGTTTTTGGATTGTCAAGTACAGATCTCCGTCTTCACATACTTCAACTTTTTTCAAGAAGCCTATCATTTCATCTCCTGCTTCGTGTAAAATACGGATCTTATCTCCTTCTTTTAACCCATAATTGGAATCAAAGTATTCTTTTTTGATTCTATCAATATTGTCTTTATGGTTTTTTATAGCATAAAGCTCTTTTCTTAATAAATAATTTAGTTGTTCTATTGTCATTTCTTTTCCTCCTTGTTTAATGGTATCAACCCTTTTCCATGCTTGTCATACCACAGCATAGCTATACAGTTCCATGCACATTGTGCAAGATGAAAACATCCTGTATCGGAATCCACTCTTTCCCCTTTCATGTATTCCATTAGGTGTCTGGCAGCCGCAGCACGATACCGTTCAAACCCGTTGTCAAGGTTCTGCCATTTATTGGGTCCGTACTTCTTTGCACCAGCATGATAGACTCTTACAATGTCCTCAATCTCTTCCATTGGAAGCAAATCCCATCGTAGTTTGTCGTCTATGATGTCATTCTTCACCGATTTATTTTCTACGGGGTCTTTGGAAAGAATAATATCCATAATATCCGTTTCTATGACGAACGTCTCCCCATTACAACAAACCTCAGCATATTTATCATTTACTTCTATGTCTGATACTGCCTCCGCTATAGCTCCTTTGGCTATTTTAAATTCTGCACTGATTATATCATCTTTCAATATGCGAAAAATAGATCCTTTTGGATAAAGGATATTTTTAGTATTATCATCCATCTTTTCCATTGCTTTATCGTTGTTTTACCTCATTTCTATAGTAATATAATTCATCTTCGTCTTATACCCTATCATTTCTGTTTTTTTCAAAATACTGCCTTACGGCTTCAATCGCCTTATCGTCATCAAAAGCCTCTACAAACCCCTCATAGAATCTATTTCGCTCCATAGAGAACGTATTGCTTCCATCCGGAATGGTTCTGAACACAACTACCTTCTCTCCATCTACGTTCGTTCCTATGATGTTGTTATGGAGAATAATAGAATACCGCCCAGAGTTTTTGTTCTGGACGACACTATGTTCGAGATTGTAGAGTCTAAGTAGTTCTCTTATTTCTTTTACTCCCATGTTATTTTACGTTTTTAGAAGTTACAGCCTCTTCTCCCCATTTCTTTACATATATAGATCTCATCATGTTCATTAAATTAGAGAAAGAAGAGATGGTTCCCATCTCTATGCAGAATGCAAGATTAGACTGTAGGGTTTCAAGTTCTTTCAACTGCTCCTGTGTAGCCCTATTTCTTATCATGCTTTCATGCTCATTAAATACAATCCAATTTAAACCTTTAGCCATCTTGGAGTAATCGGCATCCGGAAATCTTGATATAGCTCTTGACAAGACATTGTATTTATCACCTGCCTCTATTCGGTTTAAGATAAGCTTATCTGTTAACCACGTAACAACCTCAGCATACAACATAGGGTTTAGTTCCATAGCTACAAGCACCCATATATATGGATTACACATAGTTCTCCTATTCTCTCCTCTACCCATTGTCTTATAAGCTCCCATTTTTTTCATCACTTTTATAAGTGACTCTTTTTCAACAGATTGTATAAAACCAGGAAATCCTGATTCTATCTTATATCCTTGTTTTTCAAGGATATAGTAAACACGTTCCGCACTCTCCTTATTAGATAGGATATTCTCTATTCTCTTTTCATTCCACCCCATCTCAACCCTCTTCTTCGTATAGGCTTCCTGAAGGTCTGTTAAGGACATAAACGAAGTTTTAGTGTCTTGTTTAATTATTACGCCAAATAATTCTCGGTCTTTTGATGCCATTGTAACATTTGTTTTCATAAAATATAACACATAAAAAATAATACGATACAAAAAATATGTATCGTATTATATCTATACAAATATATTGTGTTAAATTTTATGATTATATTTTTACGTTATGCGCCTATGGCTGCCTCTAAATTCCCTATAATACCAGTTTCTATGTCATTGATTTTATCATCAATGGTTGAAACCGCATTCTCTAAATCCCCTACAATACTTTCTATATCATCAACAACCGCCTCCATATTAGCTACAGCCTCATCTGATTGATAATATCTTTCTGTATCTTGTAACGACTCCGGCATATTATCTCTTGCTTCCGTCTCTTCGTCTAAAATCATATCAACATCATCCTTGGCTGAATCCAGATTATGCCTAACCTCTGACAGCTTTGATTTGATAAACTCAAGATCTGTTTTATGCTTTTCCAAATTGGAAATAATATCCTCTATTTTCTTACGTCTTTTGCTGTTCATGCTTTTATTCTATTATAATATTCGATAATCTTTTCTTTCCTGTCTCCTGGTTTTACTGCCATATTCTCAGCCAAGAACCTAAAATACGACACTGGTATGTCCTTGAATCTAATTCCTTCATATTTTCCAAACCACATTATTATGCTGTCAAGATCGTCTTCTCTCCTACCATCTCCATTCACAGATTTAAGCGAGGCTGCCCGGCGAAGGATCTCGTCTTTGGTAATAATATCACCCATCCTTATATTGGACAGAAGTTGATCGCCGGCAAACATACACCATCCCTTAGAAGGAAATTGTTCGATCGTTAAATCTTCTATCCGGCCGAAACGCCTCATGTTGTCGCAGCAATCAACTATCAGCGCCTCTTTCTTGTCAGGATGGATGCGGACGGCGCGGCCTAATATTTGGTAATAAGTTGAATATGAGAAAGTTGGGCGACCAAACATCACACAATCAAGTTCAGGAAAATCAAATCCGGTAGCAAGCGTTGAATAATTAAACACGACCTTTAACTTACCTTCTTTGAAATCGGATATGATTTGCTCTCTTTTCTTTTTGGTTGTTAGCGATGTTACGACACCGGTTATGGCTCCCATCCTGGCATTCATGAACTCTGATATTCTATTACATGATTCGATAGAATCCATACAGACCAAAATGGCTTTACGTTCGTTCATAAGTTGAAGAAGGCGCTTGTAGATAGAGTTGTTTAAGCCATTTCTTACAATACTTTCTTTAATAGATTCGTTGGTGTATTCAGCCCCGGTACTGTTTAACATCAGAGCCGATTCATCAAACGACCATCGTTCGTACTTAAGTGGACACCAAAACCCTTGAGAGGTTAGTTCTTGTATTTGAGTTACATGAACTATTTTCTTGAAGAAGTTATGCTCGTCTTTCGTCAGCATATTGAGCTTGCTATAGTTTCCTTCCAGCATGGAACTGTAGGTTCGGAGGCGGCAGGGAGTGGCGGTGAAGCCCAGCACCTTCGCCTCTGGAAACCCGTTCATAAACTCCATAAATTCAGAACCTTCTTCAGGAGAATATCCTGAATGACATTCGTCTATCAATAAGGTATCTATCCCTATATCCTTCAACCTCGCTACATCTTTCTTTATGCTCTTTAATGTTGCATAAGTCATAGCCGACAGCTCCTTTATACCACATGAAGCAGAATATATAGTAGGTTCAGAACCGAATGATACGGCCTTCGCATAATTCTGCTCCAGAATCTCTTTTGAGGGCTGTAATACTAATGTCGGTCTATTTATTTCATGTGCTATCTTGGATATCAGAAGGCTCTTTCCACATCCGCATGGGGCTACGATTATGCCAGGCTTCTTAGATCTTCCTGTAAGAAACTTAAGCCCGGCATCTACTGCCTCTTTTTGGTAAGGTCTAAGTTCAAAGCCCATCACAATCTATTATATTATTTTTTGAAAGTTCTATTATCGCCTCTTTCAACATCTCCCTTGCTTTATCTTCGTTATCTTCAAGCAAGCATACACTGCACGATATGCCCATACGATCTCCATAAGCCTCGGCATTACCTAATGTGAATGCGCAGCAGTAATCATAATCCATGTTTTTTGCTACGGTAATAAACTGATTATCTTCTATCAGTACAGCATATTCAGCATTGGTTTCACACATGATAATGGCTTTATCTTTTTTTATAGACAATACCTTGTTTCTGAAAAGTCCGTTATAAATCCATAGTTCCTTTCCTGCATTTTTATAAAACGCAGCCATATCTTCCTTGATTGTAACTTCTTTTTTCATGACTTACTTGTGTTTAACATCAGTAATTAAAACATATATTTTAACAATATCTTCAAGACTCACAGAAGAACGTATATATAGTTTTTCTTCGTACTCATATAGAGCGTACCCTTCTTTTATGTCTAATATCTTAATCACATGCTTGCCTCTTTCAAATGGATCCTTAAAGTAGCTCTTATGTTCGTATCTTTGACCGACTTTGATTTTGTCAGTTTTCTTCTTCATCTTATAACGATCTACTGCTCTACCTGTTTTTATGAAAGCTGTCGTGAGTAAGTATAATAAAACTAAACACAAAAGGATCGCTACTCCACATATTAGATCTTCTTTCATTGGACTCCTTTTAAATAGTTGAACCATATATCCTCCATCTTCTCCTGAAGCTCAAACGCTTTCTTGAAATTCCCGCATCGTACAGCAACGTCTCTCATGTATGTCAAGTTTATAACTTCCGGATCTTGCCGGTATTTTGTTCTTAACTTTTGAACATCCTCGTATTTCATCGTTTTATCTTTTTAGACGGATCCCAATCTGAAGAGAAAGGGCATTCGTTTTTGTTATGTAATCCAAAGTCACAATAATAACACAGTGCTGACGGGCAGGGTAGCTTGTTTTGCGGAACAGGCTGACTTAGGGTGGCGCGCCGCTTGCTATACCTGGCTCCTTCTGCTCCCTGGATGTACGCTTGAAATGTTTTTACACTATTATCTTCAAAATCATACATTTTGGATAAAGTGTCATTTAGCATCTCTATAGATTTTGTTTTACGTTCCTCATCTACCTTAACCTTTTGGTACTGCCTGGTTCTGGTAAAGAAATAGATGTTCATATCTGGCAAAACTCCACCATATTTTCTATAGATGTAAAATGAATATATAGGATGCTGTAAATTCGTTTCCAATTTCTTAGAATCAAAAACCTTATTTCCTGATTTCCAATCTATGACATAATGGTGAACTACGTTCTTGCTTTTTATAGCCAGATGAAGGTCTACCGATCCTACTATGTACACATGTGTATGAACGTCACCATTTATATCAACAGGCTTAGGAAGACGATACGGCAGCACAAAATCTTCTTCGACTCCAACTATAGCGCCGTGTCTGATAAGTTTTTCACAGGGATTAAGATCACTATCAGCTATCATAAACCTATTGCCGTCTTTTTTGAACAGATCCACAATCCAAGCAAGAAGTTCCCCAGATTGCTTCATGGCCATCATCATATTTTCCGGTGATAGCCAAGGTATGTCTTCTTGGTAAGCATAGTAACTTATTGCTTCTCCAAGGTCTTTACCAGAAGGCTGTCTTCCGTTCTTAAAGAAGTATTCCAGTGTCTTATGGATAACCGTACCATAAGACGTAGCTTCTTGTTTTTCTGTAGACCTTTTGCCCTCTACGTAAGTCTTATACCATTTCATTGGACAGGTAAGAAACGTATCTATCTGGGAATAAGATATGGCAAGACGTTTCACACCATTAAACTCCTTATATAGCAAATGCGTTTCCGGGACCATCATAAGTCATTGTCTTTAAATCCTTCCGGGTAATATACGACATACTTCTTACCGTCTTCTGGTGTCATGGCAAACTGCATGTAGTTATTACGATTACGATGCTTGCCATCTAATCCTCGCTTCCAATACAGGATGCCGTCTATATCCACATAAGACCGTCCGCGTTCGGCTCTAACTACGTCCGTGTGTAGCAGATACCCGTCGGAAGACACAATCCATACTTTATCCCCTTTGTTTAAATAAGATATTCTTTTTCTTACAACAACCTTTTTCTTATTATCCAATACAAATTCCTCATCAGTCATACTCTTCATCCTCCTCTTCTTCTGTTTCAAAATCAATTCCATATCTCATATTCTATTAAATATATTTAAAGCTATTCATATGTTTTAATACATC